GACTTTCCTCTAAAACCAAAATAATTATGAGTATTAGCTTTCTTAGTACCGTAAGCTGATTCATGCATTGCAACCGCCATAGCAAATAATGCATTCACTTCATGTTCATTTTCCATTTGAAAAAATGATTCACCAGTATTTGCTAATCCTGTACCTTCAAGCATTTTATTTAATTGTTTTATTGAATATCCACTTTTAGAATGAGGATTATAGTTAATCGTATTAGGAATGTTATCAACATTGTTAATATCATCTAACTGTAATTTTAATTGTTCTATTTCAGCTTTTAATTGTTGTATTTGAGTTTCATATTCTGCATTTTGTGTTTTTAAGTCGTTTATAATATCGTTTTGTTCATTATAAACAAGTCTTGTATTAAAAAAATATGAATTACGTAAAGGTAATTGTAAATCATCAATCAATCTATATCTAAACGGCATAATATCTACCGATTGAGATTGTGAAGCGCTGCATACCATAGATGAATTTATAGTCCAAATTAAAATAATCATAACACACATTAATATTTTTATAATTTTACTTCTTAATAATTTCATTTACTTTAACTCCTTACTTAGTTAATTATGTTGATTGCTAACATAAGGATAATTTCAATTAATTTTAATTAATTATTCAATTATTGCCAATATCTCAGATTGTTTAACTATCCTATAATTTTCGTTTTCAATGTTTATTTCACTGCCTATCCATTCAGGCACTATAACCTTATCTCCAGGTTTTACTACAATTTTAACATCAACATCATTTATTATTCCACCAGGTCCAACTTCTATAACCTCGTGTATATATTTATTAATATCATTTTTTGCGTTGTTTGTTAATATGATAGATGTTTTTTGTATTTCTTCGAATTTACATTTCTTAATAATTACTCTATCTAATGTAGGATTAATATTCATAAGTGTTACACTCTCCAAATCATGTTATTTATTTCAGTATAAATAAATTACCTAATAATCATGTAAAAATTTCATTATATCACCTCCAAATTAAATACTATTTATATTTTATAGGTTTAATAAAAAATTTGAATTCATTATTTAAAATTTAATTATAATGAATTCAAATTTTTAACATTATTTTAAATATTAGATTATACGCATTCTGAATCCCACGGACATGCTGCGCACTCTTCATTATATTTATTATCACCATAACATGGTGGTCTTTCACCTAAAGGTTTAGATGTACTAACTGCATCAATATTACTTAAATCTTCAGTCACACTTAAATTTATCTGCTCAGGTGTTACAGTAGACGCTAATAAATCAACTGAAGATGAAGTATTCACCGTTTGTTGAGGTTGATTTTGTACTGGATTAGGTACACTCATAGGAGCAGCTTGCATATGTGCTTTTGTTACATCAACATTTCCAAAATATTGATTATTTATTGCTTCTACTATAGTTTTTTGAATTTTTACATATTCATCTGTAGGTTTTGATGCAAACTTTACTTCTCTTAAATCTGGCATTTTAGACATAAATTCATTAAATGCACTTTCATCCGGTTCTCCTGATTCAGTTACACATAATGTAGAACTTGTACCTTTTGGATAAAAAGTATATTCTGGAAAACCATTAGCTTGTGTACCAACTTTAAGAGTAATATTTCTTGTTGTATTATTAACAAATAAGGTTTCAATTTCATCTTGAAATTCAACAATGAGTTTACTTAATTCATTTATAACTGATTTTGGAAACATGAATAATACTATATCTCCTGATTTAGGAGTATTATTTCCATCTCCAAAATAATTATCAGGAGAATAACCAATCAATTTAGCAAACATTATTCCTCTTTTCTTAAAGCCATATGTTCTAAATACGTTTTTGTCATCTAATGTATTTTGAACATTTTCTATTGCATTACATATAGGACAATCCATACCATACATATGACGAAAACAAGGAACTGATATTTTTTTATTATCAGCTTTATAATCATGAAATGTTAATTCTCGGTATAATAAACCTGATGGTTCATTACCAATAAATTTAAGTTCCAATCTACCATTTGCATATGGATATAATGTTTTATATCCTAATCCTCCGCCGCTAGATGTATTAGATGCATCTGCTTGTTTTTGCATTTCTTTTGCTACAAGGTCTGTAAAATTAAATGCCATTTTAAATTCCTCCATTTGTTTTATAATTTTTATATTAATTAAAATTAATACCTATATTATTAATAATCAAAATACGATAAAATATTATTTAGTGTACTATTTATAAATGGTAATTTCTTATATTCACAATATTCTTTAAATTCTTTTTCACCCATATCTGCAGGATCTCTATCTTCAGGAAGTTTTATATTATATATGTTACTTTGAGTATATTTATTTAATGCATTCATTAATTTCATATTTCCTAATTGTCCTGTTTCGTCTCCATCTAAACAACAATATATTTCTTCAAATTCATAATCACTTATTAATTTTATTTGTCTATCAGATATACTTGAACCAAAAATACTTATTACATCTTTTCCAGCTAAAATTGCACTAAATACACCTTCTACAATATAAATTCTTTTTTGTTTTTTATTTTGATTATGCAAATTAAATACTATATTACTTTTATCTACATCTTCAGGATTTAAATATTTAGGTTCCATATTTAAATAGCTACGTCCTTGATAAAAATCAGTCCATTTTGAAATTATCATGTTAGGAACAACTATTCTACCAAAATATTCATTTATTCCATTCATTATATTATAATACATTATATGTTCGTCTGTTATTTTTCTATTTTGTAAATATTCATATCCTACGCTATCTTTTTTTAATTCCATCACATTATTAAGTTCTAATAATTTATTACTATCTAAATGTTCTTCATTATTTTCTTCTATAAAATAATCGGTAATTAAAGGAATTATTTTTTCTGAATTACTAAGTTTATGTTTTACAATTATTCCACTTGTATTACATTTAAAACAATGATATATAGTAGTTTTAACATCTACTACAAACTTATGAGATTTATCAGATTTTCCTCTAACTGATTCACAAAATGGACAATTATAATCTAAATTCCCTTTTGCGTTAATTCTGTAATCATTTCCAAATTTATTTATAATTTTATCTATATTTATTTTTTCAATTTCACTGTAATTAAAATATGACTTCATAACTATTCTCTTTATCTTATATTATTTCTTTATTATTATAATAGTGTTTTTATTTGTTTTTTATTTTATATCTTCCCATTCTTTAAATTTTTCTTCTAATTGTACTATAGTACAATTTTTTATCATGTCATCTGAATTATTAATTCCTAATACTTTTTTATATTTTACCATTCTTTCTCTGAATTGTTTATTTAACATATTATCTTCTAAATCATTAAAATCTACAATATATGCATATTTACCAGTTTTTGATCTTCTAAGAGCTCTACCTACAGATTGAAGAGTAGTACGATCGCTTTTACCTCCTTGAGCTAATATACATACGTCTACTTTACTCAAGTCCAATCCTTCTTGTATACAACTACTACCTATGATTATTTTAACTTTATCTTTATCAAATAATTTTAATGCACTATTAAAGTCTTTTTCAATTTTACCATTTCTTTTATTTACTTTTTCATATGTTTGTCCACCAAAACAAGTTCTAGCTATATCTCCATATCCTAAATTATATATTTCTTGTAAAATATTTCTGCCCCAATCAAGTATATTCATTAAAATTATAACTTTACGATTATATTTTGCAAATGTAACAGCAGCCTCTGCTATTAATTTTGTTCTTTTTTCAGATTGTAATCTAATCTTTCGAACATTATGCCATGTATAATCTATTTTTTCTTCATCAATAATTTCATTTGCATCATTGTGAATAACACATAATTTAGGATATGCAAGCTGATTATTTTCTATTAATTCATCGCCGTCTACTTTCATTATTATAGGTCCGCAATTACCTATTCTTTTTAATTCTTCATAATTAAAGTCATCTATGCACTTACCATCTACGTGATAATGCGAAATGAATGTAGCAGACAGTCCTATAGAATATATTAAATTACCCATATGATAAGTAGGTAATGACCAAGTAGTACTACCGCCATGATGAGATTCATCTATAAATTGAACTTCAACTTTATCTAATACATGTTTACTATTTTTTAAATCATTACATAAACTCATAGGATGAGCTAAATTTACTTTATTGGACATTATCATTCTTGTCTCTCTATAATCATTAACAGGAATTTTATATTTTTTAAATCTACGTTTTATACCATTTAATAACTCTATAGTAGGTTCTAAAACTAAAGTAGTTGGATATTTTTCATTCTTTGATTTCATTATTTGCAAAGTTGCACACATTATCTCTGTTTTACCGAATCCAGTAGCGGCTTGTATAATTCCTCGTTTGTATTGAAAAATTCTCTTAATTGCTTCTATTTGATTATCATACAATGATATTCCTGGTAAAATGTTTCTATAATTTTCAATATTATCTATTATGTCTACAACATCATATAATGCATGTTGTTTATTTGTGCAATTTTCAACATCACTATTTATAAATAAATATTTCACATATTTTAATAAACCGAATGGAACATACATCCAATTATCTTTTACTTCATATAATTGTTTACTAACTGTAATACTTGAATGTTTTTGTGTTAATCTCTTTAAATCTCTGTCATATACTTTCTTAACTTGTAATTCTTTTTCAACAATTGTCAATAAATCTTTCATATCATAATAACTTGGATCATCTTCACTTATCATGATCCAATTATTTTTATTTATTTTTACACTCATTATATATCACATCATTTCAATTACAAATTATACTGCATCTTTTATATTATGTCTTGTTAACGCCAATGCTTCAAATATTATATTTGTATTAATTGTTTTTATTTCATATCTGTTTAATAACGCTAATACATCATTTACATTTTTATTTTTGTATACTTTTCTTATAGCCTCATATATTGCATTTTCATTTATTTCAAAATCTTGTATTCTATTTAAATCTATCAATTCCATATTGATTAGAAACTGATTTTCATTAAAATTCATATATGCTTTCTTAAATTTAAGATTATTGTTTTTACAAAATTCTTTTAACTTATTTTCATCACTTATTATATTTACACAATCATGTTTTTTCAATAAATCATATAATTCAAAAAATTCTTTTGCTGTTTTTTCTCCCACCCTAAAACATGCTCCAGGTATATTATCAGAATCATCTCCACATAAAGCTTTAGTTCTAATAAAATCATGAATAGTACTAAAATTATGTTCATGTAAAAAACTATGTAATTCAACGCTTGTATTTTTCATAGGTTGCCTTACTTTACAATTTTCACTCAATAACTGAAGCAAATCTCTATCATCGGTAATGACTTTTGATTTTTCACAATGTTTAGATAACCAATACATTAAATCATCACCTTCAGTTTTTTTAAACAATAATGAAGGTATACCGAACAAATTTAATATTTCAATTAATTTTTTTCTTTGTAATTTATAATTATATACATAATCTTCATCTAATTCATCATCTGTCATTTGATAAAATGGTTTTATTGAAGGATCGTTTAATTTATCTTTATGTTGTTTATAATTATCATAAGCACTTAATCTTCTATCGGATAATCCATCATCCCAACACACTATAGGAAAGTAATTCTCATTTAATCTAATCTCTTTTTGAAACATATTAAGAAAAGAATAAATACCACCTGTTCTTTCTAATTTTGAATTTCTAAGATCAAATAAATGTTGTTGTTTTAATCCTCTATGAAGCATGTATGAACCATCAAAAATCAATAATCTTTTTAATTGCATTAATTACTCTCCTTTAATGAATAAATTTACTAACATTCATGTTATTTAACATATATATTAGTTCTTCATTTTTTAATAGTTTATTATCCAAAATTTCATTTTTAGATTTATTACTTAAAATATCAAAATCATGCATTATTTCACTTAATATGTCTCTATAATTTCTATCATCATAATATTCAAAATAATATATATCTTCTTTTCCTTTTTTATATATTTCATTCATAGTTGTAATATATTTTTCATTATCTGTTATAAAATTTTCTTTATAACAATGCAAACTACCGAATAGATGCGTATAAGTTCCCATTTCAACATTCAATTCTTTTGCCATCATCATTTGCCAAATAATAAATTGTGTCATATCATTAGGTAATCCGAACCAAATATCACAACTTCTCATATACACAATACAATTTAATTTATTATCTCTAAGTAAAAATTGTATTGATGATGTACAAGGAGTATCATCATCTTGTCTATGCTTCATTATAGGTATTTGCCAAATAGCTTGTCTAGAATATGGGTCTCTTTTTAATAATTCAACTGTTGCATCAAAAACTGTTAATTCTGGATTTTTATTATCTTTTTGAACAAATATATAATGTCCATAATTAGAATTAACAAGACCTTTTTCATCACCATCTTTATTAACTAAATCGTTCCAAATATTTGCAGGTGCATCTTTCACATCTCTACTTCCATTTAAATACCACATGCATTCTTTTGCAAGATAAATAGGACTTAACTTTCTAATAGGTGACCACATTAAACAATTTTGTGGTTCCAATATTCTAAACCCAATACCTACACTTTCATTAGTAACTCTACCACGAGCACATGAATTATAGAAATTATCAATAGAATGATCAACGTCGGTGTGTCCTAATTCATCATATAATACACTCCAAGCTTCTACTGCAGTTTTAAAATTATACATAATTTTTATTTCTCCTTTATATCATATATAAATATATAATAATTATTTGTAATTCATTTTATTTTTATCCTGTAAAACGCTTTTATCAAATCTTAATACTTCTGATATGCAAATTGCATCTGCTAAATCTGCATTCAATTCATATATTATTTCTTTTTTTCTTGGCTTTATAATTTTATCAATAAGATCTACATGTTTATATTTATGTCTAACATATCTTAATGCATCATTTTTGTCACATTTAGCAGAACCTAAAACTTTTGCTTTCCAACTTCTTACATCTACTTGATAAATATCAAATAAATCACTAAATTCATTAATAATAGTTGTTTGCACTTTATTTAATGATAATATGGTGGGCAATTGAATTTTTCCATAACTAAATAATCTTATAGATTCAAATATTAAAATGTCCACACCATATTTATCATTAAAACAAGTAATAATCTCAAGCATCTTTTTTCTATGTTCCAAATTGTTTTTTACATTACTTGGATGAATACTTTTATAATCAATAAGTGTTTTAGCTTCATTATCATATAATGCAAATCCCATACGAGTACTACCACCTATGTCAACAGCTAAAACTTTATTATATTCTTTTTCTTTTTTTCGTCTCATTACTTATTTATTCAATAACTCCCTATTTATTTTTTTCTTAAAATTATCTGACGGAATAAATTTCAATTTAACATTCTTAATAACTTCACCTGACTTAGTGCCTTGATGCTTTATTTCTGAAGTTATATAACCAATATCTCCAATCCATAATTCTTTTCTATTGAGTAATGCATCTTCTACTTCTCTAGCAAATTCTTTTTTATACTTGTCATATAATGCATTATCAATAAACTTTTCATCATTAATAACGTCTTTTAATTTTTCATATAAAATTCCTTGAATAATTGTTGTATCTTGCATAATCTATTAATCTCCTTTTTAATATTATAATTATATTTTAATTGTATCACACATACAAATAATTATAGTATGTGTTTAGTAGAATAGTGAGAATTTTTATCATCGATAATATTTCTAATATCTTGTTCTGTTATTTTTTCAATACCCAATTCATCTGCTTTTACATTTTTACTTGATCCACTATTAGGATTATCAGTTACTAGATATTTAATATCTTTAGTAATTGATGATTTAATTTCATATCCATTATCATTCAAATATTTCTCAAATTCTTTTCTTGGAACAGATAATTTTCCAGTTATAACGACAGGAATCATTATTTCTTTTTCTTCAACTTTAAAATCAACTCTATGTTCTACATAAAATGCATTTTTAAATTTAGATAAACCATCTGGAGTATTGAACATTATATTGGTCAATGCAGGACCTACTAAATTTTCAGTCAACTTTAATCCTTCACATCTAAATAAATCAATATCTTTAATTTCCATAAATTCTTCAAACAAACCTATAAATTCTTCATTAGATGCTAATTTTTCTGCATTCTTAATGCCTAAAGACTTAATATTTAAAGCTACTAATAAATCTTTAAATGATATTTTTTGATTAAATAACTTATCTAACACTAGATTAAATTTACCTTTATGAGTATTTGAAGCCATTCCAGAATACTCTAAATCCATATAAGTTTTATCATACAATTCATTTAATGAATTTATATTAAGTTCTTTAAAAAATGAATCTGTAAGGGTTTCTGAAATTCCTTCAATAGGTGCTATTGTTCTAACCCATACTTTAAGATTTTGTTCATCTCTATTTGAACACTCTTTATTTTTACATACTAAATCTACACCATCCCATTCTAACTTAGAATTACAGAATGGACATAACATTTCATCTAATTTTTTTCTACCATTTCCATTAGAACCAGAAATAACTTTAATGATATATGGAATAACTTCTCCGCTTCTAGTAAGTACTATTTTAGCTCCAACATCTAAATCATTTTCATATACATATTTAGCATTAAAAGCGGTTGCATTACTTACTGTCGCTCCTGATAATTCAACTGGGGCTACATTTATAACAGGAATCGCTTTATTACCTTTTGACATTTTCCATCTAATATTTTCTATTACTGTTTCAGCTGTTTCAGTTATAAATTTATAAGCAATTTCATTATTATTTATAACAATATTAATATAATTTTTATTTTTATCAAATTCAATATTTCTATTTCTTTTACTAATTACAATACCATCACATAAATACTTAGTATTAAACTTTTTATATATGTCTTCTAATGATTCTTGTGAAATTAAAGAACCATTATCTTCTATATAATCAACAATAAACTCCGGCTTTATAAACTTTCTTAAAAATTTAATATCATATTTATTTGCATTCATGACATTGTCTATATAAATTTTATTGTATATAAGTGAAGAATTATCAGCACAACCAACTACTTTGTAAAACACCAAATCAATATACTCTAAATCAGTAGTTAATTCATCTCTTCCTATTATTCCTGCTGCAACATTTCTTTGATTTTGATCTTCAGTTACAATTCCTTTAGATAACATTTTATTCCAATTTTCATTTGAAATACAAAGTTCACCTCTAATTGCACCTGTAAAATCAAATTCATTCGGAATGTTAAATTCTTTTTCAACAATTTTTAACACTTTATCTGTTCTATTTATACCAATTTCTCCATTACCTCTTGTAAGAGCTTTTACAAGTTTTCCATCAACAAAGTAACAAACCATTGACAAGCCATCTAACTTCGCACTTAATAAAATATCTTCATTTATAAATTCTTTAGGAATATCTTGTATGCTTCTTGGCTTTTTATCAATTCCAGATACTTTTCCGTATATATGATTTTCTTTTTCTCCAACATTTTTGAGTGGATCATAACCCCACCCTACAGATTTTAAAATTCTAGAATTAGGATTAGCACCCTTTAAATATTCTATCAATGCGTCAAATTCATTATCACTCATTATAGGAGTTCCTGAATAATAATTTTGAGATGCTTCTATGATTTTAGCTTCAAGTTGTTCTATAGTCATAATTTTCCTCCTTTATTTTTCATTATCTGCATTAGTACAACTCTGTTCAATTGCATAAGGTATATTGTTTTTTATTTCTCCTGCTCTTACTATTGCTTCTGCCAATTCATTAATTCTTGCTTCTCTTGCTTCTTTTTCTTTTTTAGCAATATATTTCATCAATCTTTCATGATTCTTTTTACGCTTTGCTTCAATTCTAGCTTCCTCTTCTTTAGCTTTTTCTTCAGCTTTAATCTTATTATTGTATAACTTTAAAGCTTTTGAAATTAGATTATTAAACTTAGCACCACCTAAAAGATGTTTCGCAATGCAAACCATAATTGCTGTTTCCAAATTAAATTCATCGTCTTCATGACAAATAGATTTTTCAATAGTGTCATCATCAAATGTGACTTGCACCACTTTATTAGGTATTATGATTTCAACATCTTTAATTTTCATATTGCGATTCACCGCTGTTATACAATCTTTTGTCATTTCTACATTTAAATACTGAGGTCTACAAATAACACTATTTGAGCAAATATGCTCTATATCATTAATATTGGTATATAAATTATTTATAACAGCAGTACCAGTGCTAATATTTTCATCATAACTCAATCCACGTTGATTATAAAATGCATTATTTGTAGTGGTTGATAAAGATGACATGACAGCTTCACCATATCGTTTATTAATTTCTGTTTTATTAGGATTACTCATAAATTTCATTCTCCTTTATTTATCAAAATTTCTTATTTCATTTATACTAAATCCACTAACATCGCAATTAGGATTATCAGTAGGAGTATATTTAGCACCCTCAATGGACGGATTCATAAACTCTAACATTGCAAAATTTGCTACATCAGCTAAATATTCAGTGTTTCCAGTTTCTAAATATTTATCTAATCTTATTTTTAAATTTTCAATAGCATTCATACACTTATAAGTTCCATAATTATCTTTTAAAGGACCATATTTATAGTATGACATAATCATCATATCTTTACGAATTTTATCAAACTGTTCAGAATATTCAGTTTTTAATATTTTTTCTCTATATTGTGCAAGTGCTAAACTTGCTTCAAATCCCTCATGTTTTCCGTATGCATTACTCATTTACATCAACTCCGTTTTTATCGCAATAATTTACACATTGCATCATATATTTAAAAGTATTACTATCAATAACGAAATAATCTTTTCCTTCTGGAGAAAAACGAAAAGCTAAAGTACCATAATCTTTCATCTGTTCGAATGTTTGTTCTTTTAATTTTTCAAGTATTGATTTTTTTACACTATAACTATCCTTTTCAGTGGTTACAGTCTTACATTCAAAAAACCAATTATCGGTTAATACATCTCCGCCGCCAGTGGGAGTTCCCCCACTGGCGACTTGCACTTGACCATTTACTAAATTTGCTACTTGTTTTTCTTGTAATAAACTAGCTTCTTTTTTTGTATACTCTTTCATATATTACTCCTCATCTTCTGAGTCTATTTTGACATCTAATGTAATCGTACTATTCAGAGGATATAATTCTCCTGTATATTCTTTTGCATCAATTACTTCAAACAATTTTAAATCATCAATAATGTCTAAAGATACATCTTTTGGATTTTCTGGGTTTATTTCTGTTTCATAATCACTCCATACATGATTACATTCTTTATTACGCTTTATTTCATAAAGAGTTGTAATAGCATCATGAATTTGAGAAAAACAAGTTACATTATATCTTATTAAATCTGTTATTATTGTATAAGTCTTATTAATTCCAAGTCCCATAAACACTGAACCAGGCATTACATCTGTTTCTATTATATGAACAGGCTGATTTTTATCTATTCCAATAAACCACATTCTTTAAAACTCCTTCTTATAATTAATTCTCTTGAGTTCATACATTTTTCCAAGACCAGGAACCATTGTGGTTTGACAATATTTTTCTTTTGTTCTTGGAATTTTTACCATTTCTGACCAATCATAATTTCCTTTTGTTTTAGAACTTTCAATTGCAAATACTACACATCTGTTGATGAATCTTAAATTTCTAAGTTTTTTATTGATTTCTTTTTTAACTTTAGAAGCCTCAATTATATTTACACATTTATTAATATATTCGCTAATAACTTCATCTTCATTTTTAATCTCATATACCACACATTCGCAAAGAATTTTATCACCTTTTCTTTCTTCACCAAGATAAGGTTCATTATAGTATATACTATCTTCAGAAAATTCTGGAATAATTTGTCCTTCTTCTTTAAATTTCTTAATAATCTTATTTACTTCTTTAAGTGTATTAGAAAGCTTATTTTCCATATCCATATTTTCATAAAGTCCAATCTGTAATGGTTGAGCCCACGCATAAGATATAATAGGTAACTCATTTAATTTAACTTTATAAAGAAAATCAGGTACGTAAGAATGATTATTTGCAACTTCTATTCCATTATAATAAAGTACTCCCGCATTTCTTAAATCATTAAATGTTTCTTCCGATAATTTAGCGATAATATAATCTATTGTCAACTGTCCATCTCTTATTATTGTATATGTTCTAAATATCTTTTTAGGTTCTAATCTTATTGAACCATCTTCATTCTCAAATTCTACATATACATCTACTTCTCCGGTCACCGAAATATTAAATCTTTCCTGATTAGATTGAATTGCAGTAATTGCAATTGTTTTACCTGCTTCAATAGGATTAAAGTGAATTCTTGAATCAGTTGTTGTTTTCTTTTCAGCTGAATAACTTAAAGGAATATAACAAATACAATTTTCATCTTCAATAAGACTTCTTAAAATATTAATTACATTTGCATTAGGTGAACCTTTAACTAATCCTCTAATACCTTTACCAATAAATTGTTTTTCATTTTTCATATTTCATTCTCCTTTGTGATTTGATATTATAATTATAACATAATTTTTTATATTTGTAAATAGTTATTTTTACAATTAATTTAATTTTGTAACAATTTAACAATATGCTATTATATTTATTAGTCATTTTTTTACAATTAAAAAGTCCTTCAATATAATTATTAAAGGACTTGTATATTTTTTAATTAATATGCATATAATTCATACAGAAGATCTTTTATATCTTGTCGAATCAACGTGGTGCAATTATCTGTTGCTCTCATGCCTAAACATTTATAAACAGCATTATATGTGAATTTTGTCATGCTATCCAGAATGCCTCTTTTTTCATCATCGAGTGAATTATAAAATTCATTATAAATGCTTCTTATCTTTGTAGATGGACCATCAAACTCTTTAATGTACCGCGTTGCGATAAGATATTTAACTTTATTATCAAAAATATCATCTAATAATTCTTCTAATGATATTCTTAATATAATACTGTCTGTTTCATTTAATTTATGAGAAGATGCTTTATATTCTATTTTTTGTTTTTCAGTGTTTAATGCTGAAGTATATCCTCTATCATGACCGTTAAATATTTCAGTACTAAAATCATCAATATTTTCCATTTGTTTAGATACGTACATGCATTTTGCAAGTATTGCATTTTGTGCAACTCTTATTAAATAAGAAAGTTCTAATTCATTTCCTCTTAGTTTATATTTATCAATCGCTTCATATATTTTAAGCCAAGCTTCTTGTTTTAAATCATCGACTTGAAAATACGGATTTGTTGCTACATATTTTAATGCTATATTATTTATAACTTGATTAAGCTTTCTATGCACCTCCTTATTATATACTCCATCTAATGTAATTAATACATTATTTTTGTTTACTTTTGTAGTGGTTTCCATTTTTTCTTTTTCCTTTCATCATATTTTTTAAGGTGTGTTAATCACAGTTTGAATTATAACATATATTTTTTTAGTTGTAAATAAAAATTTTGTAATTTTTTGGAATATTGTATAAGTTGTATCAATGATGGTTATAATATTAGGTTAAATTTAATAAAAAATAAAGACGCTTAATCATAAAGCGTCTTCATATATTTAAAATTATATATTTATTTTATTGTGTCATAATCAATGCTAATACTTTATATTGATTATCTTCTTCAAAATATTTAGGTTCACATAATGCTTTTCCTATCATAGTACCCATTGTATTATAAACTGATTTAGTAGCTTTACCTTTTTCTATAGAAGATGTCAACATGTCTCCAGGTCTTATATTAGAATTTTCAACAACATTTACCCATACTTTTCCCACCACAGCAACTGTAAAATATTCATTTTGTAAATCAATAATATCTTGACTCTTATTAATTCTATTACCACCTGCAAGAAATGCATATGAATTAGATTGAACACCTACTACTAATTTATTTTCAAATCCATCACAAATAGTATATTTACCTGTTTCAGGATTTAAAGCAATTAAAGTTCCAGGAGTAGCGATTTCTTCTATATTATCTTTTTCAAATGTTTCAGCAAAATCATTATATACTGCATTATAAACTCTACCATGACAAATAGTAACACCTAAATGATTATTTGCATTTAATCCATCTCCTACTAGTGACGGATTATTTATATCTCCTGATATAGATAAACCTGCATTCTCTAATAAAAGAAAGTCTCTAATTTTATTTGTAGGATTATAATGAGTATATCCATTGTGGTCCATATATGTTTCAAATACTCCATTGTTATCTACATTTGAATATTTAGTAGCAAGTCCTTGATCCGAATTCATATTATCATGTACATATGATAAAACCACAGGTGGAGTATTTTCTAATGTTTCTGAATTTGTTTTTCCAACAGAACCATTATATCTCCATATAATTTGATTAGCACGTTGATTTGCAACAGTAGTATTAAATTCTATATTATAAGTACTACCTAATTTTCTACCATCATTTTTATCATGTTCTTCATCATAAGAGCCACCATTTGTGACATCTTTATCATTATCATATCTAAATTTTGTAAATCTTACCCATTCTTTGTCATCAGTATATGCATTATATGAATCACTTATATCATCATTTGTAGATAATAAATCCGAACATCCAATATTACCGGCTGAAACGATACCTGCTATTTCTTTATAAGTAGGAAATTCATGTCCACTTATAGGAGTAGACATTTTGTTAAATACCGAAATATTATCTACTGTTTGTTCCAAATAAGTATATATATCTTTAGACTTTAATAAAAGTTTATGATTAGTATTTAATTCAGCATTATTATTTATAAAATCATTCTCTTTTTCAGTACCAATTTGAATACTTTTTTCTACTATAGATTTACTAGTATAAATTCCAGGCTGAACATTTATATAAGAAATTTTATTGTTATTATCTCCTTCATTTAAGATTTCAATAGTATTTAATTTAACATTTGATTCATTTCCTAATGAAGTAGATTTAATTCTTAAATTTCCTAAAGTCAAATATGGATCGGTATACCCACCAATTAAATTGTTATGATAGTTATGCCATGCATTTTTACCAATACCTAATGTAAAATGCAATGTATCATTTGTATTACCCAATTGTTGAGTACCTCTAGTTCCTGTTCTATGAGCTTCATATGCGTGATCAGCCATACTAATTACATTATTATCTACTCTAAAATCTATGTTACGTCCATTTTTAGACGCTGAAAATAATTGTATACCTGAGCCATAATGAAATCCTTCAAATTCATCTTCATTGTCTATAAACTTAGTATTATCAGATACTTTATCATTATATGAATCTATAAATATTTCACCATTTTTAAAGTTAATAGATGATTTTCTATTACTATTATCAGAATTTTCAATAATAAATTTAGAACTATTTACATTGTCTGTTTTCTCTTTATCATAAATCAATCCAGAATCATTTTCATTATAGTGCACCATACGAGTATAATTTGATATATTATTATCTGTAACAGAATCACCACTATGAATTCTTAAGCCTGTATCTCCATATTTTTGTGATATAAGAGCTGCATGAATACCTGTATAACCGTAATTAAAATCTGTAGTATGTTTATATGTTCCAGGAACTATTGTCATTATAGTTCCACCAACATTATAATCAAAATTGTTATTTTTTACACTCGCATTATTATCTCTTACTAAATCACCATATGTTCTTGGACTAATAAGAACACTATCTTGAAAATTATCATGTGTTCCATCTTTTATATAATCATATTCATCAAAATATTCTCTAAGTGCATCAATAGATAAATTATTAAATCTTAAAGCTCCAGTCATATAATCTCCATATTTAGAAACTAACCAATCAGGAATATGGCTTATATAATCTTGTAAATCAGTTGTATGACTAGCAGGTTTTGTTCTTTGTCCTCTATTTAACTCAATCGGATTATGCGCAGTATCATAACTATACAAAGATGTATGAATTTGACTCATATTATCTCTCAATGTATCATATTTTGTAGTTTTATGACCATAAACATCAATTTCAACTGAATCTCCAGAGTACTTATGATTTTTCAATGGATCTTGTTCAAACCCGTGATATATAATTCTATCTCCAAACTGCGTACCATCTCTAACAATAGAACCATTTTGAACCCAAGCTCTACCTAAAATCAATATATTATCATAATTGCATTCTAACTGACAATCATCAAACCATTTTAAATAAATACCTGATAATATTTCTGATTCACCTACATGAGCTTCTTTATTTACTACATCACCTAATATATGATTACTAGCATCATATGAAATTGAAATTCCTAATGTATATTGTGATATAATACCAGAACTATAAGTACCATCATCATTCATTATTCTATTATCAGGAACTTTAATTTCAATGCTGTTTTTAGTTACAAATCTATACCCATTGATAACTGCTTCACCTGGTGAAATTGTAACAGCTGTTCTGTTTGCATTAACTGCTAATGCAAAATGATTATATTTTAAAACAAAATTTTTATCAAATATATCTCTATAGATATTTCTTAGATTTTCTTCTGTGGTAAGTTTTCCTTCATCTAAAGCATTACTAGATGGGAATACTTGGGCATCTTTAGCAAAATAATAATATGAATCATCTCTTAATTCCCAATTTCCAAATTCCATTATTTCACCCACTTTAAATAAATTTATTTTATATTTGTATTTTAAAAATAATAGGTAACTCAATTATTGTCAAGTTACCTATTAGTGAATATAAAGTTAATAAGCAATTATATTTTTCTCAACTTAAATGGAGTGTCAGAAACAAAATCCATAGTTAATTCTTGCGGTCCGCTTTCGCCGTCTCCATCATCGATATAAGTTACTTCAAAATAAGATATATATTTATTTAACTTTTCATCATAAGTTAAAAACTTTATAGCCATTTTACCATCTTCTTCTACTTCTTCACCTTCGCCAATGATATAATATTTTTTATTGTTATATATTATTCTATTTATTGCTTCAGACGGATCAATTGCAAGATTATAGTTATTTTCATCTTCATCTTTATAATTAGCTATTTTTTGTTTAATATCTTCATCAGATAAATTTTCCATTTTTATAGTTTTAGGAATTAAATCTATTGATTTAGTAGTATAAGCGCCACCTATACCCGAAGTAGCCTCATTCATTGAACTTGTATATTCATAAATAGAATCAATAATGTGATATATTTCACATAATGATTCTCCGATATTTGCAGGAATTGCACCATTTTTATTAACATATAATTCTAATGAATCTAAACCATCTCTAATATATTCTATTTTTTGAATAACGTCTTTTCCATCCATAGATTCTACTTTTATATTTTTACGTTCATGTAATCCAAAACAGGTTGCATTAATTTCTTCAGAAATATCATTTAAAATATTAACGTTTTCAATGTTTTTAGGTTCTACATCCCAACTACCTAAATAATTATCTTTAATATAAAATGTTAAAGTATAAATTTCTCCATCATATTCACTAACACCTGTTATTTCATTGTCTAAATCATCAAGAATAATATCTAGTGCTTTATCTCCTAATTCATCCATTTCTTGTACAAATTGTCTACGTTCATCAATACTAGTTTCAACAATTTTTTTCTTACAATTATCTTTTAATATCATGATATTCACTCCTTTAATTTATTATTTCATAATTAGTATCAAAACATTTATTTCTTTTCCATACTATAGAACCGTCTTTATATTTAACAGCCCACCAACCTATTCTTGTATGCAAAGTGTTCATATTTATTTGATTAGAACCTGCTAATAAACTTTGTAAGTCTTTTATGCTATTTGCGGTTCCGTCAAAATGCACAGCTTTAACATTTTCATTGAACATTATATCTTTACAATTTTTAAATGCCATTTTACTCACCTTTATTTTCTATTATCATTTCTTATAAATTCAGGTCTTACAAAAAATTCATCGTTGTTAAAGTTAGCATAACGTGAATAAGTAAGCTTGTTGACTTTAAACATTATTTTTATTGATGTAGGAATTTTATTTAATTTAAATTGAACATGTCCTGTGCTATAATCTATACTTCCTTGTCCATTTAAAAGACCAGGTGTACCATTTATATTGCCTGAACCTGTATCTGCTAATATTTCTTCATCTCCATTAATGTATATAAATAAACTATACGGTTTAATAGGATAAGCTTTAATAATATTACCTATTGAATCTTTAATAGGATTTCCATTAAAATCTTGTCCTAAGAAAAAATTAAATTCAGTTTGATCATCATGAATATCATATAATTGTATATATTCACCTGTTATATCTTCTCTACATGCAGGTTCAAATATAAAACTATCATTTTCAACAATGGGTTCACCGTACATGTCTGATATAACTCCTGTATTTTCATCATATGATCTTCCTTTACTATACCAATATTCTCCTCTTTTTATGAATATTTCACCTGTTAATCTATCAATTATTTCTCCTGTAGATTCATTATATATATTATCCACAATATCCCATACTTCTCTTATAACATTTAAATCTACATATTGTTTAATAACGTCATCTGATAACTTTAATATATCATCATAAGATAGTTTTGGATCTAATTTACATAAATCGTCTATTTGTCTATATGATAATTTTAATTTTCTATGAGCATCAGAACCATCAGGCATATACATTCTTGAATCATATTCTATAGTATAATTAGTATCTTCTAATTCTCCTAATAAATTATATTTTTGTATTTTGAATTGTGCATCATCTGTGTTTATAACATAACCAGTAAATACAGGTGTTAAACCCGTCCAATTATAAATTCTTTTATTGTATATTTCATATTCTCTTGGCTCATACACACCGAATAATCCAATAGTGTAATCCAATCCATCTTCTCTTATTATTCTATTACCTGCATTTTTTCCATATCCATCTCCACCAGGAGTTATATTATTATCATTTTCATTGTCATTTTCAACTTCAACTTTTATATTAGTAGTACTATTAGGCTTAAAAATAGGTTCTGATGAATTATCATATACATCTTTATATACATCTTCATATTCAGATAATTTTTCTAATTCTACTGAAGTACATCCAAGAGATGTCATATAATATCCAGTATATTCATGATTTTCATTATAAATCATATATTTATTCTTAATAACAAATCCTGTAGGATTTCCAAATATTGATCTTTTAATCCTTCTATATTGAACCGCAGATGTATTTAAATCTACATGCCAAATATTTTTATCTGTTTTCATTATGCATTCAATAACATCCATATAATTTACGGGTTCATTAAAATCTAATGTCTCACAATTAAATCGTTTTATCAGATTATCATTTATTCTATTCATTAATGAATTATTATCTTCTATATTAATAGGCTTCCTTAAAAATATCTGTCCATTTATAGACCAATCTATCCAATCAACATAATTTTCTAAATATACATTAATATTAGTAGGAATAGTCTTATATGATTGTAATTCACCTATGATATTTTCTTTAAATAATTCATCTTTATTTATTATGCCTACATCACTGAATGCATAAATGTAATCACTGCCGTAATCATTATAATCATTTTTTCTAACAATATATAAATTAACCTGATTTTCAGTCATTTCATTTGCATAAGGATCAGTTTGTATATCTGTAGCTATAACATTAGCAACTGATTCAATTCTATTAACCGCTTTTTCAAAATCTCTCAATATGACTAAAGTGTCTATGGTATTTATGTAATTTTCTGCATTTTTTCTAGCTTCTATACATGTTTCAGGATTACATCCATATGTAGAAGCTGTATTAAATAATGTTACATTTTCTAAAGCAGTAGATATATTTACATTTTCATCCATTACATAACATGATGATGAATCCATTTGAGTTAATACGTTTTCTTCAATTTCTCCATTTTTACCATCTGAAACTACAGCAAATATTTTAAATTTAGTAATAACGTACTTTGTATTCCAATATGTAGGTAATATAATAAAAGGTATTCCTGAAACATCTACATCTAACTCAAATACTTTATCCATAGTAGTTGATAAATTTATATTTTCAACCAAAGTCCATTCATTATTAGCAAAAGGTGTTTCATCATTATCTACTAACATCACACTTGTCTCATCTATATTATATTGATTAAAATAAATTCGATTATTAACTATTTTCGTAGCATCAACATTGTAATCATAAGCATCATGCCAATTAGCATTGTAATCCGTAGGTTTAACTCCTGATTTTCTAATAGGCGTTATAGGAGTACCTTGTACCAATCGCACTTTATACGCATCTGATGCATAGGTACCGCCTGGAATCGAAATATTATCCAATAATGTATACTTAATATCTCCATTAGCAGTAGCAAAACTCATAAATTTATTCATATAAATAGGATATGAATTTGCATTAGTTATTGTAAGTTCTACGATAGCACTTCTCCACCAATGCATCTTATATCCTATTAATCTAAATAATTGTCTAGCATTTGATCTCTGTGTAACAGTTCTTGGAAATGCTTCCAACGCTTGTTTATCTTGATTATAAGATAACATATCTCCTAACATAGATATTAATTTTAATAAGACAATTCCAGGATCATTTTCATCTTCAGGAGACCAACTTCTAGTTAATTGAGGAATTGATTTTAATAATTCATCATATATGCTTTTAAAATCTCTACTAGTATATGAAAGATTAGGGCTTGTCAACATATCATTATTTTCATAATTCAAGTTTAATCATCTCCCTTCAAATCGTAATTTATATATTTTTATTTTAATCAACAATAGTTTCAAACTCTCCAGTAATTCCAAATTTTTTAATAGTATATGTGATATTAATTTTATAAGCTCCTGTATTCGCATTATCATATATAATTATATCTGATAAATTAACATTGATGGTAGGAACATATGTCTTTATTGTTTCTATGATTATTTCTTTTACTTCACTAAGAGTTTTATTTGTTTTTAATTCAAAAACACTTTTTATTATATTAGTACCATAAGAAGGATCTCCTAATAATTCTCCTTTATTACAATAAAATATACTTTTTAAACTTTGATTTATTGAATCTACATCATAGAGATATTGTGTACTTAATTTACCGTTATTTATATTAAACATTTTTGGAAATGAAATCATATTCATAATATACAACACCTTCTTTAATCTTATAATATAAAATTTGATATCATCACTGCACATTTTCCAACATCTGTAGCCCAGTAAAATTGAATAGAACTTGGACAATATGTATCACTCATTTGTGCTAAAGTTTTAAATGGTCCACCTTTACTTTTTATAGTATCACTACCTGGGTCGTAATATTGTTTTAAAAATTCATCATGAAAAATCTGAAATGCATTTGCAATTCCTCCAGCATTATCAAAATAATGTCCCCAATCTCCTAAACTTGAACTACAACCAAAATTCCAAAGATTATATGTAGGAGCACTTTTACTACGCAAATTGCGACCCCAACCGGTTTCAATAGCACATATAGCTAATGAAACTAATACCGAAAGTCCTGTTTGAGTTTGAACGTTATATAGTTGTTCTGCTAACTCTGATTTATTAGCTACATTTAGTTTTGAATTTGAATATGTACCAAAATAGCTAGTAGTTAAAATAGTATTTATTTGTTCTTTTGATAAAAATGCAATAGTTTTAATGTCCGCATGCATAAACTCATAATATGTAAATTTTTTACTTAAATCTACATTAGTATATCCGCCGGGAGGAACATAACCTATATTAATATTAAAAGAATCAAGATTCATATAGCCCATACCACCGAATGAATCAGCTATATCTAAACCTTTTCCGAGATAACCAATAATAACAGGTCTTTTAGCATCTCCATTTTCAAATATTACATGACAAGGTAACACTTCTTTATTAAATAAATCTTTAAGTTGTTTTGATATCCATACAGGTGAAACTAAACAATCTTTTACTTTTTCATATACAGCTGTGTTTAATGATTCACCATCTAAATTAACAGGAGATTCTATTATTTCTAAAGAAGGAATATATATTTTTACAATGTCATCCTTTTTTATAACATATGCTCTATATATTCCTGATAGCGATGAATCATTATTTAATAGATTGTTCATGTAAAAATTTTTCATAGTTTAATTTCTCCTTATTATAATCATGCTTTTTGTCTATCTCTTTCTATATCATCCTTTAATAGTCCATCAGATTTTTTTAATTCAGTTTCTGCATTTACTAAATCATCATTAGTTATATGATTTGTACTTAATGCTGTTTCTTTATCAACATCATCTATAGTTTCAATTTCAACACTAATTATATTTAAAGTAGAAGTATTGTATATAAACTTTCCTTTAAATTTATGATTATTTAGTGTTTCAGTAAATGTAACTTGTGATTCTGGATTTATAGGACGCGCACATGAACTAAATAAGTATTTACTTTTATTTGTTGCAGCAGATTTAACAGTCATACCGTCCATATAATATTTATTTTCATGCACTTTATTATATCCTGAAGCACCACCTGATTGACTATAACCTTCTATTACTGTAAACGAATCCGTATCTACAGATTTTACAATCCATACGTGGCCTCTACTATTTGCACCACTCATATATTTCATACTCATAATATCTCCTGGTAAAAACCCGCCGGTGCGAGATCCATTTGCAGTATATGATGTAAATAAATTATTAAAACGAGAAAGAACAGTATTAGCAAAAGTCCATCCATCGCCCATACTCATTAATTTACTCTTATCTATTTCAAAAACTTCATTTAAATATCTTTTAGCCATATCTACACATTCTATAGATCCTGATCCATCAAAATCAAATGTAAGTTCTCCATCAGTAGTATCATTTAACCAATTAATAATATCTTGTGAAACAGTTCCTGACGTAACAAACGATTTAAATCCACTATTATTATCCATATAATACCCAATACCGAATACTGCATCCTTGATAGAATCTCCAAAAAATCCTATTATTACAGGTCTTTTAGCATCTCCATTTTCAAATATAACCCATACGTTATCTTCATCTTCACAACTTGTAGATAATTTATTCGGTCCACACCAAACAGCTGTTTCTAAATGTACGTCTTCTAAAGTTTTTGCATCACTTAATGCTGGAATTCTGACATCTGTTTTATTATATACTTTTGCTTTATATATTCCTGATAATGATGAATCATTATTTAATAGATTGTTCATGTAAAAATTTTTCATAGTTTAATTTCCTTTACTATACTCTCAATAATTAGCCTCCTAAATAAGTAAAATGCATAAAATCTTTTAGGTTGTTCCAATTTCCTCCCCATGACCATCCATATTTAGCAAATATTTCAACTACTTTAGGAGTAACTTTATATTGATTATTACTTGCATACCAGTTATTTATAACGCTTTGATTAGTAGTCATAGGATTATTGGCAGGATTTACATCAATAGCAGTGCCGTATGAATGATGACTTCTTGCTGTTGAACTTCCTCTAACTAATCTCCAATTATAACCACATGTATCACTACTAATTAAAAATCCAATATTAAATATTTCTTCAAATATTTTTTCTACATCTCCTGCCAATTTTTTATGAACTGTTATTCTATGTGTAGAAGCTCCAACTGGAGTATTACATTTAAATGTTACAGATTTTGTATATTGTGATGAAACAACTGGAGATGTAGGTAATCCTAAACCATCCCATAAAAAAGCGATTTTTTCAGCTTTAGTGCCTTTATTAGCTACGGTTGTATCGTATTGTTTTTTATCGGTTCCACCTGCTGTTTTAGGTCTAGCAATTCCTGTTAAAACATATGAACCCAAATTCACACCTGCCAATGTAAGATTTTTTTCATGTAATACGCCTGATAATTCTTTATATTCTCCAGACGAACTATAATATTCTATAATGCTTATAGTATCACCGCTTACAGATTTTACTATCATTACATGACCTTCAGATCTGCCATTTGGAATATAACCTGATACAATATCACCTGCCATAAGTGTCACTTTGTTATTAGTAACTTCAATATAATCAAATTTATCATTATATTTGGTACCTACAGATTTTGAAACATCCTTGCCATCACCTAATGATTCCACATTCGTTATACCAAATACTTCCTTTAAATATTTTTTAACTAAATCAACACATTCAATACCATTATCATCTTGATCTACTGCATCAACACCATCTTTTTGAAGAGCTAACCATTCAGCTATGTTATACTCTCCACCTAAATTATCATCATTAACAGGTAGCATTACTCCAATTCCACCACTTATTAAGTAATTTGTTACTACTACAGGTCTTTTTGTATCTCCATTTTCAAACATTACCCATGATACATCTCCATCCGGAATAACGCATGATTGTTTATTAAAAGCACACCACTGAACTACAGGTAATGTATCTTTAAACTCAGTGGTAGTAAAAGCGTTTGGATCAAAATTTCCAGATTTATCTCTTGAATGATCTATACCTGGAACAAATGCAACAATCTCATCTTTACTATTTTTTAATAATATAGCTCTGTATATTCCCGCACTATTTGAATCATTATTTAATAAACTATTCATGTAAAAGTCTTTCATTGTTTTCTCCTATTATTCAAATATAATCCATTCTGATTCTCCATTTTCTTTTTTATTCTTATCACTTGTGAACTTATCTGTATTATTGGCAATATCTTTCTCTAAGTGATCAGTAATTTCGCCCCAAGAACTTTTATTATATTGATGTAAATCATACTGACCTTTATCTAAACCATCTATCATAATAACATTTATGTCTACAATATTTCCAGCACTATCTTTATGAACATTATAAATGACTTCATATTTTTCATTATTTTTCATTATAACAGCGCTCTTAAATTTTGCTCTATCTTTTGAATCTTTATCATAAACATCAAAAGTGCCATCGTTATCATCATCTTTATCTTCGCTATCAACTGCACCATCTTTATCCGTATCTTCAAGTAACTTTTTCTTTTTATCTTCTTCAGAAGCTTTATCATATTCCATATTAAATTTAATATTGTCTACCAAATATGTATTACCTTTTTCTGAAAAATCAGCAGTAACTTTGTCCATTATATCTTTAACTGTAAATGATTTATCATCAACTGGTTTTATATTTAAATCAGTTATATCATAACGTTTTCCATCAGGTCCAATTATATAATCTACAGCCACTTCGTCTATAGATGCATTATTTGGATCATCACCATCGGCCATATATTTAAATGAACCTACTATTCTAAATTTAACACCGTCATATTCATATGTTTCAGAGAATGTATTTCCTAAATTTCCTAAATATGTAGGCTCAGGATCATATGATATATCAATTTTTGTCAAATTTAAAGTTGTCTCATAACCACTATTATTCATTACATCAAGTTTTTTAGTGATAAAATATGTTCCAGAACTATGATGTAATTTATTTCCCAATATGGCTTGTACTTTAACTAATCCATTCATAGGAACTTCTGATGGAACACCTTGTATTGTAAGAGTTGCATTGTACATATATTGAGTATATGAAGACCATTTAGAATATTCTTGAGCAGTATTTAATGTAGCCCATGTATCAGTATCTTTTACACCTAATCTCGGAGAATTAACACCTTTAATATTTTTTACTTCTCCTGATTCTGTTATTGTAACATATTCATCACCTGTTTTTTGTAAACTGCATGCTAAAGTTAATAACATAGAACCACTAAAATTAGGTTTCCATACTTTAACAATATGATTAAATCCATTATCAGATTTACCATACCAATTAAAAGTAATATTAGCACTTGCAGGTAATTTATCTTCATTACCATTACTTGTATAGGATGAAACAGATGGTACTTTATACACCCAAATTAAATTTTCACATTCTTCATCTCCTATATCATCTACATAAAAATTATATATTTGTTTTTGTGTAGGACATATATTTTTATTAGATTTAAAAAAGTCTGCTTCGGTTTGATGAATACAACCTGCTAACACGTCTGTAAATATTTGATATAAAGTCTTATTATTAACATTGATTAAATCATTATAAGCACCTAAATAATTAGGTCCTGTACCATTTTCATTAACAGCTTGTTTATCAAATCTTATATCAAATAATCGTTTATTATTTACAGATATTTTTTCAGAAAATTCAGTTTGAACAAAATTAAATAAAAATTGAAATGGATCCGGATGTTCTTCATCTAACCCCACCACATGTTCTGGTTTTTTTGAAAATTTTGTTTCATTTGCTACATATACATATGCCGTTCCTGTAATAACATATTCTAAAAAATCATGAGCGATAGTATTATCATAATCTAAAATCATACCTCTATATGTTTGACTCCTCAATGAAGGTTCATTACCATATCCATACACAAACTCACAATAATTATTCATATTTGAAGTTGTAATTAAGTTACCACTTTCATCTGTAAACTTAGTAGCTGCTAATAAAATTTTATCAATTGCATCTATATCCATGAGAGTATTTTCATGAACTCTATATGTTATTGTTAAAGTAAATTTATTAGCGACACCTGATCCATTTTGTTCTATTTGAAATTTAGTAAAAATATTCTTATTAAATTCTGGGCTTGTAGTGTCAACTAATAATAAACCTTTACATTTGAATACAAGATATAATGAATAAACAGGAATACCATTGTTATATCTGTTAACCAATGTTTGTAACTTATTATTAAAATCTATCATTTTAGATTCATTACTAAATGCTTGATATTTAGCTGCTTCAGGTAATTTTGTTTCATCTATGTTGTCTATTTTGTCTTTAATTGATTCTTCAGGTTCTGATTTTTCTATTTCATTTTTTTTCGTCAGCAACTGAATATTATTTTGTACATATCCAGATACCCATTTACCCTGAGTTGTTTTATCATCTAAAGTTATAATGTTATATGATTCACCATCTTTTTTATATTTCAATTTTAAACCAACTGGTGATGGATTGCCACTCATAGATACGTGGTTACTATTAACATTTATAAATACACTAAAAGTTGGATGAGATGTAAGTTGGTGTGCACCTACATTTATAGTCCCCTCCAAATTTAGCAAATTATCTTTATATAGATTAAATTCATATGTTGGTAAAATAGTTTGCATCTGATCTGATAAAGGGTCGTTTTTTGTTAAATATATTTTAGCAATGCCTGCATCATTGCCAGCTGAATCTGTGATATTCAAAGCCATGAACGGTACGTTTGTAGTATCTAGATTAACACCAAATGTTATTTCTTTTCTAATTTCTCCATTTTCTGTTACCATATCATTTCTCCATTATATATAATAATCTACAATTGATGAAAATGGAGGTATTCTTAATATTCTACCTCTAAACACCTCATTAATAGGATCTATTATCATGTTTGCTTCGGCAATAATCCACCAATAAGATGCATCTCCATAATATTTTAACGCTAACTTATCTAATCTACCGATATCTGAATTACTAATTGTATGATAAAAATCTCCTGTTGATTTTTTAACTCCACTAAATCTATAAAACACATGATAAGATTTACCTAATATTTTTAATGTTTTTACTTTTTTATATCTACTAATATGAAGATAATTAACAGGAGAATATTCAACTGGATCTTCATAAATAGTTCTAAAATAATCAGGTTTTCTTTCAGAAGGATAATGATTAATTTTAAAGTGTTTTGAATCTTCATAATTGTATGTTTTATAAAATTCTTGATCTATTTTACCAGGTGATATTCTTTTTTCTCTTTCTATAGGTTTATGTCTTAATTGCATATATATCACCTTCCATTAAATAACCATTTATATAACAAAGCTATCATTGAACCTTTATCAACCTGCATATCAAAAGTAGTCCATGCAGAAGGAGTATTAATAATTCCTCTATCACATAAAGTGTCTAAACAATTTCTACCCCAATGATCAGGTACTCTATTAACATATAAAGATGATATTCCACCTGTAGCTTTACACACTAATGCTAATAATAAAGCCTTTGTAAGATTATTATTCAATGTAGCAATCCATTGAGCAGGTTCTTGAATAACTCCTTTACCTACTAATGAAATAACATAAGGTTGAGCCCAATGTATTGATGGATTAGTTTCATATGAAGTCCATGTACCACCTGTAGCTTTATCTATGATTGCTAATGTCATTGCTTTATTAATAGGACTATTTAAATCCACCCATTCTTTTTCAGTTTGAATTATATTATTATTTTTAAAAAAATCAACATATTGTTTGGCCCAATGATGATTACCTTTATAACAAAATTGTAAATAGTCAAGAGAAACATAAGCATCACTTGTATATTTTATTTTTGCCCATTTATTATTTACAGCAATAACTTCAACTTCTTCATTTCTTTTTAATTTGTATTTTATATCATAAGATGTAGAAGGGCCTTGTCTTACATTCAATGAATCGCAATTAATAACTTTATATATTCCTAAAGACACATTATCTTCTTTCAATCTGGATTTAAATTGAATCCATTCTTGATGGTTATCTACAAAAGGTTTAGGACAAATTTTCCCAGTAACATCATAATGTCTAATAACATTGTTAGAAGATATATTATATTTATTCATAAGATATTTAACTAATAATGCACAATTGATTACAGTTTGTTCTTTAAAATAATATGATCCATTTGAATATTTTCTACTACACATTTCTATTCCTATAGAATTAGAATTAGTACAAATTTTATAATAACTATGTCCATTGGAACCTTGCAATCCGCCACCACAATGCCAAGAAATATCTTCATCTTTAACACATCTATAAATTACATTTTCATCAACAAAATAGTGCGCACTCGCACCTCTATACGTAGATTTAAAATAATTTGTATTTCCTTTTGCAGTGTCACCATTATTAGCAGTATAATGAATAACAATATATTTAATTGTAGTTCTTGAACTATTGGTAAAATTTTTAGTTGTTAAATTATCATAAATATTAAATGCATTTGCATGACCTACTATTTCTTCTTCATCTGATTCATATAATGATTCTTCATCAGAATATGATTCAATACCATCAAAGCCCATTATATCTGGATCTAAACTATTTCTAAATTCAAACCAATCTTTTTCAGTCATAGTTGATTCATTTTTAGGCACCAATCCTAATTTAAAAGCTTCACTAGACCAAGTCATTTTATCACACTCCTTTATTACATATAGTATGATTCATCATTACATCCTTTTTTTCGTGTTTTTGTAGTTGTTTTTATTATTTCCGTGATAGATTCTTCTATTATTTCTTTATCATTTGATTCTTCAATAATTTCGTCATTTGTGTTCACTATTTCTTCTGTTATTTCTTCAATTTCTATATTTTCTTCTTCATCACTTAACACTTCAGAAACATAATCATTTATTTCGTCTTCTTCATTGTCACATACTGTTGTTTCAACTGTTTCTGTTAAAACTTCACTTTCTACATTTGCATTTCCATTCGCATTAAATAAATCCTCAGTTAAAATTCTCTTTTTATCATTTTTTCCCATTTTAAAACATCTCCTTTTTATTTTTTAAAATCTTTTTTCACCACGTGGATTAGATGAAACAATATCGTTGTAAGATAAAATTTTAGATGCGGCATTATTCACACTTATATTAATAGTCACATCCATATATTTACCTTGTATTTTAGGTCCACTCCATGTTGAATTCGCACTTGTTTGTTTTCCTTTAATTAAAGTGTCACCAAATCTATAAATAACTATAGGTGTATATGTTCCATTTGACGTATATAATGGATAACAAGCAGATTCAATTAATGATACAATTTTATCAACTAAGTTGTTATCACCATTGTCAAATTTCGGATATTGAGTAGTAATTGCTTCTCTATGCATATGCAGCGAAAAATTAGTAGTAATATCGCTTGTATTTTCATACGCTGAAAAAGTTCCAGTTCTACCTACAATTGATCCACCTCCGTAAGTTGTAGAAATACTATTATTTACTTGTTCTGGATAAACAGGTATTATTAATTTTTCAGATGAAACATCCGATCCAGGAAAAATAACTTGGACACTCGATTGATTATGATAAGTATTTTCAGTTAACATTCTCCATATATCAGCCATTATATCACCTACTTTTTATAAATAAATTTATTTATATTTATATTTTAAACGTTTACGTAAAATGAACAAAATTATACGCGCGCGTTATTTTTATATATTATTAATTTAATATTATTAATTTAATATTTATCTTTATATATTATATAATAATAATTTACTTAATATATTATTTTAAATTATAAATTATTAATATATTAATTTAAAAAATAACGCGCGCGTAAATAAAAATGTAAAACATTTTGAATTCAAATAATATTTTAATTAAAAAGTTATTATATTTATAAAGAAAAGTATTTAAGGAGTTTTTCAAAATGATTATTACAGATAAAAATAAAATTTTAAATTTTTTCTTAGAAATTACAGGAAATAATAAAAATGATATAGAATACATTAAAAATTTAATTCAGGTTTATCCGAATGTAATAGATTTAATGTTATCAGATATTACTCCTGATTTAAGTGAAGTAAAATATGTAAAATTAAAAAGATACAATGCTCTAAAAAATAAAGTAATACAAAATGCAAATATTTTGGATTTAAATAATCAATTATACGATGCATTTCCTATACATATTTTAAAACAAATAAGAAATTATTTTAAAGAGGAAACATATTTTAATAACAATTATTTTTATAATACTCCAGTATTTTTAAGCGATAAAGAAATAAATAGTTATATTGTTAGTAAAATAAAATCAAAACCTTATGAATTTTTATGTAATATATATGGATTTAACTTTAATAAAGTAGATAAATTATTATTAGATGCAAATGAATTAACAACAGAATTGTGGGCAAATGAATTAAAAAATTCATTAGAAAGATGTATATCATTTATTCAATGGTATCTTTCAAATTGTATGAATGGTAACACTATAATTAGTTTAGAAACTTTAAAAATACAAATGCTTAAAAAATTTAATTTAATAGATTGTATAGATAAATTTAATGAAGCAATATCATATAAAAAGTTCACTTTAATAAATAATGGTATAATGTTAACTTCAACTTACCTAGAAGAAAAATATATAAGTGATTTTGTAAAAAAATGTAAATATATTAAACAATCATATAATATAAATGTTTCAAACTATGAATATTTAGACAATTTTAAATTAACAAGTGATCAACTTAAAACATTAGAATTATTAAACGATAATCAATTAGTACTTTTAAATGGATTTGCAGGAACTGGTAAATCAAGCAGTGTTAAATCATTAATAAATATGTTAGAAGATAATAATAAAACATATATAATAATGGCTCCTACTGCTAAAGCTGCAAAAACTATATCTGCTTATACCGAAAAAGTAGCAAATACTATTCATTATGTCTTATGTTCACATTTTAATGCATTTAATACTCACTATTTTGAAGAATCATATTCAAATGATTCACAAGAAGATATTTTAGATTATGATGTTATAATAATTGATGAAACTTCAATGATATCTGTAAACTTATTTAGCTCATTATTAAGATTTATCGACCCAAATAGAAGCAAAGTATTATTAATAGGAGATAGTTATCAATTACCATCAATACAAAGTGGTAATCTTTATCAAGATTTATTAAATATAAGTGATATTCCAAAAGTAACTTTAGAAAAAATATTTAGATATGAAGAAAATGGATTAGTTACAGTTGCAACAAACATGAGATATGGTAAAAAATATTTAAATCAAGGCGTTAAGATTCAATCTATAGGTGAATCATATACATTTTACAATTGCGATGATATTATGGAAATGATAAATACAGCCTTAAATAAATATATGGATTTATTAAAAGATAATAACATAGAAGATATTGCAATTTTAACAGCTAAAAACATTGGAAATTCAGGAACAAATCTTATAAATAATTGCATACAAAAAATAATAAATCCTATAAATGAATTCGATGATTATATTTCAATTATGATTGATGGACAAAAAATTAAATTTAAAGAAAATGATTTAGTAATGAATACAAAAAATATGTACGGAATTATAGCTGAAGGTTCGGAAAGTCAAACCTTAATTGCTAATGGACAAATTGGTAAAATTAAATCAGTGAACATTTTTGATAATTCTTTAAGGGTTAAAATAGATGATGAAATATATAATTTTACACAAGAAGATATAAAAAATTTAAGATTAGCATATTGCTTTACAATTCACAAATCTCAAGGTTCTCAGTTTAAACATATTATATACTTAACTTCATCTGAAGATATGTTTATGACAAATTCCAATTTAATGTATGTTGCAGTTACCAGAGCTCAAGAAAGTTGTCATCATTTTGGTTCAAGATATGTGATAAATTACAAAATTAATGAAAAAGAAAATTTAAAAAGAAATACTACATTATTATATCAATATAATAATTAAATAATAAACAGGTGCTTAATATGTGTTAAGCACCTGTTTACCAAAGGAAAAATAAATTATGATAATTTTTAAAAATCATGAAAAATAAAAATTATAATTATATTTTATTAGTAATTGATTGAAATTATTCCGTTAAATAGCATGTTTAATCTTTTTTCGGTCAAAGGATTAACATATCCATTTATAAATTTAATTTGTTCTTTTGAATTATTTTTATATATTTTATTACTTTCTATTTGAAAATGTTTAATAATTTCTCTTAATGAATTTATTGCATTTTCTTTAGTAATAAATCCATTACTTAATACCATTGATCCTGTTTGTTTATCATGTAAAATAAATTTTCCATTTTTTATTTGCATCGCTGATTTTTGTAAATCACTTTCTCTAATTAAATGACCATTTAATATGTCATTTGAGTCTAAAATATATCCTGTATAAACATTATTTTTAAAATACTTATATACAGAATTAAGTTTATCCCATGCCAAATATTCATTAAGAATATAGTCTGACGATTCATCATATACGCCCGCACTTAATTTAATGTATTTAGGAAAATATTTACTTACATTATTTTGCAACCATTCAATGTCGTTAAAATTAGAATACTTATGAATAGATGATCCAAGAATATAAGATAAAAATTCTTCATGAATACACCATGGATTTGTATTAAATTCTTTTATAGGTATATTTAATTCATTGTTAGGATTATTATATGTTACATCCCCTTGCATTACTAATATTTTATCATGTAATACCTTATGTCTTTTATTGTTTATTTGAATTAATAAAGTCTTGCAATCTGAATCTAAAGGAATATTATAAACAACATAATTTTCTTTTTTTATTTCTCCTAATGCAGAATTATATAAATGATCCTGTATGTCATTTGCAACACTATCCATATTTTTAATTTCTTCAAATGTATGATTAGTATTAGCTATTGCCATTTCACATGTATCATTAAACGCATGTGAAATCGTAAAAACTTCTCCAGGTTTAGCATCAACACATAATATACTATAATTATCCGAATCTTGTATAAATCCATGATATGAATGTTGTTCATCTAAAAAACATTTATTATTTAAAAATTGATTTAATGATAAATTTATCATTTTTATTATGGCTTTTCCAGGCAATAATTGTTTTCTTGTTGTTTTTTCTATAATAATTTCAGCGCTGGGTACTTCACCCTTCTCAGTATATGTATATGTAGTGTAAAAAGTAACTTTCCAGCCTCTATATTCACAAAATGATTTTACTGAGTCAATGTGTTCTAAAATAAATTTTAATCCTCCCGTTAAACAATCCTTTATAGGTCTATTAAAAAATCTTATATAATCAGGCGATATATCAAAATTAAAATTCCATAAGCCACCCCCATCGATTAATTCATGTGGAGGATTTACGTCTCTATATGTATAATAAGATAATAATTCATCTTTTAGTTTATAACAATCTAATATTTCATATTCTTTCAAATAATTTATCAATGTTCTATGGGTATTAATATTATATTCATCTGTAATTATAAGATCGTAATTATAATTTTCTTTTAAAAAATTCTGAATATATGAAACATATAAATTTTTATCTCCAAATTTTATCATTTTAAATATTTCACCTCTTTATTATACAAATCTAGTATTACCTACATTAGGTAAAACAGTTAATGATGTTCCATCTATGCTATTGGAACTTCTTGTTATTGCAAATATAGCATTAACGATTTCTTGAGTTTGATTTTCTATACTTTTTATAATATCTTTAGCTGATAATTTAATAATATCTATAGATTTATTACCACCTATTGATTCTTCTGTATAAATTTTATTTTGATCAGCAGTTAATACTCTTTCACCTTTATGCAATTGAGCGGTCATGTCTTCCGGAATATATGTAGAACCTAATTTATAACCTTTTATCGAATTAGGAAAATCAGATAAATCATTTACATCTAAACCATATTCAGTCCACACATCTGATACTTTTTCTTTGTTATTAGCTCCTAAACCTAATAAATAATTTTTATAACTATCATATGTTTCTTGATTAAATCCTACAGCGTCAGCTCCTTCTGCGGGTACCGGATTATCTGGATTTCCATATTTTTTATATCTACTTAAATAATCTACAGCTTCTACTATTTCTCCCAATCCGCTCATCCATTGTTCTTTAGTAGTAATTCTAGATGCAGAATTAGTATTTTTAGCCATGTATCTATTTAATGCAGATTCAGATATTTCTCCTGATTCTAATTTTTCTTCTAATGAACCTATTTCGACACCTTTCATTTTAGTATCATTAACTGTTAAAAATTTCCATAATTCGCCATCGCTCATAGCTCCATTTTTGACATTTTTCATGCCCGCATTTATTTCTTCCTCTGAAAAACCTAACTGTTTTAATAATTTTCTTTGCTCACCTTCACTTTTTCCTTTAAGGTGACCATAAATTTGGTCTATTACGCCTTTTATTTCATCTTTAGATTGAGCACTATATTTAGCTTCTAATCCACCGAGTACTTCTTCTTGTTTTTCTCCAGAATCGGAAACTACAATATCCATTTTTTCAATATATTTTTCAAGCATTTCAGTGGTTAATTTAGTTTTATCAGCATTAGGAATAATACCAGTTTCAATTAATAACTGTCTTTGTTTATTTTCATCACCTAAAAGATAAAATTGTTCTCTAATTGTTTCTATTTCTTGTTGTTTAGCTTCAGTATTTTGTTTTACATTTTCTTTTAATTTTGTAAATTCGCCAGACAATATATCTACGTCTGTACAAGCATTTTTCATTTTTTCATTATAGTCATAAGCAGCTTTTCCAGCTAATGCTAGTCCACCAACTGCTAAACCTATCCATCCAACAGGACCTGATGCTAAGCCCAACGCGGCTGCAGCAGCCATTCCACCACCTGCAACAGCACCTGCTGATGTTGTTATTCCTACAGCTTTGTCAGTGTTTGAACTTTTATCCCAATTTTTTGCAGTTTCTACACCTATACCAATACCTTTACCCATCATATAGCCACCAGCGGCTAGTGTACCTGCTCCTACACCAACAGCAGCTCCACCACTTGCAGCACCGCCTGTCATGGCAGCTCCACCTTGAGCGAGACCTCCTACTAAACCACCGCCTTTAAGACCCATACCTAATGTAGACGTAGCTGAATCCATTCCTACTAAATTAGAACCGTAATTAGCAGCTGTACTAAATCCTTGGCCTCCAGTTAATAATTTAGATGCTAAACCGGTTTTGGATGCACCACCGGTTGATGGAGTTCCTCCACCTTTACCAAAAAATTTTTGTCCTAATTTATTGGTTAATTTATCCCATCCTTTATCAAGTAAGCCACCTACTAATTCTGCTCCTACATTAGCTATTAACCAAGTTTTTAACTCATTTAACTTTCCAACTATATCTTCTAATCTATCCATTCCATGAGCCATTAAAGGAGTATTTATGATTTGCTCTACTGTTTCATTTTGCACTTGATTATCGTGTTCTTGAGTGGCAGTTACATATTCATCTAATTTACCTGAGGCTTCATTATAAAGATTACGCATTTGAACTTCTGTTAGCTGATTGTTATTCATTTTACTTAATTCTTTATTAGTAATATTGATTTGATCAAATGATGTTTTTGTACCGGTTTCCATACCCATAGCACCGAGTCCGAGTTCAACACGAGCTACATCATATCCTACTCTATCGTTAGGATTTAATCCACTTAACATATTTTCAAAAGTATCCCCGGTTGTAGTAACTGCACTTGCTACGTCACCTGTTTGTAAGTAATTATGTGCTAATGTTCTTTCATAAACACCGCCTGTTGTTAAAGTTTCATATGGTTTATACACTGCATCAAATAATGAGCTTGCATATTCTTTAATCTGTTTTTCTGTCGCGCCCGAACCTAATTGAGATTCAGCTATTTTATAAAAATCGCCTAAATCATCTTTACTAGTAGTATTAATATTTATAGATGATAATAGAGGTGCAAATTTATCCATCAAGGTAGATATAACACCTGTTTGTAATAATCTGTTTCCTTCTTTTGTCGCTTGCAGTTGTAGTTGTTGTCCTTTTACAGCTTTCAATGAATCTTCACTCATTGTGAATTGCATATAACTCCATGTTTCAGAGCTAGTGTCCAACCATGGCATTATTTTTTTATCAACCGCGTTAGAAATAGCAACTGCAGTAGCATCTTCACCTGTAAATCCTTGTTTAACTGCATTTGCTAATTCAGGAAATACATCTTTATTAATATTTAAACCTTTTTTAAGTGTTTCATCTGCACTTACGGTTAAAGCTGTAGACCTTATAATTTCATGAGTTTCTTCTCTATTACCTAAACCGGTTCTACCTGCTATTTCAGTAAAATTGGTTTCATAAAAATTATTATATTCGCTAATTGCACCTTTAATATTATCTGTATAAAATCTATCAATGTCTCTATTAATAAATGAAAATACTTCATCTGTTAATTTTTTTAATACCCCTTTTATTCCACCTAATCTTTTTAGACTTTTAGAACCACGTTCTTCATTATTATCATCAAACTCTTGTTCAATCTTACTACGTTCTTGTTGGATTTTTTTCAGTGTTTTTAATTCTTCTTTTGTTAATTCAGCATTATTTTTTAATGCAGTTTCATATATTTCTGCTTCATGTTGTAATAATTCATCATATCTATCATTATCTTGTATTCTAGATAATTTATATGCATTTTTTAAATCATTTATTTTACCTTGTTGAAATTTCTTTTCTGCTTCATGTTGTAATACACCATTTTGACTTAAATACTTTCTTATTTCTCTTTGATATCCAAGTTTCTTTTCACCTAATTGATCTTCAAGTAGAGATAATTCATCATAATTTTCATCATTTAATAGTCTTTGTTCTCTTATATGATCACGTTCTATTTTACTTATTTCTTGTTGAATTTCTTTCAATCTGTTTATATCTAAATCATTAGTAGAACCATCAGGATTTAGTACCTTAGTTTGATTGTATAATTCAATTTCTTGTTGAAGTAATTCATTGTATCTATCATCATCTTGTATTGTTTGTAGTGAATATATAGATTTAGCATTATCTAATTGCTGTGAAAATAATTCTTTTTCTAAATTTTTTCTTAGATTTCCATCATCTATTGCAATTCTTCCTAATTCTTTTGCATATTCTCTCGAATTAGCTAATCTAATTTCATTTATTTCATTTTCAATCTTAGTTGTATCAGCCAAGTATTTATCAAAAGCTTTTTTATCTATTATTTCTTGTTTTACAGAACTTTTTAATTCTTCATCTCCTGAAAATTGACGCATGTCAGGAGTATCATCAGATTTAAATTTATAATCATTTTCAATCCAACCGTCTGTGATTGCTTCAGATTCTTTGTTAAACATGGCAGTGTATTGTTCTATTAGATTTAGTGTTATATCATTTGAATCATTCATTATATTCACCACCTTTAATTTACATTAAATAATTATAATTATATTTTATTTAATTTGTATAGTTTAAATATAAAAATATAATTATAATATACACATATAACAAAATTTCTTATAATTATAATTAAATAGTTTACAATTGTAAAAAATGTGTATATAATATAACTACAAAATTAAAAGGAGTGAAAATTATGGCAAAAATAGAAAACACATTTGTACCAAATATTCATGGAGACGGATTCGTAAAAGAATTAACAACCGATAATGGTGAAGAATATATAATTCAAAATACATTTGTACCAAATATTCATGGAGATGGTTTTGTACAAGAAGTGAAAAAAGTTGAACCTTTCGTTCCAAATCTAGCTGATAAAATATGTTGGGGCATCATATGCACCTTGAGTATTTCATTAATTGCATTTGGACTTTGGTTTTCTGTAGGTGGTGTTATTAAACTATTATTATTGTTAAATTTTTAATAGTTATATAATTTTAATAATTTGAATGTATAAATATATACAATGTTAACAAAAATATTTTTAATTAAATAAAAACTATTTACAATTGTAATTATTTGTGTTATAATTAAATCATAAAATAACTACTACAAAGGAGAAATAAAAATGATTACAAAGATTAAGAATGAATTATTGAAAAGAACAAACGGTGGAACTACAGAATGTACCATTACAATGAAAATTGATGGAACTAAAGTAAGAATAGTTCCTATGGCAAATTATGGTTATGGAGAATATTGGTTAGCTTATGGTTTTTCAAGAGATGGTTTTGAAACAATAGATGAACTTGCAAATTATATTCTTAATTACGAAGATGAAAAGAAAGCTCATCAAAATGAAATAGATAAAATCACTAAATATTTTAATGAAGAAATTTCTCAAGGTAAAGGCGATTGGGATTGGTATTCAGATTGGCATAAAGATGTATTTGGTTTTAGACCTCACGGTATGGTTTGTGGTCAATATATAAATTCACATGTAGTTGCTTAAAGGAGGAACATAAGATGAAAGTGATAGATTTATTACAAATAACAAATATAGGTCAAAATATTATGATTACAGATGTTAACGGTTATACCTTATTTAGAGGATTTAAAAATCAATGTATTGATAATCCACTTTATACTCATTTAATGAATTTAACAGTTTCGCATATTTACACACATGATTCAAACGTATTATTAATAATGACTAAGGAGAGTAAAAATGAAATTATCTGAAGCCTATGCAATTATAAGAACATTAACAGATGAGCAAATAGATTCTTTATTTGAATTAATTGAAGAAGGAATTAAGTGGGATAGATGTTGGGAAGATGTATTAATCGAAGCTATAATAGCTATTAAGGAGGAAAATTAAAATGACAGTAAGAAAAGTATTAGATGTAGTAACAGATGATGTACTTATTTGTTTAATTAACAATGAGAATGAAAATGAATATTTACGTTTTATAAATGGAGAAATTAAATTTTTAGATATTAGACCGTATTTAAATTTTAAAGTTGTTTCTATAAGACCACTACCTGGTAATGAAATTAAAATCGAATATAAAAAGGAGGATAAATAAATGAAAGCTTATAATTGGAAAGAATATTCTGAAGCTTATTGTGAAAGAATTACTTGTCATGAACACAATGAAGGTAATACTCTTTGTCTTTATGAAGCATTTGATGAAACAGTTTGGCATGTTAAATATTTTATAGTTTATAAAGATAAAGTTGTACATGATAATTATAATTATAATGAAATGGTTTGTAAATTCTGCAGTATGAATGAATTAATTAATCATCTCAAAGAAGAAAAAGAATTAATAGAAGATAATCAAAAATTATATGTAAATGTAGAATATAATTTTGCAGGTGGAGGATATCTTCAATACGCTATTGACGGAATAGCATTTAAAACACGTGAACTTGCAGAAGAATATAGAAAAATTAAACCTAATTATGATTCTACAGGAGTTGAAGAATTAGCGATTTATCCAGATGAAAAATAAAGGAGGAAAATAAATAATGAATAAAACGCTTGGAATTGGTAGTACTACTACACATGAATTAACAAAATCTGAATTAATTGATATTATAAATAAGACTTATCCAGATGATGCTGTTACAAAATTCGAAACAGTTTGCAAGGTATTTACATCTGAAAATTATTCAGGTGAAATTATGCAAAACATACAATTTTCAACAGTGCTCAAAGTATAAAATATCACCTTTAGATATATTTAAATATGAAGGAGGAAATAAAAATGATTAATAATGGAGTAAGATATTATGTAACTGCAGATAAAGGAGATAATATTTTTGATTTTACAAACGAAGTGGTTGAATTTAGAAAACAACTTAATAGAGATATAATAATGAATTTTAATGATCATTATATACATGTAAATGAAAATACAACCGTAGAAGATATTTTAAGAAAATATAATGAAGAAACATCATTCATATAATAATTAAACCATAACAGAATTAAAAAATTCCATATCAGAATGAATTTATTTAATGACCTAATATAAAATAATATAAAAGCCTTCTGAAATTAATCAGAAGGCTTTTTATCTTCCTCAGGAAGATTAAATCTACTATTTGGAAGTTTTATAACATCTACTATTTGAGTATTATTACCATTATTTTCTTTTGCTCTTTCATATAATATTCTTTCAGTTTCTTTTATATCTTTAAAAGCTTCAGTTATAAGCATTACTTCATAATCTGTCATATCTTGTAAATCATTATAACTATAAGCTCCTTTGAACGCATATAATATTTCTGTTTCTTCTTTAACTAATTGTTCAAATTTAAATATAGATGCTTTTCTACCATCACTTAATGTTATTGATTTTAATTGTTGGTCGAAAAAAGGTGTATATACTTGGCATGTTAGATTCTACCATTTTATTACATTTATCACATTTATAATGTAATTTAGTTTGTAATCCATAATTACCAGCATATTGAAAATAATATTCCATAAAATATTCAGAGTCATAGTCAGATAAATTATCTAAAATTTGTGTTTTTTCTATAGGAGCTAATGAACCGTTTCCATTTATAGCTACTATACGATTTTCCCACATTAAATCTACATCTACCGAATTATCACCTGTTGCATCTTTTATTTCTTTAGCTTGAGTATTTATAGCTTTAATTTCTCCTTCAGTTAAAAGCTTACATGTTAAACTTATACCACTTACTGGTAATGGAGGAATTTCAAAAGTTAAATTAAAATTATCAGGTATATCAATTATAGGTATATCATTGAGATTCATTTCAACATCATTAATAGCTTTACAATGTGGACACACATCTTTAAAAGTATGAGAAGGACCATATGTTAAAACTCTTAATCTATATAATAAATATTTAGATTCAAATGGAAGTAAATCATAAACATTTATATTATCAGGAGATACTATACATGTTTGCAATAAATCCATTAAAATATCATCTGATTCATTTAACAAAATTCTTTTTTTATCTTTTCTTTGAACACCTTTAATGGTAATTTCTTTAGGAATATTAGGTAATTTTCCTTTTGTTATCATTTTTATTTTTTCAGTTAAAGCAGTAGTTGTGTTAAAAATATTATCTGATTCTGTACTTGTTTGTCTTGGCATAATTCACTTTCTCCTTTTTAAAAATTAAAAAAATCCTTTAATTATATTTTATTATTATTTTTTCATTAAAAAACTCCTCTAATTATAGAGGAGTTTTAATTTTTTAATTAAAAATTAATGAGAAAAATCCGGATGTTCATATCTTTTAGTTACTGAATTCCACACCCATTGTTCATCATTTGCGTTAGTGTATAAAGTATTATTTTCGCCATTTAAATCACCTGCACCACCAGAAGAAGCTCCGCCGGTAATTCCACTAGCTAAAATAGAATTTATTTTGTCTTCTTCAGAATTAAAGTTAGTTGTAATATCACTAAATGATCTAGTGTCAATACCATAATCAGGAATGCATCTATCACAAATAATCGTATATTCCATTTGTCTTCTTTCTGTTGAAGTATAATCCCAGTTTGCACCAGGTAATACATTAGGCCATGCATTTTCTAATTTCCAAACACGAGGTGTGCCACCTTTAGAATCATATTGAATTACAAACATATCTTTTGCATAATCATTTTTAAATCCAATATTTTGAGTTCTTGGGTCATATACACATCTCGCCCATGCAGTCATTATTTGTTCTGTAAATGAACCAAGAAATTGTTCTATCTTAAGAGTAGCATTACCAAAAGTAACTTTACCTGCATATTTTGTAGTATTATTGTAATGTGGAATTTCAATCATACCAAATTCAGTGTTAGGAACTGAAAAACTAGAACATGCAACCATAATTCTTTCCGCTGCAGAACCAAAATGAATTCCTTCTTTAACGCCATTAGAATCCGAGCCAGCTGTACCTTGAAGGTCTGCTGTATATAATGAATCTAAACCCACAATTTGTAATTCAAAATTATATAGTCTTTGTGGTTCAAATGCAATGGTTCTTCCCATATGATTTGTACCTTTATATAAAGCACCTATTTTTGCGTATGAATTAGAACTTCCAGGATTTACACGGCTATTATTATTGCCCATTTTAAATGAATAATCAAATGTTGCTCTTCCCATTTATATCATCCTCCTTCTAATTATAATGAATATGTTGAATTATAATTATATTCATTAAGTGTTAATTCATTAGGTGTAATTTCAAAATTAATATCCCAATCAATAGCTGCACTTGTAATAGCAACTCTTACAGTACCAACAACATGTCCTGTATTTAAATCTGCTTTTGTCATTGTTTCATTTCCCATAAGAACTTGATAATAATTAAGAACACCTGCAGATTGCATTTCATTTAATACCGGTTCAATTTTAGCTTTAAATTCATTCCATGTCATTATGTTGTTTAATTCAAATGTTAAACTGATACATGTTTTAAATATCAATTTTTTAATAATATTTGCAACCAATCTTACATTCAAATTCTGAAGAGCTGAAGTGTAAACATCTGATTGATTAACAATGTTATATAATGTTTTTTGTCCATAAATTGTATAATCAAATCCATTAATCCATATAATAGGATTGATGAATTGAGCAGCTTCTGTATTTTGCCAATCTGTAATATATGAGCTTGACATTAAATGATTTGTATTTATAATTTCAGGAACCAATGCTCTATTAACACCTGCTGGAGGTAAATACATCTTATTACCATTTGCTATAGATTTAGCATGTGTATAAAGTTGAATGAATGACGGTGGCATCCATCTATATCCACCTGTAGGCAATGCTAATTGACACCATGGATCATATGCAGCTGCATAACTTGTAGAAATATGTTCAAAATAGAATGGAACATCTTCAACAGCTAAATCATAAGGAACGTCTAAATAAGCTACACAATCTTGTCTTGAATTAGCAACATCTAACATTGCGTCTTCAATTAATCTAAATTCACCATTATAATTTAATCTCGCTAAATCAGATGAATAAATTAATTCATCAATATAACCACCACTTGCAATAAATGAAATATCATATCTATATTTATCTTTTAATGGAATAAATGATTTAGATACTTCATGCAATACATGCTGATCATCAGGATTAGATCCACCTGATAAGTAAGCTATTTGTGAACCAGTTTGAGCAAATAATGCATCTGCATAATCTAATGAATTAAAGTTAACTAAATTATAGTTAAGATTTAATTTAACGTATGAACCATAAATAGGTTTAGGTAATGCAGTCTTTTCATTTCCTACAAAGTTTTCATCTGATAAATAAATACTAAACTTAGCTAATATCTTTCTCCAAATATCTAACTTATTGGTTTCTAAATCTAATACAGTAACTCTACCTGTAGAATTATTCTTTTCTCTAAATGAGCAAAGTTCAATTCTTTCTAAATATTGATTCTTATTATAAACATATGCGTATATACCTTGAGTTTTTAAAGTTTTAATGCGAACATTTAATAAATTACCTGCAATACCAGGATATAAATAATCTGCAATAAATAAGTTAAAGTTACCTCTAAAGTCTGTTATTGGTAAATCATCTAAATTTTCTTTTTCATCGCTAATTTCAGGGATAGCCCATTTATTAACTTCTAATCTATCTACAGCTGATAAGTTTAATTCATATCTACCGTTTATAGATTCCATTAAATATATTTGTAAATCAGCTACATCAAATGTCACCATAGACATTTTAAATTGAGCATTTGTTAAATTTTTATTGTAATAAATAGTAGCGCCCGCAGGAATTTCAAAGTACCACTTATTTAAACCATTTGTCATGTCTAACATTGGTTCTAATAAATCGGCGTTATATTCAGTTCCATCAACAAGTTTAATCTTAAATAATGAATCTTTAACTAAAGTATCAGATGCACTTGTTATTTTTTCCAATCCTGAATCATAAATGAGATTTAAACCACTACTTACTTTATCAAAAATTCTTAATGAATATATTTTGATAGGTCTATAAGATATGTTACAGAATCCAAATTTACCCGATACTAATCTATTGCCTGCATAATCAGAATTAATTTGAATATCATTAAAACTATTTACACCTACAGTTATTGTAGTTTTATTAACATCTGCTGCAGTATTAATATTGATATCATTTATTCTTACACTTGCATCAGTTATAATTTCATGATAAGTATGACCGATTTCATCAGTTGATTTTTCCCAAAGAATCATAGTGTAATATTCTGATTTTTCTGTATTTTTCCAATAATATCTAACTCTATAAATATCGTCATCTAAGTAATGTTCTGTTTCTTTCCATGGAATAATTTGATATGCTGTTAAATTTAAGTTTCCAGTATTAACACCTGGAACGATAGGTGAAAATTTATATACCGAATCTATATTATATTGTGTATTTCTCCATCCACCATTGATATTCTGATGTAATTCTTTTTTATTATTTTCAAACTTAATAATTGCAAAAGACCCATTAAAATCAACGTTGTCATTGTTACGAGATATAAATTCATTAAATTCATCTTCATCATATTCTCCTAAAAATAAATGATTAATGACTATATTTAATATTTCATTTATATCTACATTAACTTCTGGAATTTTATTATCATTAAGTGATGTAAATTCAATAGATTTTTCAACTATTGCTATTTCATGAAGTTTTAATGTAGCAGGTATACTATTTCCTTCCTCATCTCTAGTTTCAAATATAGCAACAGTTTTTAAATTATCAGATAATGACACCGATGTAGCAGAATTATCACGGATAGCTTTTAATTCATTGATTTTATTATTGCTAGATAATGCAAAATAATCAGAATATAATTTTTCAATCTTAATTTCACTTTTATCATTAAATATTTGAACAAGTGGCTTTAGTGTTACGTCATCCGCAACATAGTTAATTTGAAATAGTACATCTGCAGCTGAATCACTTTGATAATGTTCTATTTTTTCAGGTTGTTTATGATAAGTATTATTAACAATTAAAACATATGACTTATCATCAAATTTTTCTCTTTTTTGATCATTTGATAATTTTGTAAATTCTTCTAAAGTATTTAAAAATTTACAATCTGTAAATTGCCATACTTTAGGTTGTAGATTTTGTTTTGCATCTTTATCAAATATAGTTGTAACAAATGAATCTTTATTAATTTTTTCATTTTCAATATTAATGTATTCTATATTTTTTAATTGATCTGCATACATAATATTTGTATTATCATATCTATGAGGATTTTCATAACCTTCTGGTACATAATCAATTCTATTATTCTTATTATCAATGAAAAAATCACCTTTTACAAATTCATTAAATGTTGTAGGTGTTGATTTTTCATAAATATCTTGATTAGAAATAATATCATTAAATGAAGGTAATGTTTTCTTATTATTATGATTATTCACTAATGAGTTAAATGCTTTATCATCACCTTGTACATTAAATAATTGCATTGCAGTAGGCTGATTACTAAAATATTTTTCATTTTTATAGTGAACGTTATCATATACACTCGATACACTTCTCCACTCATGATTAGATTCAATAAACGGAAATTCTAATCCATCATCTTTAACGTCTGCAAACATACCTGTATTTATTTTTATTGTTCCATCAATAGCAGTTGCCCCTATAGCATCTAAGGCTTGTTTATGGGTGTTTAATTCATATACAGAATTAAATTTTCCTTTAATTTCTAATCCAGAAGCACTAGTAGTTGTATATTCAACATAGTCTGGATTAGGTTGAGATACACCTGCGTCAGATAAGTATAATTTACTTCTGCCGGCTATATCAGTGACATCTATAGTATATTCTTTTAAACTACCAGCATTTAAAGTAGATTTACCTAAAATATCTTTTACCTTAACGGCACATCTTGCAGTTGATAAACCTGTTAATGGAGAACTAGTATTATTACCATTTTCATCTAATTCATGTGTTATTCTTCTAACACAAACTGGCATTCCTCTTAATAATAAGCTTGCAGCGTATTCCCATGAATTACCAAATAATTCACCTGTAGCAGGGTTAGGTCCATATATCTGCATAAAATCTTCATATGTATAACATGTAACCCATTTATCAGAAGGACCGTCGGATGCATTAATTGGAATAGCAACTACATCACCAGTATAAGTTTGTGGACCCATAATAGTTTTATCATATTCATTAATATTAATGTATGGCATTGCATTCACCAACCTTTTTTATTATTTTCTACGTCTTTTTACGGTACTATATTTATTGTTATCATTTTCAGTTTTTGTAGTGTTTAAAGTATTTTGTATATTATTTTCTCGCTTTGGTAATATAACATTATGCAATGGAATACTTGGTTCTACTCTTCCTGCACGAATATTATCTAAAATTTGTTTTCTACGAAGATCACCAGGAGTGCAATTTAATTCTGTAACTTTTTCTTCTTTTTCAGGATTAATTTCTTCAATAGTAATAACATTCATTTGTGCTAATTGAAGTATTCTAGAATCAGGTACTAATTCTGTTCTAATAAATTTACCAGGTGCTAATTTTAAATCGCTTGTGATATTTATAACTCTATCACAATTGTTAATAATCTTAATCATTATGTTAATATTCACCTCTACAATTAATTAAAAGATTTATATTTTTATTTTAATATTCATTATCGTCATCATTTGAATAATTTTGTGTATCTATTGAATTTTCATCGGAAATTTCATTAGAAACTAATTCATCTATGATTTCTTGTTTTTCTTCTTCATCATTTGATTTATTTTCTTCTTTATTATTCACTAATTTACCCTTATAGATATATCCGTCATTAGAAATAGAATTACAAATAGGACATTCTTCTTCATTATCTAGTAATGTATCTGATGGAAATAAATTTCCACATATTCTACATTGTAAAACATATTTATTTAGATAATTATTAATATCAACTGTAGATTCATCTTCCAATTCTGGATCAACTATAATATCTACGTTATCAAATATATTATATTTATCTTTTATATCATCTAATAATTCTAACACAGATTAACACCTCACTCTTAGTTCTTCTTCTTTTAATTTATTATAATCTATTTCATTAGGATGTTTTAAAAATTCAGTTTGTAATTCAGTGTTTATATGCACACATGTTGGATTATGAGAACTAGATTTCCATAGATAAGCATCTGTACAAATGGTATTAAAAGCTTGTAAAAATAATTCTCCACTTTCTTTATGATTTATAACATGCGTATTATCCATAATATCATCTTGAATACTTAAAGTAAACTTATGAGATATATCTACACCATAAGGAATTTTCACTTCAAATTCTCCCATAGTTGAAAAAAACCATATTAATTCTCTTAATAATTCATCATTTTCTTCTCTAGTTCTACTCCATACTTCAAATGTATGTCCGAATATAATAGGTATAACATGCAACCTATGTACTCTACCATCATCAGGACTGACATAATTTCCTTCTCTAAATAAAGGAAAAGAATCATTTATTACACCATTCATTTTCATTGAATGTGATTTTTGAGGAGCTAATTTCCATGGTAAACGTATAATATGAATTAATGGTAATTTTAATTCATCTTTAGCAATTCTTGGGATAATATTCTGAATTGCTTCTGAAGGAGTGATAATTATTCTATCATCTCCTGTTATTTCTCTCATTTTTGTAACTATAGCTTCTTCATATTTATAAATAGACATTTATTATCACTCCTTTTATTTTTATTAATTATCTTCTAAAATGGTTAAACAATTAACTATATATTTTTCTGCATTTTTAACTGCACGTTCAAATGAATCAAATGATTCAGAACCATAGTCTTTTTCACCATTTTTAATTTTTTCTAAAATTGCTAAAGCATTTCCATATTCGTTTAATGAATTACTATATTCTTTATAAGCTCTTGAACCTTTATTAAAATTACGGTCTCTGCCATAATCTTTCACACCAGGTGTTGGAATAATATCATCACTAGCCATGAAATCTTTGAGTTTAGTTCTAACGTCAGATAATACAACGAATAAATCATTTAATCTATTAGCATATTCTCCATGTTTATTTTGAGCTAAAAGTCTTTTATATTTATTAGGGTCAACAATATATCCAGACTTATCACGCGTATCATTGCCCCAATAAGAATATTCATCCGAACCTCTATCAATAGAACCATCTTTAGCAATAGCTCTATCTTGTTGTTTTTGTCTCACATCTATAATAGATTTTTCATAACCAACAGTATGAGCATATTCTTTAACATATGGAGCTAAAGCTCTTAAACTCATAGAATCAATACGTCTATTTCGTCCATTTATTGTAATTGTTTCATGATTACCAATATATGCAGATGGGAAATAAACTATATAATCACCATTGTGTTCGTCACCAGATGCATCAATTAATAATGCAATATATTCGTCATCACCTATATTATCTAATTTACCTTTTTCTGGAAATGGTTCGACGGTCCACTTCATTGTATCAAAAGGCATGGTGTAATTTAAATCTTTATGGTAACCAAAACCCTTTTTATTATTGTTCATTTTAATAGCTCTCATTAACCAGTTTGGCATACTTGGGTCAAAATCTTCTTTTAAAACTGCATTTTCTAAATCTAAATTATATTCAGGGCTATCACTTTGTTTTGTTTTTCTTTTACCTGTTAAGTTATAAATAAAGTTTTTAGATAATAAAGCTTGTTCCAAATCAGCTTTAGATGTATTCGCTATTTCTAAAATAGTTGCTTTAAGATTTTCTAAATCCAGGTCTCCAGGTCTTAAAGAATTATCAGATATTAGGCGTTGTTCATAATTTTTTAAATATCTATCTATTTCAAAATAATATCCCACATCATTAAATTTAATTGATTCATCTATAAGATTTACATATACATTATATAAAGGTATTCCTACACCTTCTCGTGTAACTTGGTCATTAGTTAAATCACGATTATTACCATATGCACGAAATGCATTTTTAGTTTTTTCAAAACTTCTAAACGCGCCGTATATAGTAAGTCTTAGTTTATATTCATTTGTTTCTATTTTACCTGGATGAAGAATAAAATTAGCTTTCATAGAATTATTTTTATTAAGTGCAATTTTAAGTTTATTATATTCTGAAACAGATAAAACATCTCTTTCATGCAGCATTTTTGTATTAGCTGCATTTTGTAAGTTTTCAAATAAATTCATTACTATTCACTCCTTTATTATATTTTAAAATAAGTAAAATTTTTATTTAATGTTTGAGATAAATCTTTTTCTATATGCTCTTCAAGATTTTCATTTATAGCTTTAATATGGTTTGTTGATTCATCTGGTTGATTATCTCCTTCAATATAATTATTATTGGTTTCACTATAATCTAGTTTCTCAGGTTCATTTATAAATATAGGAGCCAATTTACAAGCATATGCATCGGGATATTCAATTGCTTCAGATATTTCAGTTATTTCAAACCATTTACCTTGTTTATTTGAACCTATAGGATTTATTTTTAATCTAGCTTTACTTTGTATATAAGGAGTATCAATAGGCAAGTATGCAATATATGGTTTATTTTCTGAATCTTCACTTATCCAACCATAATTTTTAAGAGTTTTTATTTTAGGATTTGTTTCAAACATTATATCTAAATCAAAAATAGAAGAAAACTTAGGGAATATTTGACCGTGAATACTTATGTCTTCTATAACAGGATAAATATATTGCACCTTTATTCCTCTTAATTTTGTCATTTCTTTAAAAAATGTTTGAAACAACATAGAATCTTCATTAGTCAATAATCCCATTTAGCTTTCCTCCTATTATATGATATCATTTTTTCAACCTTTCATTCTGGAATTAACATCATCCCATACCATTTGAGCAGCTGATAACAACGTGTCGCCTATATTAGATTTATCCATTTCATCTTTACATGCAATTAAATCATTAGCTGATTTTGCAGCTTTAATCTTTTCAACTATTTCATTGAATTTTTTAACTTGATCTGCATTTTCATTCTTTATTTCTACCGATTCATTCAATGCGCATTTACCTGTTACTTCAATTGTTTTAGATTCAACCATTGTTTTATATGAATATTTAAATTCTTCAAAAGATAAAACACCTTCTTTTAATGAGCAGGTAAACATAAACGGATGTTTAATAGATTCCTTAATCACTCCGAATGTATTTGATATATCTTTAAAATCCATCATAAATCGTTTATTTTCTAATTTAGTTGGATCAAATCCTCTATTTTGTAAAATTATAGTTTCTTTATTTCCAGATAAATCTTCAACATATCCTTTTAAAATAAGTTTTTTATTTTCATATAGAGCTTTGTTGATAACAACCTTATTTACATTTTTATAATTTTCTCTAACAAATTTAGTAATAAGTTTATTGATAGATCTATCATTAAGATTTATAGATTCACTAAATCCTCGAGGTGTTTTACCATTAGGAATTTCATATTTATATACCTTAAGTTCATCAGATATTTCTTCAGTATAATTTTTACCAGTCGAATCAATCAATTTGTATGAATATTCATTATTTTTTCCTTTAATAGGATTCTTACTAACAATTTTAAATGCTTTTACTTTAGATGATGCAGAAGTTGAAAAATCATTGCGAATATAATCTCCTGGTTTTAATGAACTAGCAGAAACTTTATTAGCTTTGGTTTTATCTAAATCAATATTTTTTGAACCAAATTTATCAAAAATTCCTTCATTCACTGATTTATTATTTTTATATTCTTCATATTTTTTACGAAGAATTTCTCTTTTATTTGCATCACAATCTCCTGTTTCACAATCTTTATTTTCATTAGCTAATACTCTTTTCTTAATATTGCTCTTTGCAGTTTCAACATCACTTGATTCTTTTTTGAAAGATAAAGATTCTTCTTTACCAGCATCTTGATCATCTTCAGTTGATTCATCATTACCAGCTGTTGCATCTTCTTCAGTATCTTCTAAATCAGCATCTACATCTGTTTCATCTTCTTCTGAATCATCAAATTTAATACCTTCAGGTTCATCAGTATTAACGTTCATAACACCTACATTAACATTTACATCTGATGGATCTAAATCTTCAATTTCACCAGGCAATTCAATTGTTAAATTTAAAAGTGTTTCGTCATTTTCTTGTACTTTTTTTGAATCATTGTAAGTCATTAAATTTTCAAATAAATTCATTACGTTGGACATAAGTATGTCTCCTTTCAAATTATATTTGTTATATTTATATTTTATTAAGAAATAGTATGCATTATATTTACGTTATTGTTTAATTCATCTCTTATTTGAGCTAATTCAGATTGAGCTTCTGCTAATAATTTATCTCCATCTAAACTATAAGTTGCAGAATTTAAAGTATATTTACTTCTAATTCTACCTTCTTGTTCTTTAGCATAAGCTACACTTAATCTTTTTAAATAAGAAATCCAATAAGGTGTATATATTTCTTCTACTTTATCAAAATCAGGAATATAACCTATAGTTATAGAAGATGGAATAGGATTTTGAGCGTATACATATAATACTTCATTTAATTTATCAAAATGAAAATCTAAATCACTACTGATAGTATTTTTCACTTGACTTATTAATAAGTTATATGTTATCTGATCCATAGCTGCATTATTAATTCCATATTGTCCTTGTTGTTGATATATGAAAAGATTAGTGTCCATTCCTGTAATAGTAGTGCTATTATTTACATTTCTTAATACATACTTCACATTAGCGACTTTTTTATCTGCTAAATTAATAGATGATGAATATCCTACAGTCATAGTGTGAATAGTTCTAATATAATTTTTTAATTCTTCAAATGCTATTTTTTCAACAATATATGGCAAATCCTCTTCAATAGATAATTGTAATATAGAACCACCTAATTGCAGTTTAACATATTTTACATAATCTGCAACCGTCCATCCTGTTTTCATATATTCACCTCCCAAATTATTATCAAAACCACATTCTATTAAAATTTTTGTTTAATTAAATAAAAATATAAATAATTTATAAAAATAAATTTCTAGCAATATTCTGTTAATTCAGAACCATATTTGTTTCAATTACTTCAAAACCTTTAAATAATAATTCATAAATGAAATTATATGTATTATTATTAAATTCAAGATTATCTACTATTAATTCTAATGTTTCATTTGGTTTTAATGTATATTTTTTATTATTCATATCTTTTATAGATTTTTCTTTATTAAACGTATTTATTATTTTTAAATTCATATGATTAAATCTCCATAAAAAATAAAAGAGAGTGAGAATGCTAAATACAATTAACATTATATTCTCACTCTCTTAAAGAGTCTAAATTAAAATATATTTAATTTTATTATTCGCCGTAAGTTTCACCAACAACTTTTCCACCAATTTCAACTTTAAGTTCACCCTTGAAAGCTTCAGCTAATTTTTCATAGAATACAACTTCATCCTTAAAATCAGTTGTAAATGTCATTGAATCACCAATCCAAGCACCATTTTCATCAGCTGCATCAGCTGCACAAAGTGTAATCTTTTTATTCATTGTTCTATAAGCAGGAACATCTCTGTCTGTAACTTTAGATTTTGTGTATACAGCAACTACATAATCCTTACCACCTGCAGTCTTAGTCTTAAATGAACCATCTTCATTAAAAAGATAATCAAATTTAACACAAGGCTTATCTTTAATATCGGCATAAAGCATTTCTACTTTCTTTACTGGAGAACCAGCGTCACATGCTTTGTAAGCATCTTTATTAATAATATTTGTAATTTTAATTTCAGTAGCATCATTATAAACATAATTTTTTACTGCCATTATTATCAATCCTTTCATTATTTAATTTGAAACAGGATAAATTAATATCCTGTTTCAATATAATCATTTATTATTCAGGGATAATTGTACCCTTCTGATATAATTTACTATTGATTAAAGTAAATGCATAAGCAGTTGCAAATCCTTCACGATTTCTCATATCGCCTGTTTGAATCATACCCAAACTTGTGATTGGCATATACGGACAATAGAATGCACCAGCTTCAATAGCATTATTAGACTTAAATCCGAGGAATAAATCATATTCATCAAGTGCGGTTGTTTCATATAACTTAAGACCTGAAACTTCACCAACTAATCTTGAACCAGGAACCTGATTTGTATTAGCCTGTTTAAAGCCTGTAATGCATTCAATGTCAGCTGAAGCCTGTGTACCAGCAACTACATAATTAGCTGAATACTTATTGCTTGCTTGACGAATCTTCTTAGAAGCTTTATTCAATTCAATTCTTAATCCATTGTAATGAGCATCAGGAGATACACCTACACCTGGAGTTTCTGACCAAGAAATAGGTCTTGATGCATCTGCACCAGCATGCAACTGAGTGATAATCTTATTATCAACTTCTCTCTGTAATTCGCCAATGATTTGAGTTTGAAGAATGTCTCTCATTGACATTTTTGTTTCTTTCATCAAATCATACTCAGCCATTGTAGACCATGTAGCATTCATTGGATATACTTCAGCAAATACTGGAATAGCACCAATTTCTACGTCAGCTGTAGGAATATTTGTAAATCCAGCTGATTCAGGATAATAATTTGTACCATCATCACGAACAACTTCATTATCATACTTATACTGAGCAACTGCATCTCCTTCAAATTCAGCAGTCATTGTAAGTACACCTGCAGGTGTAATAGTACCAACTACATCTGTTGAACCAGGAGCTGTCAATTGGCCGAAGTTATCAGCAATATAAGCCAATTTACCATCAACTAAAATGCTAAAAGTTGATAATTTAATAGGAACCCATTTAAATCTATACTGCTTATTAGCATCAAGTGTAATCTTTTCACCATCAACCAAACTTGAAGCATAATGTGGATCATTATTAGGCATATTAAGTGAACTATTAAATGTCTGACCAGCTTCTGTCTGACCTTTAGTTCTACCATAGTTGAAGTTGAAGTAACGAACAATGCCGTTTCTACCTTCAAGAGTATGTGTACCAACTAATTCAGGAGCAATCAAGTTAGCTGTAACAGCATTAGTAATATCAAGAGCATATCTCTTATAAGCACCGAGTGCCATAGGATTAGTTGCTTCCATATACTTTAATCTGTCATTTGTATTTTCTAAACACTGAGCCAACATAAGTTTACGTTCATGTGAAAAACTAATAGGTGAACGTAATGATTCAAGCTTATTAGCTTTAATAGCTTTTTCAACTTCATCTTGCCCCATCAAACCACGATTAACAGCTTCTGTTAATTCTGAAATTTTAATTCTTGTAGCATATTTATTTAATAACTGTGCTACCTTTTTGTTTTCTGTATAACTCATATATAACAGTCCTTTCATATTTAATTTTTATGGGTTAATAACATATTAAATGTTTCTAACTCACTACTTATATTATTATTAGAATTATTTGTTAATGCAATGTTTTCATTTACAATTTGTCTATTAGGCGTCAAATGAGAAAATGGTAAAGAATTAATTTTAGAATTATTTTCAACTAATTCTTTAGCAATTTTATCTATATCATCTGTTGTATAAGATTCACCTAATAATCTTATTAAAGTACTTCTATTAAGATTATATTTCATGCATACTGATGATATATACTTATCTAATGATTCGATATATTTTTTATTCAAGTTTTTATTTTTATTATTAAGTTGGCTAATCAATTTTTCTTGAGCAATAACTCTTTTTTCATTATCACTTTTTAAATTTTCATTTTGCTGTTTTAATTGAATAACATTTTCATTTAATACTTTAACTTGATTATTTGCATCTTTATAAGTCTTAATATTTTCTTTTAATTGTTTATTTTCATTAACTAAAGATTTGTAATTTTCTGTAATAGCAATGTTGTTGCGTTTTAAAGTGTTTACACGTTTTTTTAATGAATCATTTTCTTGCTTGATAGATAATGTGTTGCTGTTTAATTCTTCAAACATAGATAAGAAATTTTTATTTACTTCTTGTAATTTTTCATATTTAGAAGTAACTTGAGATAATTGTTCTTTTAATGATTCATTTTCTGAATTAATTTTATCATCCTTATCTTTTTCATTCTTTAACCACTCATGTGATTCTTTTATTGAATGTAAAGTTTCGGTTTTTACATGATATTTTGCTAATAAATTTCTTATAATAGCATTTTTTTGTTCTAATTGAGTTTTCAATTTATTTATTTTAGAAACATTAATTTTATCTGATTCTTGAAGTTCAGCTAATATTTCTAAATTATTATCAGGTTGTCTATCAACTACTTCCGGCGTATCTTCATCAGAATTATCATTAGGTCCTGATATTTTTATTTTATTATTTTTATCTAATTTATCATTTTCTTCTTTAAGTTTATTAAATAAATTTGCAATATTTTCATTTTTTTTATCTAACCAAGCTGATAAAAAGTCACAAAGTTGAATATCTTGAGCAGTTTTATTTTCTCTATTTTTTATTTTATCAACTATAGATGTTGCTAATGTTTTAACATTATCATCTTCGTTATTTTCAGATAATTCTTTCTTTTTAATTTCTATTGATTCTCTAATTTCATCTAAATATAAATTAACACCTTTAGACATAGATTCAATAAATAATACTTCATCAATAGATTTACATTTTTTAATTTCACCATTGATAGAATTTATAAGCACCTGTTTTTTAGGCGAAGTAGATTCAATTAAATCCATTCTTGCAGATTTAACAGCTGGAAATGCTACAACATCAAAACAATAAAATTGATAAGTTTCAGGATCTATTATTTTTTCACCGTTTAACATTACTTCTTCACCTAAACCTCTTGATGAAACCCCTAATTTACAACCTGCATCAAAATAAGTTTTTACAGTTCTACCAGGAATTGTATCTAAAATATCAAATTCGGTATAAACCTGTCCATTATTTTGAATTTCATACTTAGTTAGAACAACAGCACCTTCAGTTACAGAATAATCTAATCGTTCGGTTGGATGATCAGCTTCACCTATAAGAGTTCTGTTTTTCATACCTTCAATAAAATATTCTGATTTTTCTACATTTTGCCACAATTGTAAAGGATATCTTCTACCATTTCTTGTAGGTTCATTAGAATCAGCACCGATACCTCCAATTTTTCCAATAACACCTTTGTGTTTACTATTTTCTTTAATTTCATCAGAAATAGGATTGCCTTTAATAGATTTATCTACATCTTCTTGTTCTTCAGATATGTAATTTAGATTAGATTCAAAAAATGAATCATAAATATTTACATCTGTCATTTTCACTTTTAAATCACCTACTTTATCGTATAATTATAATTTTATTTTAATAAAAAATAAAAGCTTCTAAAAAATTAGAAGCTTTTATAATTATTTAATGAATTCAATTAAACTATTGTAAACCCAAATCTTTCAAGTTGAGATTCATCAATTTCTTCATCAGCTAATTTTGCAAAGAATTTTGCATCTTTAATAGCTGATTCTTTGTCATTATATCCTTTGAAAGCCCATTGTGGTGCATCTGCTTCAGGATCGCCGTAATATATAGAAACCGTTGCACTTTCTGTACCAACTTCTTCATCAGATTGGCCTACTAAAATTGTAGCAAATTCTCCATCTACTATCATAGGTGAACTACCATCCGCAAAATCATGAACTCCACCCCAACCTGCATGATCTCTACTATCAAAAGGTCTCAATGTGGTGCTTTCAACAACTTGTTCAATATCTTTTTCATCTTTAAGAATTGCAGATTCTATTTTAGTTTTCTTAAGAACTTCAATTTTATTCATGAGTTGTGGTGCAATTTTAGTATATAAATACTTTTCAATTTCAAGTCCTATTTTTTCAACATTTCTTATTTGTTTTATCTTATCGTAATATTCTTTTAATTCATCAGATTCAGGAATATTACAATCATCACCTAAACTAATTGTATCTCTTATTAACTTTTGAGGATATCTTTTTATTTCATTGCCGGCAACTTTTAATACTTTTAATGCTTGTTGTTTAGCATTTCCATACTCATCGCTTTCATATGCACCGTAGATAATATAATAAATACGACTAGCTATTTTATTAGCTATAGCGGTTGAATTCTCATCAAATACTTTTTTAATTTCTTTTTCATATTGTTCTTCTTTTTTCTTTTTATTGCCAAATATACCTTCTGTTTTTACATTATTTGATTCTTTTATCATTTGTAAATTTTCAAATAAATTCATCATTTTAAATCACCTATCCTATAATTTTTATTTATTTAATTTAATATTTATCAATGTTAACTTTCATTAATATATACATGAGTAATATTTTTTGAATCTGTATTATAAACAAATGTCACCCATTTATTTTTAATTTTACCTTCTAATTGAAAATGTCCATTATATTTCCAAGGAATATTTTTATTTTTTAAGTATTTAATGATATTATCATTTATAGATCCGGTTTGCCATTCAAATGTAAACAATGGAACCTTATTTATTTTTTCTTTAAGATTATTTAAATTTTCTAAAGATAATTCATCAGATATTAATTCGTGCAATTTTGTATAAAGATTATCTATAGACCCATCATTTCTTAATTCTTTAAAAACTAAATTACCTTTTGAATAAATTCCTTCATCCATAAGAGATACTTTTCTTAACATTTTGATTTCATTTATCATTTCTTTAATTTGTTCAGATGAATTAGAATTTAAAGCATTAGATATTTTAGTTTTATAATGATTTAAAAGTTTTGAATAATCAACATCTTGCGGAGGATTATGTTCAGGAAATTTTATCCATTTATCTTGTAATAAACTATAAATTCCATTTGTCATGTTACAAGCATTTATATCTTCAATATATAGTTCTACAGGTATTCCTTTAATAGTAATATCATAATCTGTATTAAATTTTGTTTTTTCATTGTTATAAAAAATTTGTGTTAATGTGTTATTTATACTTATATTATCAAAATCAGTTATAATATGCAAATCAATATCTGAATAATCAGTGTAATTAAAATCTGCATTAGACCCCAATAATAATACATCTATAACTTCTAAAGGAATATTATCTTCATGTAATTTAGAAACAAAAGTTTTATATATTTCTAATAACTTAACTTTTACATCTGACTTTAAAGAATTATTTTCCCAAATCTTAGGATTTAATGTATCATGATATTGTATCATAATATATTACCTCCTTTATACTCGTTCAATGAAACATTCATATGTTGATGTTCTGTCAAATAGTGTATCAATAACTCCTGCTACAAATTCTTTTGTTACTTCTTTACCATCTTTATAAAAATTATTAAAAATCAATAGTGTGAATTTAAATTTTTCACCAAGAGTAAAATTATCTTCAGCAATAGCATAATATTGATTTTTTGCAGTTTCTGGATTCATAGCTTTAATTGTTTTTTCTAACAATGACCCTAATTTTATAGTGCAATCTATATCATAATTAACATCAACTTCAATTTCATATTGATCTTGACTCATTGTGCTACTAACACCTGTTATATTAGTATCTTCAGTTTTATATTGTTTATTTTCATTTTCTAAATCAGCAATTAAAGCATCTCTACATTCTTTTGGAGATTTACTTCTTTCAAGTTCAAATAATTTATCCATTAATTCAGATGCACGAGCTTTATTAGTTTTTGCATAAGCATGAATGTGTAATGCAATTTCATCATAATTTGTATCTGTTTTTAATTCATTAACTAATTCATCAATGGAATTAAATGTATCTTCTAATTTAATGCTTTCATTTTTAGAATCCGCAATAGTGACATTTTGAATCATTACTTGCTCTCCAGAGGTTGTAATAACATTCTTAATAGCATTCATTGCTGAACCGAGGCCATGATACATTCTTCCATCTTCATTATTACCTATAAAATATTCATCTGACATTCTTATACTTGTTTCTTTAATTGCTAATTTTTCAACTGTTGATGCAATAGATTCTGTAAGTTTACCTTCTTCAGAATTGTCAAAAATTTCATTACCGAAAGTAGGAAGAGTAAATTCTGCATTAGCTCCATCTACGTTTTGTTTATGATTTGTTAAAAGTTGTTTATATAACATTGTAGTAAATGCAACCATATGATTCTTTTCTTCTTCAATAATAGCATCAATATTGGCTCTTTCTTCATTAGTAATACCGTTTGCTGAGCGTAGTGCTACATATTCAAGAACAGATGTTTGTTCTGAACGAATAGCTTGTGCTAATCTTACAATAAAATCAGAAACTTCCATATGATCTAAATCTACATCAATATTTACAAAACTAGAAGCCATTTGCGGATTACCCACAGGGGTAACTATTTTAGATTCTTTTACAATATCAATTTTAGAATATTTATATAATTGAATAGGTGCCATTTTTTGTGGATCTTCATACATATTATCTTCAGCATTTTCACAATCGGTATTATGTTCTTCTACTTCAATCACTTTAATTTTTTCTAATGGTATTTCTGTTCCATCATCATACACATATGGGTTATATTCTTTTAAATCTTCTGCACATTCAGGACATCTAAACACTATTAAATCATATCCATCTGATTTTAAAGAATCTACATCTATTTCATATTTATCAATTAAGTCTTGAGTAGATTCGGTTATAGATTCTACCGTTAAATCATCTCCATGAGCCATACTTATAGCATATAACAATAAACTTCTTTCTAATTCAGTCACTTCATTACTTGGCAATTCTTTAACAAATTCAGCAAATTGTTTAAGTTCTGTTTTTGTAAATTTTTTAAATTCTTCAGGTCTGCCATCAGCCATGACATTAAAAAATCTATCTTGAAGAATTTCCGGAATATCGTCAATATCTTCTTTTATAAATTTTTCCTTATTTAACTCTAATTTCATTTTTTCACCTTCTTTACCTTCTAAAGCCGTAGCTGCACTTGTGTATGTTTTTACTCCTTTTTTAGGGAGTGGGTCTCTTGATATACCTTTAGGATAATCTCCTTCAGTAATTTCATCTTTAGATAAAATCAATTTACCTTTATTTTTAATATATCCATATTCTTCTTTAGCACCTGTTGGCATATTGTCCCACTGAATCCCAGTTAATGCATATACTTCATCAATAGTATTATTATTTTTAAATATTTGAGTAGCTAATTCTTTTTGTTTTTTTATTGATTTGAAATAACATGGAATATTCGTACTGGAACCGGCTAATGTTTTACCTTTACTAGCCCCAATAAGCCAATATGGAGAATTAGATTCTTTTAATACTAACAATTGTTTTCACCTACCTTATTTATTTGAATTCATAGTTCCTTTAATAATACCTTTTAATTCATCTCTTGATTCAGACCCATTAGTTTTAACTCCTGATTTATTTAATATCTCTTTCATAGATGAATCATCTAATTTATCCAGAATGTTATCTGTATTATCTTCTAATTTTATGTTTGTATTTTTATATTCTAAAAATAAAACATTATCTGTGATTAAATTTGGTTCAAATTCATCATTATATTTTTTACTTATTTCCAATAATGAATTTTTATCAGCTTTAATAATAATAGAATTTTCAGTAGAATCCCATTCTATCTTATCTGTTTTGTATTGAGTTTTAATCTCATTAATAATATTGTCTATATTATCCTCAGAAGAATTTTCTAATATAGATTCTATTTTAACAGCTACTGTATCATTAGCTGTATTACTAATAAATAAATCATAATCTTCTATTGTATCAAAATAGGAATATTTGTTATGATTAATTCCTGAAACAACATTGATTTTACCATACATTGGTGTTATAATATAGTTATCAGTTTTAATTAAATCACTTGTTTCATTTAATTTATTACCTACAGTTTGTTTACTAATTGTTATAGACATTTATTATTCACCATCCTTAATATATAAATATTTAAAAATATCTGAAAACTCAGTGTATACGATATTTATTTTATTAAATGACCCTGTATTTACAAAGTCATTAATAGCATTCATTATTGAATTTATTCCTATTATTTGCGAATGTTTAACTACATCATCTTTGGTAGTTTTTATATAACAAAGCATTTGAGTTAATAAACTACCTAAACAAACCACTTGTTCATAATCATCTATTTGTCTTTTAGTAAAATTATTAAACAATGGAGTTTTATGTCTTTTAGAATAAATAAGATTAAACACTCCTAAATCTTTTAGAGGAATATGTAAGTTTATAAATTTTAAAGCTTTCATAGGAATATCGTTATCAAGTATATCGTCTACATATGTATCTATATTTGTGTCTTTTATGTCTTTAATTTTATTTAACATGAATAACATTTCTTTTTTTGTAAAAGTCATTGTATTAACCTCGTTTATTGTATATCTACGTCTGTATCTGTATCTGCGTCTATGTTTACTTCTTCAATTAGTTCTTCTTGTAAAATATCAAATAAATGATTATCTTGTAACATGTTTTGAACTAAATAATTTAATAATTTACGTTTGGTATCTGAAGAATAAGATTCTTCTTGACCATTTATAACATCCATTAAATCACGAATAATTTCCATATGTGATTTTAATTTTTCATCTCTTTCATTATCTTCAACTGCAGATGGAGATACCATTTTAATTGTAAAATTGTTAATGTAGTCAGTAACTCCTCTTCTATATGCGAATACATTTATTAAGTCGGTAATTCCATTTATATATGCATTTTGATATCTTTTTAATGTTCTACCATATCTAGCATCAAATTTTGTAAGAGATGTACCTGCTGATAATCCTCCACCATCATCATTTTTTTGTTTAACATATGCAACTGGAATGGGAAAGCCCATTGCAAATTTTTCTAAAAAGTGATCAATGTCTGCAAGTGCTTTAACATCCACATCTCCGCCCATAGTGCTATGAGTTATTGCTCCATTGCCTTTATGAGTAGCATGATAAATTATATTTTCTAACGGACCGGGATTTACTTGATTTTTATATTCTCCTGTAGATTTATCTAAATATCTATTTCTAGAAATTTTATCTCTTAATGTTTTTAATATTTCTTGTACATCATTGTCATCTGTATTTCCAACTTCTATCTGAATTAATCTAATAATTGCCGATTTAGACAATCTATTTAATAAAACTGAATCTTCTAATAAATTTAATTCGCTCCATGTTTTAAAAACATTTGCTAAAATAGAATTTCCTTCTTTAACGTCATATTCTTCTTCTACTTCGGTTTCCTTATTAGTTAATACATATTTGTTAGGAAATCTATTATATGCATCATTTATAGAAATGTGAATAAATTTATCAGCTGGTAATATCTTATCTGTTTTTTGAGCTACATACCCAATGTTAGATAATCTATTATTAATTTGATCATCTGTGTTCATTTGAATATAATATGCTGTTTTTCCATCTTTTATTAGATCAAACAGGCTTGCCGGATTTTTAACCATTTCTATTCTTTCTAATAAAGTTGATGCAGAAATATTTAAATCTGTTTGAGAATTTTCATCTACAATATCATAAAATAATTCCAAATATAAATCTCCATACTTACATAAAGAATATATATGATTCCAAGCGTGTTTATTTAATTGTAAATTTTTAATTATTCTATTAACAAATTCTGAACAATTTTCATCACTTGATTCAGCCCATATAACTTGAGAAGACTGATTATATTGAGTACAATCATCTGCATACATGTTCAATATTGATGCAACTCTTGAATCCTGACTCATTATATCAAATGAAGCAAATTTTTCATTTCTTTCAGATTTTAATAATCTAAAGTTATTTATTTCATTACAATTTAAAATATCTCCTATTTCATTATAAAACGATTCAGCAGATATTGGATCATAATATAGACTATTTTCATCGTTTTTATTATTAGTAACTCTCACTGATTCCTTTTTATTTCTATTAAAAATTCCCATAATTGTAATATTATCTCCTTTATATTTTTATGGAATAACTATGCATTGGTTATCTTCATTACAAACGTTTTGTGATAAATTTATAAACATAAAATCTTTATTTGCGTTAAGTAATGAATCAAAAATTTCTTTATTTACATTCATATATAATTTTTTTGTTCCATCTGTGAATTGTATAGCCAATGCTCCTATAATAGTATTTGTTTCTGTATCTTCACTTGTTTTACAAAATCCAAAAGATTTTATCTTTGATGGTAATACTTCGTGCATAGGTATGTTATAAAAATTTACACATGAATTTATACAATTACCTATTTCTGAATCAGTATTGGTAGGATACCCATTGCAACATTTGTTATTTGTCCAACTACATTCTGAACAATTTGCGTGATCACAAGTAAAAAGAGAATAAAATCTATCAATTGCATTTCCGCCACAAGCACAATTTTCAATAGGCATTATTTATATCTCTCCTTTTATAATTTAATATATATTTTTATTTTAATTAAAATAAAAATGTCTTAGAAATATTTCTAAGACATTTTTATTTATATCATTTTGATATTATTGTTCTCTAAGAACTGCTTCTCTTTTTTGTCTTTCATATTCATCTTCTGAAATAGGATATACCTTTTGTTTTCCACCATCTATATATAAATGTATTTTTCTGTTAGCTATTCCATTTCTATTTTTAGGAATAAACATTGTGGCAACCGGAGCCCCAGTTGATCCAGGTTTACCCATTGTTATCATTAAATCTATAATGTGTTGTTTCATTGAACTTTCTGATGCAGCATCCAATGTGAGTACTTCTTGATTAAAAAATGCTATTTTAGGTTGTGAAGCAATTAACATAACTGATTTATTTTTTACACCGAAAGATCGAATATGATTATAAATGGCTCCAGCATTATCATACATGCTGTCTGTAGATGGTTTTATATTTGCATCATAATCTATTATTATTTGGTCAAAATGCACATTATGAGTTAATTGTATTTTTTGTATTTCATTTGTTAATTGTTCTACAGTTATTAATCCTGAAGTTAAAGGTAATATCCAATTTTTATTAACAGGTGAATCCGGTTGATTCTTTAACACATTAATTAATTCTAATTGTTGCTCTAAAGACATATCTATTATTTCTCTTAATGGTTTTTCACTATAATTTGCTAAATATCTCAAACTTGCATCATAATGATTTAAATCTCCCAAAAATATATGTAAATTAGTAAAACCATCTTTTGTAGCACTCACACCTTGATTAACTAATGTTAATGTTTTTCCAACTCCAGGAGATGCAGACACCATGGTTAATGTGCCTGGAGTTAATGCTCCGTGATTTAAAGTTTTATTTATTTCATCTAAAAAAAATCTTATTTTTCTAGTTGTTTTTTCATCTCCAACAGCTGCTTCTCTTACTTTAGAAAAAGTATCAACATTTCCCATATTAAATGGTTGAGTTTGAACAATTGTAAAATTAATATATTTTCCTAATTTATTAGCTTCATTTAACCATTCAACCGTTTTTTCTGATTTAACCAAATTTATAACATTTGAAAATGTATGTTCTACACCATTTCTTTTTATAAACTCTTCGAAATAAGTTCTTTTAACAGTATCTTCTTTATCAATATATTCTTCTATATAATCACTGTTTAATTGTTTTAATAAAGATTTTATTCTTGATAAATCATTTGCATTTGTTATCAATAATGAGACTTGTATCATCATATCTTTTAATGTTGGATTTGCATTATTTATTTTATGAAATTCCACTAATGCATTATATAAAGTTTTATAATCATCTCCATAAAAGAAATTTTCTGACATTACAGCTTTTGTTGCATCATACATTTCATTATCAAAAATCAACATGGATAAAACTATATCTTGTAATTCTGATGAAATGCCTTTAACCATTATTCCTCTTTGACTCATAATTTATTATGTACCTCTTTCCTTATGATAAATTCATAGATTTTAATTGCTTTAATATGTCTAATATTTGATTTGAAATATATTTAATTGTTATATTTCTTTCTATCAATGCCACATCTTCGGTGGTTAATAAAATTTTACAATCTTTTGTTAATTCTTTAGTTTTAATAATATTTATACATCTATTATTAAAACTTATTAATTGTTGTTTTGTAATTTTATTTAACTGTTCATTAATTTTTATATCGCGATAATTTTTATTTAAATATTCTAAAATATCATCTTTAGATGGATTATTTATTTCTTCATGTAGCATTAAATTAATTATAATTCTTATCAATAAATTATGAAATTGTTTTTTAGAGTATATTATTTCTACTGACGGTTTATTTATTTCAATAATATTTGTGTTTATTTTTTTATTATTAGCTTTAATATTTTTTAAAGTTTCATAAGCTTTAATTTCTGCCAAATTTAAGTCTTCATCTAAAAAATCATTAAAATTTATAGGTTTATAATGTTTATTTAAAATAGACAAAGGAATTAAGTGAATAGGTATTTTATATTTTTTAATTAATGTTATTTCATTAATTGGAATAATTTTTAATAAATTACAAGCAGTGATATAATCATGTGTAACTATTAAATATGTAATTATATTACACTTAATTTGAGTTTGTAATCTACTTATGTGACATTGTGATACATTAAATTTGGAAGCAATTTGTTCCTGAGTATAACCTTGAATTAAATAGTCTATAAGTTTTTTATCTCTATCATCACGAGATACATTATTTATATAATCTGAAACTATTAAATCATCTATCACGTGTTGTTCATAATGTGGAAGTACATCTATTAAATCTACCTCTCCTTCTTTTACTGAAACATTTCTATCTATAGAATCTGTTCCGAATATATAGTTTGTAAGTCCTAATTTATCATCAGAGGTTAAATCTAATGAATTAAATTTAACATTTAAATCCTCAAGTGTTAAGTCACCGGTGTTCAATTCTTTTTTAATTTGATTACCTAAATCTATAAGTCTTCTTGTATATCTTATAGAATTGTTATCTCTTAAGTATTTTTGAATGTTGCCCCAAATGCTAGATACTGCATAAGTACTAAACTTATATCCGGTTGTTTCATCAAAATTATACGCTGCTTTTATTAAACCTTCTGTTCCTACAGAACTTAATTCTTCTTTTAGTTCTAAATCATGATATGCAAATTTAAAATATTTTTTCATAACATAATAAACCAAAGATTGATTTTTTATGATTATTTCATCGGCTTTTTCTTTTGTCATAGTTATTTCTTTCCTTTATTATAATTTAATATGAAATTTAATTTGATTTATAAATTTCAATAATGAAAAATAGTATATGCACTTACAATTATATAATAAAAAATAAGTGCATATAAAATTCTTTCTATTAATATATAATAAAAATTAATTTAGTTTTTTATTTAAATTTTTTACATAAATTCTGATTTATGCAATTTCATTATTTCTTGACAAACTTCTATAATATTAGTTATGTCTTTAAGTTTAATATGATGTTTTTTCATTATATCTTTATAATATGTCTGATCAAATCCGCATTTTATAACGTCATAAAATACATTTTTATATAATTGATCTGGAATTAAATCATTTAATTTATTTAATATATTATCTATTATCATTTGATTATCTGATCTTTCATAACCTTCTTCATCTATTGCATAAAAATTACTAACATCATCATAATCATCTACCACTTGAGCATCCATTGATACTATTTCATAACTAACATAAAATTTAATATCATCTTGAGTAAGTTTATTTTTAATTCTAAATTCTTCTTTTTTATCATCTGATAAATTTAAATATTCATGTATTTTATAAATTTTATTTAATGGTATTTTAACTATTTTATTATAATTTTGTACATAATTATTTAAAACTATTGATATACAATTATATGCATATGTACTGAATTTATTTCCACTATCTGGATCATATTTAGTAGCACAATCTACTAAAGTTAAATAAGCTTGTTGTTTTAAATCTTCAAAATCCACAACACCATTAAACCAATTATGAGCTAATTTATGAGCAATACCTAAATTTTCATGTACTAAATATTCTTTTTCGGGAGTAAGTTTCAAACCTTTTGGATATTTTTTATACATATTACATCACCTCTTTATAAGATCCAATTACTTATACTACTTTTTATTTCATTATTTTCATTTGATGTAATATTGTTAGTTGTAGTTGTATTTATTTCATGTGTTAAATTGTCTAATCCTGCTGCAATTTTTAAAATTTCTCTTTTACTTATATCTCCATCATTAGGAGATAATGTATGTATTGTTGTTAATACATCATTATATTCACTTTCATGTGATATTGCATTATAATACGCTCCTGCGCATGCATCTGCGCCATCGCCGTGACCATCTCCTGTGTTTTCAGGATGACTAAATTTTCCGGTTTGATTATTTCTTTCAACTTGTAATAATTCTCTTTCTAAAATTGGAATATTTAATAGTTTTATTCTTTTTTCTATCAAACCATTTCTAAAAGATAAATAAATGTCTGGAGTTTTTTCGAAATGTAATCTTTCTACATTTTCAAAACCTTCTAACATCAACATTTGTCTGGTATCTGCACTTTGATAACCATCCGTTGTAATCCCACAAATATTAAAGCTATTTTGTCGTAAATAAGAAATAAATTGTCTAGTTTTGTGAAAGCTTATTTCTGAATTTTTAGGACATTGTATTTCTATGTTAAAAATATGTTTGTATATAGTTTGATATGTTTTTATAGTTTTATTAGCAACCATATCAAATGTTTCTATTTTTTCTCTACCTAACATGCACACAGCTCCAATACCTGTTCTATCTCCCGTTAATGATGTATCTATGTGAATAAATGTTGGTTTTTTTCTTATTTCTCTTGGAATTTCTTTTAATATAAAAAAATCGGAAATAGCTAATTCATCATGAATACCTGTTGAAATTACACTTTGAGTGAATGGATTTTCATCTTCACAATAACATTGTGAAATAATATCATAATTCAAATATTTCGTAACATAAGAAAGAGAAACAGCTGCAATATCCATTAAAGATCTATCCATATCTAAAACGAATTTCTGTTTCTCTTCTACTGGTACTTCTAATATAGAATATCCTTGTTTTATATAATCATCTATACTTTCATTATCAGGGATGATTTTAGATGGCAATATATCTCCACCTATAGCTAAATTAAACATATTTCCAGAATAACCTGTTTTTTCTGGAGGAACTATATTCCATACTTTATCATCTACTATATAAAAATTTAATTGGTCTTTCATCTTTTGAGCGTATTGCTCCAAAAAGTCATATTCTGATTTTTTAGATGAAATCATAAACAACTTACCGTGTACATATCCTTCTACACGGAAACGGTTTGTAATACGAGTATTAATAGCTGCATAGGTTTTCATAATTTTAGATTTTTCCATAGATACATCTTGTCCAGCAGCAAAGTTAATTTCATCAAGTATAGCTGCAAAAATATCCTGACCAATAGCATGACTATCTCGTGAACCAGCTTCAAATCTTATATTCTTATCAGGTATGTATCTTACGTGTTCTCTACCAACCAATCTACCTCTTTCTAAAAACCAAGGAGAAGTAATTATCATGTCTATAAAAGGTTGTAATAATACTTTTTCCGCTAAATCTTTAGTGTTATTAAAGAATAATATAACAATAGGTTTACCTACAGGTTTGTTATAAAATAATTGTGGATTTTTCAAACACATTAATCTATATGATAAATAACATAAACCTAATTTGCCTGCTTCAGATTTACCAAGACCTATACCTCCAGTAAAACATATTTCACTGTATTGATATGGATCCATAAATATATTTTTTAATTCTTGTCTCCAACGAGGATAAACTATACACGATTTATTATCTGGATAAAAATAATTTCTCATATATCTTTCATCATCTATGAATGTATCTAAGTCAACTGGAATTTCATCCCATATATCATTTACTAGTGTGCTATATGTATCTGAAGTTCCAGCGGTTATGTCATGCAAAATATTCATGACTTGATGTTTTTCTAAATCTGATAAATTATTTAATAATTCATCAATTTCATCCATTATACATATTTCACCTTCTTTTAACATTAAACTACCTAATCTTTATTATATATAATAAAAATCAGTATCAAGTATTATTTATTTTTTCATAAAAATATATAAAAAAATAAAAGTGATTTTTTAAAATCACTTTTATTTAATAATACTTTAATTATTCTAATGGAAATTTCATAAAATCTTTTATAGATTTTAAATTGTCTTCAATTAAATCTATAATTTGATGTAAATATGTTAATTTTTCATCGTCATATTCTTCACTATATTCACTTGCAGCTTCACCAATATTATCTAAACAATCATATATATTATTCATGTATTTGGATTCTTTTAATGATTTGTTAGATGTTTTTTTCATATTAATATCTTCTAATTCTTCTTTATCATTCTCATCAGTGACATATTCTATAGCAATCATTTCATTATTTTCTTTAATCGATTCTTCTAAGTCATAATTTTGAACCCAAGATATAGCTTGTTCTAATGTTTCACATTCCCAATCTTCATAACCAACTTCAGGTCTATAATCATCAGGTGTAAAACATCTAAATACTTCGTCACCTGAACTATCGGTTCCTTGATAAATTTTCCAACCTTTAAGTTGTTTAATTTTTTTACCAAGTTTTGGTTCTTTCCAATCGTCAAATGCTTCTAACATTAAGTCTTTTAAATAATTAGTTTTAAATTCATTCACTTTAGAATCATTTACATTTTCACCATTAAATTTATTTTTGCCGGTTGATACTGCAATATTTTCTTTAGGAATATCATATTGCTTACATATATTCTTGATAATGTCTGTTACAAAAGGTTTTTCATTATTAGCAAAATCTTTATCATATGAAGCATTATATCCATAACTATATTTTTCTTTATATATGACTTTATTTTCAGTATCTCTAATTTCTACTATAAAACCATCTGCATTAATTGAAGAATTCAGATAAATATCTAAAAAGTTTTTAGTTGATAATAATTCATCTTTTGCAATGTCTTTTTGAGATTGAGCAGTATCACCACCATAAATAGATGCTAATTCAACATCATCCCATTCTTCTTGAATAGGAATAACAGATTCATATTGATCATCAAAAACATCTTCATCCCATTCATATGCTTTTAAAACATTTAATATTCTTTCTTCATTAGAAATTAAAAGTTGTATAATTTTGTCACCGATAAATTCGGCATCATTATTTAATGCTTTCATATCTGCATCTGAATCACTTAATGCTTCTAAACTTACTCCGTTCACATATTGTATAACGTTTGCCGAACAATCAATAGATATATCACTATATGGATTAATGATGAGAGTTTCATTATCTAGTAAACGCTTAGCTTCGGGAGTGTCTTTATTTGAAATAAAATTAACAATTGTATCTTCATCTAATGTGATGTTAGCTTTATACCAATATCTTCCTCCGCTATAACCTAATGAAGGAATTAATTCTAATGTATTTACTTCAACGACGTTTCCATTAAGAATTTCATTTATTATTTTTAAAAATGCATCAGATGCACCACCATATAAACGTACAGGATAAATTCCGGATTCATTTAATTTTTTAGACTTATTACTATTTGATTCATTGTATTCTTCCATGTCATTTTCGTTTCTAATATATATAACAATTCTATCTGTAAATTCAAATGAAATAAATCCGAATGGAGTATATGTTATATAGCTATTACTTTCTTCATCATATTTGTATTCTTCATTATTTTTTATATCATTTATAAAATCTTCATAATTTTCAACATTGATAATACTAGCAACATATTCTATTGAATTATCTGACATTTTTTCTTCATTACAATACTTAATATCTGTTGCTATAAAATTTTTAAGAATTTCTTGAAAAACAGTTTCACATTCAGATTTTAAATTATCATTTTCTAATAAATCACCTTGGTAATCAACCACTTCAATTGTGATCATTTTATTTTCATTTGATAGTGTAATATATCCAAAATCTTCATATTTAATATATTCATTAAATTCATTTAATTCAAATCCAGTGTTTATTAAATTACTAAATGTTTCATCATATTCATTATCAATATTTTTAATATTTGCAACATATTGAATTCCATCTTCTATTTTAGATTCATTAGTATATTTAATATCTGTCGCATTAAAATCATTTAATAATGATTCAAAATGTTCTTTTCCATTCATTTTATTTTCCTCCTTACTTCCATGAAGCACGTAATATTAAATCTTTATTTTCAGTATAATCATCATTTACATAATAAATTGTTCCATTATCAACCCAATATTCAAATTCTTTATCTTCAACAACAAATTGTAAATCAGATATACTAATTATTTCATTATGTCTTTTATAATCAGTTTTAACTAATTTATCATTCACATAATATTTAATAGTATATATAGATTTACTTTCAATTAATTCAGTGATATTATTTAACACTGTATTTAAATTAGTCAATTGTTGTTGAATATTAACATATTGATTATTTCTCACTTGTCTTTCATTATCTAAAGAATTAAGATACTGTGAAGATTGTAAATCTTCTATTTTATCATTTATTTTTTCTGCAATATGTTGATTTTCTAATTTACTTTTTTCTACAAGCATTTTTGCTTTTTCCAAGTTATTATACATATCAACTAATTGTTCATATGGAGGTATAGGTGTTAATCCATTTAATTTTAAACCTTCTTTAACAATCATATTAAATGAATCAGATTTAAAAACTAAATTAGAACAATCATTTGATGATATAGGGGTACAACCACAATTAGTTAATTGCGCATTATCATTTTTTCTAGCAGCAACAAATTGACATTGTAATGTACAAGCAACATCTGTCAATGAAGGAGGTAATATAAATGTTCCATTATTTATTCCTATTCTATAAGGTCTGTTTTCTTTTATTATTATAAGTTGATAAAATGAATTATCAAATAAAGGATGAGTTATGTTTATGATTCTTGAATTCATTTCGCCTGCATATGCAACTGGCTCTAAAAAATCACCTGTAACAAACCCATTTTGCAATATAGTAATATCCATGTTAACACCTCCATTTGATTATATTTCTGCAACTCTAGTGATATTTTGTGCCCAAGAAGTCCAAGTTACAATTCCATTAGATATAGCTCCAGTTCTAAACCAACTATTATCACCATCAACCTCATATGCAGTTTGTATAACAACGGAAGTAGAATATTTAGTAACATCTAAAATATAAGCATTATTAGCTTCTGGAAAATTAATAGATTTATTATTTGCAAAATATTTACCTTCCAATATTATTTCATTTGCATCAATAATAGACGGCTTAGGTTTAGAAATATTTAAAGCTGCTTTAATAAGAACTATATCTTCTTTTAATTCAGCTATTTCATTATATCTAATATCTTCTTCATTTTGTAAAGCTGTCATTAGTTTATGATACGCCTCATATGCGTTAAAATCATTATTAGAATTATAATTAAATATTGGATAATTAGAATGATTATGTATCATATGTGGATGAGGCATAGGACCTTTTATAAATGAATCACAAGGATAATGAGAAGGTTCTAATTTTGTATTATTTTTTACAATAAAATTCCAAGGCTCAGATTTGAATAAAATATTTCCAGTTACAATATCTATTGCAATAAATGAACATTTCATATATCCGTTATTTTCTATTTTTAATCTTACTCTATCATAAGAATCTAATTTATCTCTATAAATAGTTGAATTGTATTTATATTCTAAAAAATATTCTACTCCATTTGCATCATCACTACCAGAAAAAATAGGATGAGTAATGTGAATAATTTCTGAATACGCTTGTCCTACATATCCAACAATCTTACCTTTATCACCTGATACATCTCCAGTTTGAAATACAGTTAAATTAATCATAAATTTCACCTACCAGATTCTTTATTTTTAAATCAGAATTATTCGGTTGTATTTTCTTTAGTTGATATATTAGAACATATATCTTTTAATTCTTGAAGGGTTTTTAAGCCTCCTACAACCTCATGTAATCTTTCAATTCGAATATTTTTCGCTTTATCTAATTCATTTAATTCTGTTATAATTGAATTTCTTTCTTCTACTAGTTTATTTACTTGTTCATCAATTAATTTTTGCATATTTATTTCTCCTTTTTAATATAAAGTATTTATCATTTCGTTTAATAAGTTATTATATAATGTTGAATTATATTTTTTAATAATATCAAATAAAGTAATTATAGACATTTTTTCTATAATAAATGTTTCATTAGATAAATTTTCTGATTTAAACTCTTTATTTGATAAAAACATATAATATTCATTTTCCTTTAATAATAGTTTTAATAATTCTAAAACTTGAGCACAAGTGAAATAATTTAATATTTTAGATGTATCATTCATTTCCATTTGAATCACTCTCCTCAGGTTCGTTATTTGCAGAATTATTTTTATCATCTACATCATCTTTATTTTTTATAAATCTACCAGATTTATCTCTACTTAAATTCATATTAAGCAATCTATCATATGATTTGTTATTAACTTTAAATTCTAATAAATTTATATTATATTTTTTTACTATAACATCTAAATTAGCCATTATGGTTCTCATTATTTTATCAGATATATGTTCCATAAATTTATTAGATCTCAATAATGTATATAAATGTTTACACATGCTTCCTATATCATTATTAGGATTTCTTATTTTTTTTCCATTTGAATTTTGTAACTTGCCCCATTTAAATTTTCCTTGAGTTGCAAAATATGCATATCTATACTTAAAATCATCACAGGTACAATCTATATAAATATCATGCTTATCTAAAGATGATTTTAATGTTTTTTGAATTAATTTAGAATTAACATTATGAGTGCTATCAATTTTAGCATTGTCAATTAAATCAGATAAAATTTTTGCAAAAGCTATACTATCTTTATAGGTACTTCCATTTCCGTTAATGTCAACTGTTACAACTAGCCAATCATTTAAAAATGCATTTGGATCTACTGATAAATTATTAATACTATAGGCTTTTGATCTTTCTATTCTTTCAGGAGTTTCTCTTTTTTGTTTAAGTAATAAATCTCTTCTATTAGCTTCTAAAAGATTTTTCAAATAAATATGAATCATAAACAACAATCCTTATATTCAACAATATTCTTCATAAATTAACTCACTATTTCTAATATACTCTATTAATGTGATAAGAGTATTTTCATTATTTTCATCCAAAATAGTTTTTATTTTATCATAATGCTCTTTGATATCAGATAATTCTAAATTATTTACTTGTGTTCTAATAACAAATTGTTTTAATGTTTGCTTATTAGTTTTATCACTAATTGTAACATTAAGTGAATATTTATTTATTTCATTATCTATCACTTCAACTGTTACTAAAGGAATAAATTTATTTTCACCATAAATAGTATTTATACATTTTTGATTTCTATATACTAATTCTTCATCTAATCTTCCTAATCTTAATGGAGGCTCTATTCCTTCTCCTTTAGTTACTTTATAGCATGATTGATATGTTAAAGTATATTTTTCATGAATGGCCATTTTATCACCTCATCTTTTTTAAATCATTCCATAATTCATTATATGTTGGAAAATTACTAATAAGAGCATCAAAAGTTCCACGAGTTAGCATGCAATTTTCACCTAAATTATTATTTTTTTGAAATAATTTTAACGCTTTTTTATATCTTTTATCTTCTAAATAATTTTCATCCAAAGATGCATTTTGAATATTATTTAATATTATTTTTGTAAATAATACTCTTATTTTCATAGGAGATATAGAAAATTTTTCAAATGTTAACATACTGCCTCCGTGTCAATTAAATCCATTAATTCACTATTTTTAACTATAGCTAATATTGAATATTCATCGACTATGAGATATTCTTCATCATATAGCTTATGTTTGAATTTTTTTTCCCAAACAGGAGAATATCCTAATACTACATAATCCCCCACTTTTAAATCTTTTGTATCTAATGTTTCTTCAGGTAAAGCTATAACACGTGCAAATACTATTTGATTTGCAGCAATTTGTTTTGGGATTATTATTCCTTTAATAGTTTTCTTTTCTTGTATTTCTTTAAGTATTATATGACCTTTTAATGGTTTCATTATTATAGTAATCTCCTTTTTTTATTATAATTTTATTTTATTTATGAAATAACTCGGTGTATATAATTTTTGGTATCTGTAGAATCTAAATCAGCAGTGGTTAATAATCTATTTTTATTCCACAATGTAGATGTTAAATGGATATCATATCCAGCAATACCTTCTTCGTGCCAAATAGATGATATTTCGCATTTTGATTCAAATTCATTTGTTTTTATGATTATATAAGCATTATTATCTTCATAATCATCTAAAACATATTTGCTACAAATATAACCATTTTCCGAATATATAGATCTAGTAGCTTCAAACACTCCATTGTCCAATAAATTTTCTGAATGAGTATATATTAATTCATCCATGTCATTTTTTACAACAGAAGATGCATCGGATAAATATACACTCACAATGTTTACTATCGCTGTTGTATCGGTTACAGGTCTTATAACCATCATTGTTTTTATTATTTTAGTACTACTTTCATTTTCATATTTATAGCAATTTATACTATATTTAAAGATTTGTGAATTAACACTTGGAGTAAAATTAGCTTTAACCGTCGGATATTTATTTTTTTCAATTATATACATGTCGCCATAGTTATGCCAAGTACCATAATAATGAGCGCATCCTTGAAATTCACTATAATCATTTAATTCATCAACAAGTTTTTTATCAACTGTTAAGTGCAATGCACCAAAAGATGTAGATAAATCTTTATAAGGCATATGGCCATTCGGTATAAATAAAAAACCATTATCCAATTTAGATTCTACAACTAATTGTTGATAAACATTATCCGCAGAAATTTGTCCTCTATTTATTCTATTAGTGTCTCTAATAACGACCGAGCCATCACCTAACAATCCATTATTATCTATTATTTTATCACCGTAAATTCCACTTATTGAAGTATCAGTATTTATAACAGGAGTATAATATTGACCATTATATGTTTGTGAATATTCTATTCCATATGTATTATAAGCAGTATTATCTCCTATTTTTAACACCCATCTTGTATCAAACAACCATAATGAATTACTTTCTATTACATAATAAAATTTTCCAACAGTTGGCTTTATATCATTTACTCTTTGATTATCTGTTTGTAAAATAGTAGCGTTAAATCTTAATCTATTTTGTATAGCAGGACCATGATCTTTATACAATATTCTGCTATCAGCGCAATAATACATTTTTCCAAGAACAGGTTTTAAGTGAAGCAAGTCATTTTGATTACACCTTATAATCGCAGCCAAGAGCGGTTCACCACCTTATAAATAATTATAATATAGTTATATTTTAAAAAAATCTTATCGTTCTGCAGCGATAAGATTTTTATTTTTATTCATGGTTAATAGTTGCTAATATATTTTTAACTGTATCTAAAACCTTTTGTTTAGATATTTGCGACTGAAATACGTTTACATTTTGATGATTATCAATTTTATTAATTATTAGTTGATCTGTAATATCACCATTTAACCCTAATTTTAATATTATATTATTACATCTATCAATAGTATTATTTATCATATTTATCATTTTTTCTAATAAAAATATATTTACATCATCATCATCTAACATTTCATTGGCTTGTTCATAATATTTATCTAAACATTTCATTTGTAAATCATGTAATTTTAAAATAGTCGGTAATTGACTATATGCTTCGGCTAACATAAAAGTATTAAAATTATTTACTAATGTTTGTTTATTTATATCTAATTCTACATTTTCACCTTTGGATATACTCTCTAATATTTTATCTGCATTATCTTGTGAAGTTAAAGAAATTATATTAGCGTTAGGTGTATGTTCTACAGTCGTGTTATCTTCTATCATTTAGTCACCTTCTTTTCATTATAACGTCTTTGTTGTTGAGCTATTTTCATTTTCTCTTTTGTTTCAATAGATCTATTTAATTTTGCATAATAAGTTTTATTATAATTACCATTAGTTTTGTTATAAATGTTTTTTATTCTTTTCTTATGAACTTCTGGCAATTCACCTGGATGATTTACATTATATTTTTCATTGCATGTAATCTTTAATGATTCTACTATATTTGCATTTATTAACTTTCTATCTTTTTTTAAATTATATTTTTTAATATAATAATAAAGAGTAGACGGTGCTATGTTTAGCATTTTTGATATTTCCATTTTTGTTTTATTATGTAAAATATAATGATAATATAAATAATTAGAAAATTTATAATCAAAAATTGCAGAATATAAAGCATTACATGATTTATTTAAATTAATGGTAATTTTTTCAAATGCATTAGAAATGCTTTTAAAATCATTAGCATTATCTAATTCATTATTTAATAAATTTAATAATTCATCATTTTGCATCATCTGCTTGACCAACTTCTAAATCTTTTTTATATTCTTCTATACAATCAATTAAAGCTGCAGTCATAATGCAATAATTTGCTAAATCTAAAATAGTATCTTTAATACTTTCATCGTTTACCATTTGTTTTACCTTCGTTAATGATTCAATTCTACCCATTTTATCTCTAAATCTTACTATAGGTGCTAATAAACCATAATCTGAAAATGTATCTTCAAATACACTTCCATAATCATTACCTTTTCTCTTTCTTAAATCTTTTAGTTGATCACATATTTCTCCATGTCTTTCTAAAAGTCTTTGTTTATTTACATGTTTAGCAAATTCTACTTCTTTATTAACTTTAAAATATTTTTCATTCATTATCTATTTTCCTTTCACTTTGTATTATAAACCTAATAATTTTCCATGTGTAGTTATAATAGTTCCATCTATTTGTATATTATTTTTTAACAAATATCTTTCTTTCCATAATTTAATATCTGATTCTAAATGAGTTATCATGCTTTCATATGTTTGTTTAGTTTCATTTAACTCATGTATAGCTAATTCTTTATCTGCTTCATTTTGTTTTTTAAGAGCAATTATTTCAGATTCTAAATCTTGTTCTCTTTTTTCATGCATTTTAATAGTATCATTATCTATGGTTGATTTACCATTCAACATTGCGTTATCTTGTTCTAAATGAGAAATTTTTAAATTTAATTCATCTATTTCATCCATATGCATATTAACTAATTTATTTATTTCTCTTTGTTTAAATTCTTTACCTATTCTAAACATTGTTAATTCACCATATGTAGCTTGAGATGAATTATAATATTCTACTTCAGTTGTATTATCTATTACTTCTCCATTTAATTCTACTTGTCCATTAGGAAGTTGTTTAACTATTAAATTGCCATTAGCACTTGCAGCTTTTATTAATTCTTCATTTAAATATTCTATTTGATGTTGTAAATTTTTAATTATTTCATCTTTATCTTCTTTATCACGTTTGAAATTCATTATTCTTCCTCCTTAACAACTAATGGTTTATCTAAAGTCCAATCATTAGGAACTACCTCAAATTGACTAATCATGTCTAATATTACTGCTAATTCATTTTTTGTAACCACATCTACTATTTTACTTCTAGATTCAATATGATTTCTTATTTTATTTAGCTTATATAATAAAATTTTATTATCAGCTATCACGTATTGTAAATTATCATTCATTTATTTCATCCTCCCTTATATCTATTCCTTCATCTATAATTTTCGCTTGGTTTAATAATTCATTTACAGGCATTTTTATTTCTTCATTTAAATTATATTCATTTATGGATATAGGAAAATCGCAATTTCTACACACATATTGTTCGTTTATAATTGAATTTTCTTCATCTATAGTTTTTAATCCTGTATGAATTATTTTATCATATGATGTACAACCACACCTTTTACATTTAAAATTAGTAATTTGTATAAAATTAATATCACTCATTTACACAACACCTCTTATATATTAATAATAGTTTTATGAATAATATATTATTTAAAAAAATGGAGACTTTTTAGTCTCCATTTTTTAACTACATGTAGATAAAATATTATCCCAGATATCTTGTATATAATTACTTGTTATATTTTTATAATTAACATTATTAATGTTTGAGTGTCCTTGATTTATATCAATTGAATCACCAATAATTAAATTATAATTTTTATCTCTATCTAGAAAAGTATTAAATTTAGCTGGATTTATGGGTAATACAAATTTATTATTAAAAACATGTTTTCCAGTAAAATTAATGTTCCTTATATATTCCAATAATTCAATTAAGTGTGTATTTAATTCTTTAAAATCATCTATAGTTATAACTTTTCTATAGTATTTATTTCTATCCCACATTTGAGGATGTGGTTTATTTTGTACATTTATATTTTGAGATATATTTTTATTATCCATGTCATCCCATCCGGCACATTTATAATTTAATGTAATAGCACGATTATCATCATTATATGGAAGAGCTAAATGACAATATGGTCTTTTTACTATTTCACTTTCAGGATGAATTTCATTATGTTTTAATTTACAATATAATTTACTCATATTTCTTATGATATAATCTATATATAAAATATCCCACATGGTGTTAGAGAAATTACTTAAATTATCCGGAATTTCTTTAACATTCTTGTTATAAGATACTTTATATTGACTATTATATGGAAAATCTTGTAATATTTTATTTAATTTATAGTTTTTATTATCACTGTCTGTAATTCTAATATCTTTAATGTTGTAATCTTTAGAATTAGGAATTATAGCAGATGCATCGTGATTACCATCTCCATATAAATTAGGTAGTGTAGTGTAACCATTTATATCATAAAGTTTATTGCATGAACCTGGATAAGAATCTTGAATAAAATCCCTAAACCCTATTATTATGTCGGTATAATTTCTTACAGGAACAAAATAGTCAGTGCCTTTATCACCCCACCATTTTTTTCCACCATCCCATGAACCACCATGCCAATTAGACCATTTCATAGAACTATTCATTCCTACATATTTATTCTTCCATCTAAATTGAATGTAATAGCCTTCAGGATAATCTGTATAAATAGGTACCCATTCACCTTTTGAATTTTTTATTTTTGCATTTAATAAATTTACTTCTATAAATCTATTTTTATATTTTTTGTTATTTGGAACCGGATACCCACCTGTTACTACATCTAAATCATTATCATCATCTAAATGATCTAATTTTTTACTAAATACATTCCAACCTTTTTCTTTGCACATTGAATATGAAATAATATGCAATTTACCTAATTCATCATGACTAGTAATTTTGTTCAAATTAGTTTTCATATTATTAGGATATCCATATGGTTCTAATTCATTTATTTTGCCTATGTGAATTTGAATATCTTCAAATTCAAAATCATCGGCGGTGTCTCCATCATAACTGTCTAACATTCCATTAGAACAATGTTCTATAGTACCTTTATCAAAATTACCATCATCTGTTTGTACGACACTTCCTGCAGGATTACTGTCGGGTTTTAATGTTCTAAATGATGGCATTCTTAATATCAATTTAAATGAATTATCAAGCCAGAATCCTGGACCTTCATTTATTTCACCACTTGAATGATTATATAATTCATTATCTACATTTGGAAAAACGATAGCATGATCAGTACTGGTTATATCACAATCATCACAAGGTCGTTTAGTAATACTTGAATAATCTACAAAAGAACCTTCAGGAGTATCATCTGACTCAGTTATTTCACCTATACCTTCAGTAAGTTGAGCAATTTGCAATTGATTAAATCCTACATATGGATTAGAACCTGCAAAATAATATTTATTTATATTTTCATATGATTCAGTTATTGTACCACCTAATATATTATTATTAAGTGTACCTGATAGTCCGTTAAAATCAAATTCATTTATTAAATCATTTGTATATATAGGAATTATAACTAAATCATAAGATAATCCCACTTTTAAAGTATTATCATGAGTTAATACCTGACTTCCAAAAAAGTCATTTAATGTTGATATTACATTATTTTTTTCATTAAATACTTCTGCATAACCTTTTACTAAATTATTAAAATTCAATGGTATTCTTTTAAAGCAATGCCCTGTAACTTTTTCTCTATCTTTTATATTCCAACTTGGTGGTGGATCTATTGCTCTAGTATTTTTATCTATTTTACTAAAAGGATTTGTATAACTACTTATAAGTTTATTTAATGAATCTCCATCATCAGTGGTATTAATTTTTTCAGTTGAAGGAGCACTGCAATAAGTAATAACTACAGGACCTGCATCTTTTATACTTTTAGATCGTATTTTGAATATATCCGGTTTCATATAATAATTTGCAGGCTGTTTATAATAATTCCAGTGTCCAAAAGTGTTAGTGAAATATTGCATTTCTTCATCATCAGAATTCGGTAAAACTGGATCACTTGGGATAAGTAGTATTGTGTATGCGGTACATATACCTGAACCACCTAAAAAATCTAAATTTGTAGCATCTAATGCATCTAAATCATTGCTTATAGATTTACTTGGGTCTGTATCTGCATCTATGTGATAGTTTTCATATACCACATTATTTGCATTACCACCATTTGGAGGTACCGTGTTATATAACTGGTATTCAGCTAAATGAGGATAATATACATTTAAATAATATCCAGTTACAGTCCGTAAATGTGTATCACTAAAACCTTCTCCTAATGCAAATTGAGCTACATAATGAAAACCACTCATAGCGTCATTTTCAGTAAAACACCAATTTGGATCACAATGAGTTATCTGCGTGTCATATTCATCTCTAACTTTTACTAATTCTATAGTTCTAGTTCCTGCAAATATATTTATAAGTTCTTGTCCATCATAAATTGTGTCGGATAGTAATTGAGGTTGCAATAATGGAGTTCTTCTAACAAATATGGGAACTTCTAATCCTCCAGATTTAGTTTTTTCTCTACTTATGTTACCATTTTTTAATAATACTTTAGATGAAGCATCATCTGCAGATAAACATCTTCCCCAGCCACCATTATCTTCACCATAAACTTCTGATAATCCACATTCATTTCCGTATCTTACATAGTGTCCATGTTCATTAACTATCATGTTTGGATCCCACGGATATATTTCTGATTCATTTATTTTTTCAACGAATATATTATCTTTAGTCAAAATATTTGAATAAATTTCATATAAATTTTCAGCACCTGATGTGAATTCTGCTCTTAGTGCTCTAGATCCAAAATGAATAGCATAAGTAACATCTTGAATATTTTCTTCATTATGCTCATCTATACTATCAAAACATTTAAGTATCAATTCTGGATTTCCTTCTTCATCTAAACTCACATCATATTCATGTGCTTTTATTGTTTTCAAATTAACTTTTATAACAAATTTAAATTGAGTATTTATCCAAGTTTTAAAATATAAGTAATGGGTAGTCCTTACATATGGAATGCAATTAGATTTAACATCATCTATATTGTTGTTGTGATTAGTAAAGCCAATACCTCCTGAATTAGGAATATTGTTTTGATCTTTGCTAATTATACCATTTTCACAATCTAACATTGTAGGTATTCTTGTATATAATTCTCCATAATCTTTTGGAATAATCAATTTATTACTAAAATATTTACTATATTCAATATGGCTATAATAATTTGTATTAGAAGAACATTTAGTAGTATACATTGCAGGATAACCTGATGAATATGAAGCATGTCCAGTAGTAATACCTGCAAATTCATTAATTGTAAATCTTCTAAAATAATTACTATCTTTTGATATTAAATTGTCATATTTAAAATTCGGATCTTTTATTTCATTATAAAAATATGAATTTTGAATGTTATCGTAATAAACTAATTCTTCATGACTTCCTATTAAAAATGATTTTTCTGCATCTGCTTCATTTTTATTATATATGGTGTTTTTACCACTATATGGTCTATGGAAATATCTTAATATATCTTTAGTAGTATTATCATTATTCATAAATTCTTTAAGTACATTTCCACGATTATCTTTATATGCGTCAGGAATTTCATCTTTATCATGTTGAATTTTTATTTCTTTAACATCATATTCATTATTATTTAATGATACGTTACTTGCATTAATAACTACTTGCCATCTATATGTATTTCCTAATGGTTCTAATAGTTTCTTTCTTTTTGTTTCAGTACCACCGTTACCTATATATCTTCTATAAATAATATTTGTTTCAGGCCATATATTAGGCGAATGCACAACTTTATGTGTTACATTTTTACCATTTTCTAAATATTTTATTTCATGAGGTGCATTTATTTCATAATAACTATCATTTGAAAAATGAGATAAATAATTAGTAAGAGCATAACATCCACATTCACCTTTATATAATTCATTACCGTGATCATCTTTTATTATATATCTGTCAGTAGATTCATTATCCCCTTGTTTATTTATATGGGTATAAAAAGCATCATTTCTTATATCATTGTATGTTTTATTTTTAAGTTCACAACCGTACACTAAAGGTATATTTTTCTTAGATAATGATTCAGTATATAAATATTCATTTTTATAATTAATTCCATCTTCATATACATCACGTTTATAAATGGGATCTATATAAATATATAATTTTTCAGACATAATTTTAGGTTCACACTCACACTCTTTATCATGAGAAACATATCCTAAATTATAATATGAATTAGCTAAAGTAAGCAATGTATCATAAAATTTTCCAGTTCTTACTCTAGTTTTATATTCTTCTACATTCAATGGTATATCTGGATAACCTGCGCCTAATGTATGAAATTTCCAAATCATATTTTCAACACATGTTTTATACATAGATAATATTCTTGTCATGGTGTTTTGAACACCACCGATAGTGTTTCCTAAACAATTACCTTTAGTTTGATATACTAATTTATTAGATTCTGAATCAGAAGTAAGTCCTATAAATGCATTATTATCTATCCCAGCTATGTTTTTAGCTAAATGTCTGTAATTAAAAGTAATCCATTGATTAGCAGAAATTTGCGGACTAGTAGGATGCATTGTTATTAAATTACTTTTAGATGTAAATGAACATGTAGGAATAAAAAATGTATGATCTGCTTCTGAAAATCCAGGATATACTTGATTAACTAAACTTTCATTTAATGCAACATTAGTTGTACCATCTTCAGGACCATGCCATTTTAATCTACTGTCTTCATCATAATACGGTTTATCATCTCCAAATTTACTACTATCATTATAAGGATATTTGCCTCCATATAGTGTAAAACGCGAATAATCATATTTTCCGCTATTGCCATTACTTTTTCCATATCCGTAAATAATAGGATTAATATCGCCGTATTTTTCATATATAGCTCCTGCAGCAGCTCCATGAAAAACTCTAGCTTTAACTAAGTATATATATCCTGCTCTAAATAATAACGCTTTACTCATTTCTTGTTTTACTTCTGTAGGATTATCTTGAGAATCATAATTTATAACTACAGGCGGTCCAAAATGATCAGGTACTACTTTATTAGTTAAATTATATGGAGAAGATAATGAAAAATTTAATTCAAGAGCACCATCACTATAAGTTCCATAAGTTTCATTAGTGAAAGTTTTAGATGCAATATCAACTTCTAAAATTTTGTTATTAATTTTGTTATCAGGTAATGTTGCAAGTCCTGTATCTTTATTAGTTACAGCATATGATAAATATACTGTTTCATTACCATTTTTGTAGTTAGGATCTAAAAGCCATATGGCTACATTTGAAGTAGGTTTATTATCAATTTTAGCTTTAAACGTTATAGTATTTGCTTGATTAATTAATTGTGTTATAGTTAACCAACGAGGAAGTTTAACATAAACATTGTATGTACCATTTATTTTTTCTACACATAATTTTAACCCTATTTGTATGTTTCCATTATTAGTGTATGATGAATAATTACCCACTAATATGTCATCTTGTTCTTTAGGAATAGCATCCCATTGTCTATAAGTCCAAAGTTTTAATTGTTGACCATTTTTATCAGTTATTAAATCTTTTATATTTTTATCAGTTAATCTTCCAGATAATACTATTGGATTACCATCACAATTATTAATTCCTGTCATATATGATAAAGGAACTGCATTACCTGATAATATATCTTCTTCACTGGTATAATCATTTTTATTTTTAGATACATATAAATCTTGCAAAGTATCAAATTTATCTAAATCAAAATCTGGATTTGCATCTTCATATTTAGTTTCTTTTAAACATCCATTTCTTCCATATTTATATTCAGCTATATAAAAACGAACAAATAATGGAATGCCACTCGTGTCTGGTTTAGGACTAGCCAATTGTAAATTTAATGCATCACATACATGTTTACTACATATTGAATTTTCACCTTTAAAATTAGCATATAAATTATATGTAGGAATTTTACAATAATTAAATCCATGTTTTCCAGTGTATTGATTTCGGGTTATTTTAGGATAAGCTATGTTAACTATAGGTTTTTGATAAGTTTTAAAATAATATTCTGCTGGTTCTGAATATGTTTTAATATTTGCATATGCTCTTTCCAGTACAACTTTAAATTCACCATTATCTAAAACTCCTTCATCACGAGGACAAATAACTAAGTCTATATAACCATTATTTGTTTCATCATAAGAATATATCTTAGTTACATATTTGTTTCTATATGCTTTAACTCCATTTATAGAATAAGTGTCATGAATATCAGCTACAACTTTATATCTAACATACATTGTTACTTTTCTAATATTACCGTTTTTATCTCTTACCGGTGGTATTGTAAATTTTATTCTCGAGCGTTTAAACACCCATCTCGCTTCATCTAAATCTCCTTCTCCACCTCTATTAAATGCTTCTAATTCAGGCTTGGCAAATATTACATCTTTTAGATTACCTTGAGATATGTTAAAATCACTATTGAATTTATAATCTTCATTAAAAATACAATATTGTGGATTTTTTCCATTATCTAAATATCTCTTATAAGCTTCTTCAAATGTTTCACCACCATCATCATACCCTGGAGTAAATGAACCATCACTATAAACATTATCTTCTATTTGAGATAATGTTCTATACCTTATATCACTACACCTTATTTTAGGAGGTTTTGATGATTCTAATTCTACATTTGCATCATCTAATAATTTTCCAGTCACTATATTTTCATAATATATACTAAACAAATTAGATTTATGAGTTTTTGAATTATCTTGCATTTCAGTATAATAATAAGTACCACCTACATTCATACCGATTGTCAATGCAGTCGTGCTATAACTTAATGAATTAGATATTATAGCTAAAAATATCTTTCCATTTTTTACTAAAAGTTTTTCTTGATCAACATCATTTAGATCAAATGAAAAAGAAAATCTATACATTGAATCTAATGGTATGTTATTTGTATTTATAAAGGTTTTATCACCATTACCATAAATTATAGAATCAACGTTATCTGTAGGACTTAAACAATTTATCTTATTGCAATATATAGGCTGTAATATATTTTCGCTTTTATCTAAAATAGGAATATTTAAATCATCAATATTAAAATTTTTATCAAACGTTTCATCAACAATCCAATATCCAACGGTGATATTTCTTCCATTAGCAGGAGCAAAATGATTATTAGTTGACGAATGTCCTATATACAATGTTATTTCTTTAAAAATTGTATCTGCATTCACATCAATAAACATTCCAATAATACCGCCTGAATTTTGTTTAAACGTTACAGCTTGTATATTTGAAGAAAAATCTGAATTAGTCAAAATTGTCACCACCTAATATAAAAATTTTGTTATATATATTTCTATTTTAATTAAGAAAAAATAAAAGAGAACCATAGTTTTTTAATTCTGTATATGGTTCTCTTTACAAAAATATCATTAATTTATTTTGTTAATTTGCACATTTGAATAATCATAAATAGAAAAATCTTCACTATAATCAATACGAACTTTTCTTTCATCCGGTTCTGATCTACTATAATTCCAATAAGGTTCATAATCGGTACCTTCATAATGAGCAGTTACATATACACAATCGAGTTCAAATAATTGTTCTACAGAAAAATCACCCAAGCTTTGTAACTCTTTTGGCTCTTTATTTGTGATAATAATAATTTCTCCTGACCATTCTTTATCAAATTCATATTGAATACTTTGTATTTTTATATCATCTTTATTATCAGAATTATACCAATCTTCTAATACTTGTGTTCCATCTTCATCAAATACATCATATAGCTTATTATCATCAAAAGATTCAATTTCTACATGATAATCTGAATCTAATACTTCATCCATGTCAAAATCAAATGTAACTTTATATTTATTCATAGTTAATCACCTCATTATCCTTCTTGTAATAAATGTGATGGATCGTCACAATCACATGTGTTATTTGCATTTGAAAATAAAACTGTAACTTTACATTTAGCAGTTAATCCCGTATGAGAAGTTGCTATAATTTCTCCACTTCCTGTAGATCCATTTCCGCTTAACATTACCCTTGCTTTATTATCTCCTAAATCTATTAATGAAATACAATTAGCTATTTCATATGATGCACTCCATTTAACGGTAGGATTAGTAGCTATTAAAGGCGATACATTTGCTTTTAATGTAAAGTTTTGATTTTCATCACCATCGACAATTAAAATTATTTCATTAGGCGTCACTTCTATATTGCTTATGTCTATATAACTTGTTTCTTTAATCACTCTTACTCTTACTTTTGTTTTTATTCCGTTTGTAGTAGATGCAATAGCTGTTGTTTCACCTATATTCCATCCTGTAACGACACCATCCCAATTTATAGTTGCTATATCTGTGTTTTGTATAATCCATGTTATAGATTTATCGGTTGCATCTTTAGGAGTTATAACAGGTATTAATTTGCTATAATTAGACATGATCCAATAATTATCCCTACTAATATGATATTCTGCATATTCACCATCTTTATATAATTTCATATAATCTTTAGTATCAACAGTCCAACCTGTTCTAATAAGCGTATTATGCTTTTCTATAGAATATAAATGTAATTTTTCATCAGGTAATAATGTTTTTTCATCTATTATATCTGAATAATTTAGATATTGATTGGTAAATATTTTTTCATTAGTGATTTTAACTTTATAAATGTTTCCATCGCGTAAAGAATATTCAAGTCTTTCTTTATCTAAATTTATAACCATAGTATTATATAAAAATGTATTAGTAGTTATCCATTTATCATCTTCTTTAATAAAAAATTCATTATTGAGTAATTTATATTTATCTGTATCAAATTGTGGAGAATAGATTTTGTATTCATTTAATCCTCCATCATATTGATAAGTCCATCCAGTTTCAATATACTCTTCATGAATATCTTCATCATATAATAATGTCATTGCTAACTCATTTTCTTCAATATCTTCTATATCATCATAATCATATAAAGGTCCTATATGAATTATACACGGAACTTTTTGATTATTCGATATTAAATAAAATGGATTAGATACATCATTTAATTTGGAAGTTTTTATTTGTTCTAATATACTATCAAATGAATCAGACACATCATAATATTTCAATCTGGAATATAAAGTTGTTCCTGGAAAATAAGCATCTGACACTAAAGGCGTTATAACGCCGTTTGTATCATACTTAAAATATAATTCTTGTTCTGATGTTCCAATCGTATTATTTTCTTTAAAAATATATGTTTTTAAACCGATAGTTTTAAAGACCTTATTAGTGTATGTCAAAGGAATAACAATATCATATCCATTTTCAATTTCTAACTTTTCAGCATATTTTGTTTCTCCATATGACAGCAGTGTAATATCCCACTGTATATCTAATACTTCACCTGGATTTTTAGTTATAGGAGCAAAACATACCCTTGCTAAACAATTGTTATTTTGTTCTTTACTAAATAAACCAGCTTCTCCTATAGTTACTCCATCGTATTGATAAGAACTAACATATGTTTTTATTGTAAGCTTAATAAATGGATCTGAAAATTTTGTATTTAATTTACACATATTACGTTCTGCAATCCATATTCTATTAACTGTTTCAGTTCCACCTTTTACAGTTGCATATTTTATTTCATTTAATAATCTAGTATCATTAACTGTAGAATTTATACCTACGCCTACATTTGTTTCATCAAGGGGCGCTACATTAGTGCCTAATGCTAAATATCTTGGTATATGCTCATAAATTTTGTCAGGTGAGCTATTATTAAAATGTCCTAATAAAAATTTACCGATACCATATAACATTAATCTAGTTACTCTATTTTTAGCATGTCTTTCTTCTAATATTTTTCCGGTTTTACTTCTTCTTTTAATTGTTACATTTTGATATAAAGGAGTTTGTGAACCTAAAAACATATCTGACATTTATATATCTCCTTTCATTTTATATATTATAATTATATTTTATTTAAAAACAAACAAAAGAGTTGATATTAATCAACTCTTTTTAATTAATAAAACTATTAAATTTAAATATATATCAACCTGATATAGAAATTTTCTTTGTTTCAGTTAACCAATTATTTACATCTTCACATACTTCATCAAAACTTTTATTAAATGGATATTTTTCATTATTTAAACATTCTGCGGTTATATCCCCTTGATGCCATAATTCATTTAATACTCTCATGGATTTTAATACATCTGTCAAAGCTAAAATGAAATCATCTTCACTATTTACGCTTTCTTTTTTAATTTCAATTTCAATTTCATTATCATCGTCATCTTCTTCATCTTCGTCATCTTTTTCAAATTTCACTTCTTTAATACTAAATGCACCGTCACCATCAATTTCAAAAGATTTTTCCCAATCATTATTACCAGGGTCTACTACAACATCAAAAGTATGTCCAGCGTTTGCAACCTCTTTAATATAATCAATTAATTCTTTTAATTGTCCTTCAGAATCTTTTACATCAATTACTAATTTACCTTCTTTATCACCTAATGATTCTACTATTCTTATCATTATAACTCACTTCCTATTTAATTAAATTCTTATAATTATATTTTAATTAAAATAGTAATTAACAGGTTTTCCTGTCTTTTTTGCATATTCTATTTCAGATTTAGTAGATGGACCTATATAGTCATTTTTATTAATTACTACGATTTCATCAGCCATGTCAATTTTTCTTTTATGCATATCATCTAACATTAGTTTAGTATTTTCATCAAAAATTTCATTATTATCAGAATGTCCAAAACATCCAACTGAAATAACAATATTACCCTGTAATGTCAATTTCTTTTGCGCTTGATAAAATTCATCTTTAAATTTAGTTGAACCACAAAGTGTAATAACTTTATATTTTCCAATCATTATTAAATTAACTCCTTATATAATATTATTTTATTTTCATGCAAAGTTTGTTTTACATCTATAATTCTTTGATTAGAAGAACCCACCCAGTGTAAATCTGTAGAATGTAATTCATCTATAAACTTTCCATCTATGATTACATCTATATCAGATATATCCAAATTCCATTCTAGAATTTCTTCCATTAAATATCCTGTATAAACCCATATATTTTTATTAGAAAATATTTGTTTAATTTCATGTGTAAAATTTAAAACATCTGTTATATTTGATGGATGAAATGGATCTCCTCCAGAAAAGGTAATTCCTGATATATAATCTTTATGTAATTCTTCTATTATTTCCTGTTTTACAGTTTCATCAAATTCTAATCCATCATTTACATCCCATGTTATAGGATTATGACAATTTTTACATTGATGTTGACAACCAGATACCCATAATACTACTCTTATACCTTCTCCATTTAGTATATCATTGTGTGTTACATTTTGATATTTCATCTAATTCGCCTCTTTCATATATTTATAATAAAAAGTCTGAATTACATTAGACTGTAAATCTTTATAATTCAGACTTAATTTGATATATTTTGTTCTATATATTATAATTGATTTTATTTATATTTATTATTTAATTACATTGATATTCTATCTGCTATTTCAGCCATTTTTGAATCGTTATATCTTGTTTTTCCATGAACTCTACTAAATCCTAAATATCCATTCATTCTATCTATTTTGGTGACTAATTCACTTCCACACTTAGGACATTCATTCATGTTTAATTCTTCATGACCACATTCTTCACAATAAGACAATGAAAGATTTACACCTTCATAAAATCCTTTAGCCATTGCTCTTCTCACCAATGTTTTTATAGCTTCAATGTTATAATCTATCGGATATTTACAGTATTGAATTTTACCGCCATTAAATAAATTCCAAAATCTTTCTTCTTTATCTTGCTTTTCTATAGGAGTAATATCTTCCCATACTGCACAATGAAAACTATTTGAAACATATGGTTTATCAGAAACACCTTTTATTACTCCATATTTTTCTCTAAATTGAGTAACTTGTAAGCCTGCTAATGATTCAGCTGGAGTTCCATAAATTGCATATAAAATTTTATCTTCTTTTTTAATTTTATTAATATATTCATTTATGAATTTCATAACTTCTAATGCAAATTCACCATCTTCTGTTATGGTTTTTCCATTGTATAATACTTGTAATTCATTAAGAGCTGTTACACCGAAACTCATTGTCATAGGTGCTAATAATGGAAGAATATTATCATCTGCCTTTAGATGTCCGCCATAAAATCCACCTTGCATAAATCCTAATGGATTTGTAGATGCTTTCTTTTCACCTAAATAATTATATGTTTTTTTATGAAGATTTCTTATTATTTCCAAATAATGAATTAACACTTCATAAAAATCTTTATTTTCTTCTCTTGATTTTGCAAGTATCATTGGTAAATGTAATGAAATAGCACCCATGTTAAATCTGCCTTCAAATACAGGTACATCATTTTCATCTGCAGGTTCCATTCCGCCTCTTTCATACCAAGGAGATAAACTTGCTCTACATCCCATTAATGAAACAACCTTACCATATTTTTTATACATTGATGGAATATAACCTTCTCCTGTAAGAGATAAGAAATCCGGATACATGCATTTCCTACTACATTCAATTGCTTCATCAAACAGAAATTCAAATGCTTTATTTTCTCCATGCAAAGTATCATCATATAAAAATGTAAGTTTAGGAAATAAAACCGGTTTTTTATAGCCTGTTTTGCCTTGACCATTTTTTCTTACTTTTAAAATAATTCTTGTAGCAAGTACTCCAAATTTAGTTGTATCTATACCAAAACTAGTTGCAATAAATGGATAATCTCCTCTAGAAGAACCAACAGTATTAAACCTATATTCCCAAGATTGAAATCCTTGTTCCATATCTCTTTCTACTTTTTTCATAGCATACTCATCAGCTTGTGCATATATTTCATCAAAAGTACTATTAGTTTTATCGAGTTCACAAATATCATTATAAATTTCTAAATATTCATTATAATATTTATCATATGATTTTTCAGCAAAAGGTACTAATAATGAATCTACTCGTGGAATTGTAAATCCTCCATATTGACAAGCAGCTGCTGACATTGTTACATCACTAATAACATCAAATGCTACATCTAATGTTTTTGGTTCATTATACCAAATGTTGCCCATTTCAAATCCATTAAGAACTACATTAAACATATCAAATAAACAGCAATTCATTGTATCTCTTCTAGCATTTCTATCATGAATATAAATATATCCATCTTTCATAGCTTGTTTTTCTTCTATGCTTAAAAAGAATTTTTTATATAGCTCTCCATTTAACTCATTATATACTAGACTTCTTTGTGTAGGAACTAATGCACTATCAGTATTTGCATTATCTCTATCTCCTATATACATGATAGATTGAGATTTTTCATATACTTTATCCAAAATATGAATAAAATCTTGTTTATAATTTCTATAATCTTTATATGATTTAGCTACTTTACTATTAAATTCTTCTAAAACAGTCTCTACAGCATAATGCATATTTTCAACACTCACATCAGACCATCCGTGAGATTTAATTAAATCAACAATGTTGTTATATATCATTTCTTTATCTTCATTAGATAAATGTACCATCACTCTATTTGAAGATTTAGAAATAGCATTAAATATTTTGTGTTTATTAAAAGCTTCCAGTGTACCATCTTTTTTTATAATGTTCATTTTAAATAAGTCTCCTTTTCAAATTGTTTTAGTTGTATTTTAAATTGAAATTTAGTTTGAATTAAACTAAATATTTATTCATTTCTAAATTACGTATACCTTACAATTAGAAAATTCTATTATACATCTAGCCATTTATGAACAAAAATAAATTCAAAAAAATTATCAAATATTTTCTTCATTAATTTCTTCTTTTCCAGACAACCATGATTCTAATTCATCATTGAATTTTTCAATGTAATAATTTATATCAAAATTTGGAATATCATTGATAGTTTTATTTCGAATATCATCTTTAATTAGTACTGTTCTTTCTGGAACATCAGGTATTTGTTTATAAGTGTCAGTCAATATTTGCATACCACCTTGAGTTACAGGAAATAAACGTAATACTTTATCTGGTAAGTCTGTATTTGTTAACATATCTTTATATTTAGTTTTTGCTGTTCTTTTCTTTATAATTTGATAATCTATTAAATCTTGATTTTCTCTAATTGTGTCATATATAGTTTTGTGTTCTATAAAATGATTAACTAATGCTTTTTTAATAATTATAAGATTTTTATTAAATTCATTAGGTTTACCAACAGAACCTCCTTTCACTTTAACTTTAAATCCGTTTTTAATTTCAATAGTTTTAATAAATGCCGGATAATCCATGATATCTCCTCCCGATAATATATAATAGCATTTTAAAGTAAAAATTATTAATAAAAATTACCATTCAAATATGTCCATAAACCATTTTAGAAAATAATAAACTATTTTAAATAGAAATATATATTAAATGGTTAAAACATTAAATTGAATGGTAATTTTAATACCAAAAATTATAATTATTTCTCTATAAGGATGTAATTAGAAACATCTCGTTGTGCCAAATATAAACACTCCTCGATTTCCATTTCTAATCCAGTTCTTGATTCCCATTCATGAATTATTCTTTCAACATTATCGTATTCATGATCTTCACAAGAAATAATGATACCATCTGTGTTAGATTGAAAAATTTCTAATCCTGGAACTTGGTCTTCTAATTTATCTAATAAATCTACAATAGTACATTGTCCGAAAATACATACTTTTAATCTATTGGTTGGATCATACAAATTATTATAAACACTTCCCATACATCCATATGTAGTATTAAGAATAAGTTTTAATACATTTGCGAATGGATCTTTCTTTTTCTTTAATTCTATTCTATCAAATATCATTTGTGCAAATTGTTGTGGATTATCCATACCTATTGAACACAATCCAAACACTCTCATTAAATTAGGATATAGTGATCCTACATCGGCAATTAATAATCTTCTATTTTTATCATGCTCTGTTGATTTATCAAAAAATAGTGATTTACCTGCAACACTATGTATACCACCTGTTTTAAATAAATGAGGAATTCCTTTTATGTTTAATATAACTTCAAAAGAACATTCAATTAAAATCGAATTAAATGGTGTTTCTTTTTTGTTTAAAGTGTATTTTAAATCAAATAATTTTTGCAGTGAAGAGTTAAGATAGTCAATCAATAATGTTTTTTTACTTGTAGTACTAGGACTATTAGTTTCATATGCTATATCTACTATGTTAGCTAAAATCTCATTATATAATGGATTGCAAAAATCTAAACACTTATGTTCATCTAATTTTATTTTTAATGCTTGCAATCGATGTAATAATTTATTTTCAGTATCTATTGCTATTCTTATTTCATTTAACTCACTAACAGCAACTTTAATATCTTCAGTGGTTTTTTCTAATTTTTCTTGTTGTTTGTCTGTTAATACCGATTTATTTTTAAATTCTATTACACTTGTTTTTAACTTTTTAATTTTATTTAATGCTTTTTCTTCTTTATTTTTTAATTTATTAAGAAATGTTTCATCGGTACATCTATTAATTGATTTTTCTATTGTTTTTAAAGACCATGCATTTAATGAATTATATATACCTTTTTTCAAAGTTTTAATTGGTATTTCCAAAAATTCTTTAATTTGATTTTCATACTTACCTAACATAATATTATCAGGCAACTGTATTACATCTGTGTCTTTAGTTGGATCATCTTTTTTCTCAGTACATAAATAAGTTCCTACTAAAGATGCATCTGTTTTTGGTAAACAAACTGAAAAATCTAACCAAGGTCTAGCTTGTAATGTTTGGTCTATTAAACCTATATGACCTAAGAATGAATCAAAATTTTCTTTATAAAAATATTGAATAAGTTTTTCAACATCAAATGAACAATATTTAATAGTTTCATCTATTTCTTCTTGAGTTAATTTTCTGTCTAAATTAAAATCAACTTCTGATTCATATATATTTTCACCTTCACAGGCCTCATAAGTTTTAAGCGATCCACCTAATCTACTAGATGGATCGTACCACATTAACTCTCTACCTTCTCTTATTAAATTTCCATATGTCATATTGAAATTAAAATTGAAATTATTAATTATATTATCATTTATTTCTTTAGGATTTAAATCATTTAATAATCCTAAAGCAATAAGTTTATCATAGTTATTACCATTATAGGCAATATGAATTCTGTCATGCAATTTTAAGAATAATTTTTTTAATTGCACAGGATCGTTGATTATGTGTTTTATGTTGACACCGTCGGTTGAAAAACATATTAACCAATCATGTTTAAATACTTCAAAGTCTAAAAAACAAAATGGTGAATTTTTATTTACTCCATTTTTAAAAACATGTTCTGGTATTTTTGAATTATATTCTTTAATTTTTTCTAATGTCAATGACATTACTTCATCTCCTTATTTTGTTTCATAAATATGTTTTATTTTTTCAATATAATTAAATATAACGTTTGTGATATAATCATTTATTAAATCAAAACATTTATTATCATCTACATTAAATTTTTTATATTTAGGAGTTATATTTCCGTTTAACATTATGAACAACTGTTTATAGCATACATCTAACTGTTTTTGAGTAAAACCTTTATTATTAATAATAGTGAACACAGATTGTTTATTATTTTTAAGTTTATTTTGCAATTTCATTATTTGTTTTTTTGGTAAAAGCAATATAAGAGCTGATATAAAATAATATAACATTTTAATGTTTTCTTCTCTATTATTATTGTTATTTATAATTATTTTCTTAATAGATTCTGGATTTTTAATATATATTATTGAATTTAAAGGAATGTTATTTAAAACATAGTTATAATTAATATTTTTTAATTTTCTTATAACGCATCTATTAAGAGTATTACCGTTTTCCAGATGACTTGCATTTTCGGTTAACCATTTTTTAACAGCTTTATTTTCATTTAACATATTTATAAATGATTTTAAATTAGTTGCATAAACCGCTTTATTTATAGATGATTTTGCTTTATCTGGTAATTCTAATATTGTTACACATGTAGCATTATGAAATAAAAATAAATTATCTTTATAACATGTGATTTTAGTTATAATTACCTCATGATTATTTCTTTTTAATTTACTGTACATATAATCTCTTAAATAAGTGTCATTTATTTCTTTAGGAGTTAATCCTAATTTATATGCTCTCTTTATATAATCTTCAATAAATGTTACTCTTTTTTTATTATTTTTTGGTAATCCACAATTTTTCACTCTTTCAACGAACCTCATTTTTGCATGAGGACTTGTAAACACTTTTGTCACCTCCTTTTTAACTACTATATTAAATACAATAAAAAATGAGGGCTTTGATTATTTCCCTCATTTATAAAATTTATACAAACTATTCATCATCTAAATCAATACGTGTAACTGATTGATTTTTATTAATCATTAATAATAATTCATCCATAAATTCTTCTTTATATTCATCCGATATACCACTGTCACCTAAATATACTAAATCAGAATCTATTGCAACGTATGTTTTATATGGAGCTTCTGTTCCAATCAAATATATAACATTTTCATCATACGGCATAGAAATATCATCTAAGCTATTATAAGGATTTGAAAATTTATATAGTTTATTAAATTCATTATTATTTGGATTAATAACCAATAATCCATCACTAACAACTTGTAAAAGATTATCTGTAAACTTAGATACTTTTATTCCAAAATCTATTTGATTAGGATTATCCTCATTTTGAGTAATATTAAGAGAATCATCTGACTTTAAAATTATATTTTCAGAAGTAATTTCACCTGTGGTTATATTTAGTTTGCTAAACGAAATTTCAACACCATAAATATATTTAGCCACAATAAAACTTCCAATTATTTCATTTCCTAATTTATCAGTGATTGTATCTTTTACATTCTGATTTATTAATCCAATTATTTTACATTCGCACTGTTGGTGATTACTAGCCACTTTAAAAATTAAAGCATAATTACCATTTTCATCAAATATTAATGAATTATTTTTAATGGAAGTTACAGGACGTTCATCACCTTCAGCGTCTAATTCAAATATATCGGATAATTTTAATGTAAGTATATCATTTAATGATTTAGTTGAAAAATTATAGTGACATAAATATGGTTTAGATGAATTTGATATTTCAATACGTAAATCAGAAGAATAATCAAAATATAATTGTCCGCTCTTAGTTATAATCAATCTATCACTTACTAAGTCTGTAATTTCTTCAATACTTTTTGGAGTCTTAACTACTTGTAAATATTGCGACATACCATATTCACCTCACAAGCAGATTTATCAACCGATATGTGTAATTGTCAATAAATCATATACATCTTTAGAACCAGCCCAAGTGTCGTTTGTAGCAGTATCTGTAATAGCACCATATTCTGGAACTTCTTTATTAGCAATTGCAGTTTTAATAGCACCTGCATTTACTAAATCTGTATCAGCTGCTGCATCTAAATCTGATTTAATATCATCAGGCTGTACAGCTGAATCAGCTTTATCAATACTATCCTGAAGAGTTTCTGATAACTTATTTTTTGTAACAGCTTTGTCATTGATTTTTTCAGTTGTTACAACTGCTGCTGCAAGCATACTTGTAACAATAGATCCATCTTTAATAGCTGCAGTTACCTTATAATCACTTCCGATAGTAATTTGAACAGCATCATCGGTATCACTACCACTTGTTACATATTCAATAAGACTATCTGCAGGAATATAAATTGTATCATTAGCTGCATTAGATAATGTAAGTACAATGTAAGTACCAGGAGTTGTTAAATCATCAGGCAAAGTTTCAGTTGTATATGTTTGAACACTACCAGACTGAACAACCATATCCTTAGGAATATCTATTTTAGCTCCAATAGCTACTCCATCTTTTTGTAACTCATATGATTTAGCATATCCTTCAGTAGTCACTGCAGATACAGCTACTGTATATTCAGGAACATCAACTTCTGGAACTTCAACATACAATCCACCATTATCTTCATCTATAGATAATGAATTACCATCTTTAGAACTTACTTTTACATTTGCTACTGGAGCTTCTGCATTCGTTCTATCAAAAGTAACTGTATTACTATCTGTAAGTTTATATTCTTTCTTAGCTAAATCAGTTGCATGATTTCCCACAGTTGTACTTAATCCATTTACAGTACCTGTCAATGTGGTCAAATCATTATTTAATTTAGAAATAGCACTATCTACATCTCCTTCAATTGAAGTAGAAGCTAATCTTTGAATTGTCTTAGCAGGAGTAACAACAAATGCAATTACTTCTGATTCAGTAACAACTGTAATAAATTGACCAGGATAACTATTTCCTCCTGTAGCTGCATATTCTTGAGCAGCTGTCACAGATGCAAATACTGAGCTATCATCTAGTGGTAAAGCACCTGTTCTAGTAAATGCGACACCGGCTTTCCATTTATTACCGGTTGCTAACGAGTTAAAGAAATTTGAAATATTACTCATAACTTATCGCCTCCTTATGATAAAGAAATGCTGTATGTTTCATTATCTGCTCCAGGAAGAGGCTGGCTAATGTACCATACATCACATTCATATGTGTCTACACCACTTGCATCAGTTATTGAAACAGCAGTTCCTTTAGCAGCAGTACCAAACGGAATCGTTGTTGAAGCAATAACATCTACTTTGCTTACACTATCTTTAGGTACAATAAAGAAAATTTGTCTCATTGCACTATTAGTAGTTGAAGTAGGAACTGATTGTACTTTTGTCAAAGTAGCGATATCATCAGCTGTAAGATTTGCAGGATCAGCAATTAAATTATCAGCAGTTGTATAACCCCATAGTTTAGCATAATACCCTGTAATCTTAGAAGTAGCAGTTGTACTACTTGCAGTATTACCAATAACTTGAGAACTTGCATACTCTTGTTTTGTATTTGTATAAGGAATTTCACCATCATCGTACACACATGTTACTTTAGTAGCATTAAAACTAGTAGCAGATGTAACTTTGATAGGTGTAGCAGTTAATGTAAGAGTAACTTTACCACCATTCCAATTATCTCCTTCTACCATTTCACCAGACAATGGACCACCTTCAGATAAAGTAACAGTAGCCACTCCTGGTTCTGCATATGTAGAACCACCAGCTTTACCATTATCTCTAGCTGAACCATATGAATATGTCTTAGGATCGAATGTTACAGTAAATGATGGAGTAATAGTTGTACCAACTTCTTTTGCACCAGCATTATCTAAAGCAACACTTACAGATGGAGTAGGTTTTGAAGGATTTAGAGTCTGCGTAAAGATATTGGTAAGAATATCAGCAATAGATTTACCAACCCAACCAGCATTTTTAGTAGCACTAGTTGAAGTTTTATCAATATTACCAACTGTTTTATAATTACCTGCTAACAAAATATCTGTGCCTAAATACACATTAGATGCATCATAATTACCATCCATAGCCTGCCATGTATTTCCATCAAATACATACGCTGTATATTCAACTTTAAGTGTTTCACCTATATTTTTTGTTAAGATAGCAATGTCACCAGCTTTTGCAGGTTTTCCTGTTTCGGTTTGCCAAGTTGCCAATACTGAATCTGCAGTTGCAGTTCCTGTTAATGAGAATGTCTTAATAGTAGGTACACCTAATTCTTTTGATTCATTAATCATAGTAATTAATTCACTCTTTAAAAGAGCAACTGCGTTACTTGTGATAGGTGCATCATTATCAACTTCAACACTATCTGTAGCATCAATGTCAATTAAGATTTCACCATTTTCAGAATTAAATAATACTTTACCATTTGATAATTTTACAGTAAATGTTTCTTCACGAGTAGTGCTGTTTGTAGGATTTATATATGTCACTACAATATCAGTTGCATTTGTATCAACTGTATTTTGTGAATATTTAATTCCTGCAACAGTTTCATTATTTACTGCACTAGCGAAACTTTTAGTTAAAAGTCCAGATAAATCCGGAGATAATTTAACTCTAGCACCTAATGTATTATCATAATACATTTGACCATCATCTTGAACAATATATTGTCCAGGAACTCTGGAAGTGACTAGAGCTTCATTAGAAGTTTCAATTAATTTAAATAAATGTAAATCAGCCATTCTATCAAGCCCTTTCATAATAAATTTTTTTATATACTGGACCGTGTTTAATCCATTAGTTTTATTTTAATACATAAAAAAGGTGAGATTTAAATCTCACCTTTATTTTTATATATATTTTTAAGCTACTGATAAAGCTTTAATAAAGTCCATTGATTCATTTAATTTATCGCCGATGCAAATGGTATCTATAAATCTTTTTTCATCTGCATTTTCTACTTTTCTCTTATATGTTTTATGTGTTATATAATCGGTTAATCCATTAATTAATCCCCAAGCTGTTCCTCTAAAGTTTAGGTTATCATCTGATTGATAAGCCTTAATAAATCTAGTTTTTTGTTCTTCAGCCTGTTCAATTGCCTTAGGTGTCATTTCTTCATTTATTGGAAACATAAAGTTTATAAACTTGGTTACTTTTGCTTCATCTATTTTTTGTGTAGCAAATAATTCAGCTTTTTCATTAAACACTTTCATATAATGTGATATGTTTTTAAGAGCGTCAGAAGCAATGGCCATTTTATTTTCAGCATTTATGGTGTGTTTTATAATGAATGTTGAATTACTTTCTTTAAATGCCAAATTAAATTGATTCTGACAAACTACTCTTAACGGACAGATACTTGTAGCTAAAGAATATCCACCATTATGAGAATTTCTAAAAATAACATGTGGGATAAATTCATCACCAAGTATATTAACTTTATTAAGCTCTCCTATGATGTAAATCAGACCATTATATGTTTCCCCAGCTTTAACAAATTTTATATCTTCATCAATATCATTTATAAATTCAAATGCTGTTTGATTTTGAATAGGTGTGTAATTTTTAGATAAGACACCATAGATATGTCCATCATCTCTAACAATAGCTTTTCTACCAGGAATAACAATTTGTTCTCCATTAATTTCCGTAGTAACGTCTTGACATTTAACCGTATAATCAAGATGTGCATCTTTTAACACTGTAGAAAAATCAGTGGTGTTAAGATCTGTTCCTATAGAGTTCCATGTACTTGTTCTTGTGTTTGTCATAATAAATTCTCCTTTTTAAATAAAATTATGTAGTTTTAATTTCTGATTTAATTATAACACATTTTACTTCATTTGTAAATAGTTTTTTTATAATTGTATTAAACTTTATTACATTTAAACAAAAAAATAATAAGACTTTAGTAAATATTACCAAAATCTTATTATCTTTAATTAAATATTTAATTGTTTGAATTTACTCTCATTATACTCAAACCGTTAGAGGTCAATAATTTTATGCTACAAATTCTTTTTGCATCATCTTTGTTTATAATAACTCCAATACCTCCCGCTGTATCAAAAACAAAAGCTCCTATAGTAGGAATAGTTATAGAGTCTCCATTATAATCTTTAAATTTATCAAACTCTATTTCTATTATTTCACTATTGGAAAAATCTAATACTGCACTAGACATATAAAATTGAGAATTACTTGTAATTTGTATTCTAGTATTTTCATCATAGTCAAAATACATTTCACCTGTTTGAGTTATAATGATTCTATCAGCAATTCTATTATCAATCATACTTATATCTTTGCTAGTTTTTAATAAGGAAAAATAATTATTAGATGAATTATTATATTCATTCATTTAATATCACCTACTTCATTATATGTCTGATATAAATTCTTTTATATAAGATAATAATGTAGAATTTAATTCATCAGAATCTACATTATTACTAACTGAATTTGATAATATAATTTTATCTTCATTATCTAAAGTATCAATATTAACTAATTCATTTTTTTGTATATATTCTGCACCTACTATTTCTTTTAGTACTTCGTGTATGATTTCTTCATTATCATATAAATCTTTATAAATTTTATCTATTGCATCTTTGTATGTTCTAGTTACTTTATCTGTTAAATCCATATATTTTTCATTTAATTCATCTTGATTTAATATAGAACTTTCATTAATAATTTTAATCATAATTTAACCTTCTTTCTATATCAACCTATAGTTATTTCAATATTAGCTAGTTCAGAATATGCTTCCGCAGGTACAAATTTATATACTTTATAATCACATCTTATTGATGAATCAGTTCCTGCATTAACATTAGCACCACCGTAAATAGTTATAGTATTTTGATATATGAATGAATTTAACATTTCTGCATACACCGTTGAATTATATACTGATTTTATATTTTTTCCATTTGCTACCAATACATATACTACAGTTGAACCTGAATTAATTGTAAATTTAATTTTGTTACCGGCTTTTACATCTCCCATAGACTTTAATAACGTTCTTACATTTGAATTATCGATAACATGATTATCAGGATTATCAACGTTTAATGAACCATAATATCCACCTGAATAAAAAGAAGAAATACTAAAGATATCAGATATACTTCCTGCGACAATTGCATGCTCGAGAGATGTACCTGTTGGAGAAGTATTAGGTCTGTCTCCTCCAGTGTAATTAACGGTAGCGGTCATACTATAATCATCATTAAGAATAATACTATTAAATACTCCTGTAGATCCTCCTCTTTCATTGTTTTTAGAATCAATAACTTTATAAGTAGGAACTACGCCTGTATCAGAAGGACCAAAACTATATGAACCTTTATCGAACACTATTTTGTATGCAGGATTAATAGTTGTTCCTTTTTCATATTTTGTTTCAAGTTTAGCACCGTTTTCTCCATTGGTATATGTAAATTTAGCACTTGGTTGAACAACAGTAGGATATATTGTAGGAGCTAACATTTCTATAAAAGCATCTTTTACCGATTTTCCTGCAAAATCATAAACACATACTCCATTTTCATTTAATTCTTTTCCACCTAAAGCAACAGAACCCACTATATCTTCGTTAAAATAAATATTATCTACTGTATAATCTGAACTTAAAGGAATCCATTCGTCATATCTAATGTAACCTTTAAATTCATATTTATCCAATATAATATTTCTGCATATAATACAAATATCACCATTAGTTGGAGATTGAATACTATTTAGTAATTGTTCATCTGTTTCAACATTATCATTTCTAACAATCTTAGTAACTTTATTATTATCTGTTAATTGAATTCTATCATTCACACTAGTAGCTACACTAGAATCATAAAATAATCTACCATCATCATGTATAATGAATTGACCTTGTGCAAAATTAACAGCATCTACATTGTTGGTTTCTACAACTTTAAATAATTTTCCTGTATTTAAAGACTCACTCATTATTTATCATCTCCTATGTTTATTAATTTAAATCTTCCATTAACAAATTTTATGTTATCCAATTGAATAATATTTTCATATATAGTATTAAAAATATTATGCGAAACTAATTTATCTTTTAACATATAAATCATATTATCTTCTATTAAATCATTATCATCTGTTGCATATAATAAAGATGTATCAATCGATAATAGCTTATTATCTATATTTAAGTATAAATCATAATTATTATTTCTTTTAATCCATTTTATGATATCATTTTGTATTTTATATTTATCTAATAAATTATAACAATAAAATACATATTTACCATCAATTAATATGTTATTAAATACTACATCATCTAACCATTTATATAAAATATTTTTTAATTTTTTATTGTTTATTGAATATAATAGTTTAAGTTTAGGTACTTTATAAAAAGTGCTAAATAATTTACATAAATCGCATGTATAATTTTCATCATAAGTATCAATTCCATCAGGATAACCCCAAATAAGGCAATTAACATATGTTAAATAATTTTCATCAATTATACAATTCATAATGGTTTGTAAAAAATCATTAGTAGATTTTTCATACACATATTTGAAATCTTTTTTAAATATAGTTAAAACAGCTTTAACTTCTCCTACAAATGTTGTAGTCCTATTTTTTATAATTTTATTTATATGAGAAAGAGTAACATTGTTATCATTTAATAAATTTGTATTTTCTTCTTTAAATGACACGCATTGACCTTCAGAAAAGTTTAATATTACATATATACCTTTAACATTACATTTTAAAGTTGAATCTTTTCCAATCGTCATTTATGGTTTACCTCTCATTATTCCCAAATTTGTTTATCAAAATTTTTATGACTATATCTACTATCTAATCTATCACCTAATGATCTATAACTATTAAAATTATATATTTGTCCTATACTAAATTTCCATCCACATTTATTACAAGTTACAATTTGTTTATTATAATAATTATTTTTTATATTTACAGATATCATAAAGCAATTATTACAATGTGAACATTTATATTCCATAGGAGCTTTACCTTTACTTATGATTTGTGTTAAATCAAAACCTTTTATTTTACGCTTCATAATTGTCACATCTTTTCCTTATTAAACCAATAATATGTCAAACCATCTTCTTGTTCTAATATATAATCAAAATTTAATATATTGTTGTTTATTGAATTTATACATTCATGCATTTTATTTTTTGTAGAAAATATAAAAGTTACAATAACATTTAAGTTGTTTAAAACTAATTTCGCATGTAAATCTGTAGGTATCGGTTTAAATTCAGTATCATTTTCTTTTTGCCAATTAATAATATATTCACAAACACTATTCATATGCTACCTCAAAATTTATCATTCCACTTTAATGGTTTTCTAGAATATACTAATTTAATTTTTATAACATTTATTGATACATTGGTTATTACTGCAATTTGATTATGAGTAAATATTAAATCTCCTATTCTTATTTCTGTTATATCGTTTAATCCTGAACGAATATAAACTATAGGTTCATTTTTATTAATAAAAATATCTCCATTAGAATCTTCTTTTAAATAATCATTAAAATCATAAAACCATATTCTAATATCTGAAGTAATTTCAATTCTATTATCATCTGCATAATCAAAATAAATTTTACCTGTGTTATTTGTTTCTTTTTTAATAATCAATCTATTAGATATTTTTTTAATAATATCTATATCTGTTATATTGGTTTTATTGATAGAATAAGAATTATCTTTTATATCTTCTTTATAAAATATGTTATTTGTGTTTTGAGACATTTTAATCTCACCACCTTATATTAAATGATCTTATAATTATATTTTATTTAAAAAAGGATACGTAAGAGTATCCTTTTATCTTTTAGTATGTTTTTTTGTTCTTTTATTTATTGAATCTATTTTTTCATCTGAATTTTTTAAAAAATGTTTCAACATGTCTTCAAATGATTCTTTATTATTATTTATATTAGAACCACGTTTAGATTTATTCTGAATGGTTCTGTGTTTATCAGAAATATTATCTGATTCAACTTCTTTTATAGATACATTAAATTTATCATCTATTTGAACTATTTTAGCTTTAACAGTTTGATTTAATGAAAATTCGTCATTCAAATTTTTTATAAATCTTTTTGAAGCATTTGAAATGTGACAAAATCCATATTTATCTTCAAATTTAATAAATAGTCCATACGGCTTAATTCCTGTTATTTGTCCTTCTATTATATCACCAAGTTGATAATTCATATTAAAATATCAAACTCCTTCAATTATAAATTTTTAAGTCTACATAATATAGTAGCCATTTCTGCACGAGTAATAGGTTTATCAGGTTTAAATGTATTATCTTCATAACCTTTCATTAAACCAGCTTCACTCACTTTTTTTACACTTTCATAATACCAAGCATCTTGTTTAATATCACTATACATCTTTCTCTTCACCTCTTCTACATCATCTACAATTGCAAATGCTTCTTCAAAATCATTAGTATCTGTATCTATATAACCGTATCCAGAATCTCCCCAATAAGCACCCCATGAATTTTTAAATCTTATTCTATAAGCTCCATTATCTTTTTTTATATAATCTTTAGCAAAAACAAAATGATAACCATGTAGTTTACCTGTATTTTTTCCGATTAAGCCTAAAACTTCATTATCATTATACCATGAATCATAAACACCTAACATTAAAATGCAACCATTCGTGGTTCTTATTGCTTGTAATACTTCAGTCCAATTATCACAAAAATAATAACTAGAAGTTCTGTATTTTTTAAAATCATTTTTTATAGTTTCATTATCTTTATAATATTTAAATAGTTTTTTACATTCTGATTTAGTTCCAAGAGTTTCCCATACATATGTTTTGCATATTCTATTAATAAGTAATTTTGCAAGTGTTCTTCCATACATGCCTTCACCTGAATACGTAGAATCTGCACCATATAACATTGTACAACTAAATAAGTCTGTATTTCCATTTTGATACCATTCTTGAGAATATCTATATGATGTTCCTGCAAATGCACCACACATAGATGTTTGTTCTTGATCTTTCATAGGTTCATCCGATAAGTTTGTATAAGGTAAAATTTCACTAACTTGTCCACACAAACTACCAAATTTATAATCTCTATCGTCTTTTGGACTTGGAATCGCTCCATATAGTTGCATATTTTCATCTCCTATCATGTATTTAATGAATTTACAATCGCTGTTAAATCTTGCACTTGTTGTTTCAGATCATTTATTTCTGACATTAACTTTGAATTATCAATAAGAACATTATATGTTATCGATTTATCTCTTTTTACTTTAACTACGCCTTTATCTGTAAATATTAAAAATGAATAATCGTTTAAAATATCATCGTATACTCCATTATTGATGTTTTCTGTTAATTCATCAATTGTTAACTCATGTTCATTAAATAATTCTATTGTTTCTATTATCATTTTTTCAACTCCTTAACTCAATGGTACTATTGTAACCGTTCTATAATTTGAATCATTTGTTGTTTTATGGAATATAATTTTAAAAGCGGGAGTATATTTGGTTGTATAATTTTCAGAATAAGATTTATTACTATTACTAAAACTTTCAATATAACATTCTATTTCACTTACATTTTTATATGTAGGATTAAGCTCTACATCATCTACTTTTACAGCAAATGTATTTCCTAAATCTACAACTGTAGGAGTTTTTTCATTTGCATAAGCTTGAAGTGAAATATTTATGTGTCCATTTCCACGTGATTTATACCAACTTGCATATAAAATAATTTCAATATCTTCATCTGTTAATATTTCTTGAATAGCTTTAATATTAAAATATACACACTCGTAAAACTTATCATTGGCATGAGCGATACCACCACCTGTATTATCACCAGAAAATTTAATTAGTTCCATATTATTAAATGTTATAGGTCTATCTGGATTATATCCATATCCTATATTTTTTCTTATAGTCGTCGGCCAATTAGGATTTGTAATTTCTGTTACAGTATCTAAATCAGTACCATCATTTCCTGTATAATAGTAACTAATAACGAGATAATCAATAGGAAATCCCGAAATTATATTATTTTCAACTGTAGATAATGAATAATTACATGCAATAGGTACATACATGTTAAATGTATTAGAATTATTTATAATATTAAATTCAGTAGGTTGTAACTCTTTTACTCTAAAATCTACACTTACCCCATTTTCTGTATAACAATATGGCTTATCTAAAAACGACCAGCCTATGGGATATAAATAATCTAAACTTACAGTATTCCAACCTGCTAATAATTTTCCAGAAATACTATGTATTCTATTCACTGATTCATTTATAGCACCTACTATAGTTTTATTAGTAGTTATTAAGTTTGAATCATAAACCTTTTGTAAACCACTTATATCTAAACCATCTACATTTACATCTATTGATTGTATTGCATCTTTTAAATATTTTTTATTCACTAATGATAAATCATTATCACTGACATTAGTTAATAATCCTTCATTAATATTAGTAACACCATTTAAAGATGTATTTGTAAATGAACTATCATCATGAGGATTAATCTTATTACTTATATGTTCATTTAAATCATCATTAAGTGCATTTAAATTTATGTTAGTATTGTTTATACTATTAGTTAATTTTTCATCTACTCCGTTAATATGATTTGTTAAATTAAGAACAGCGGTATTAATTTTATCAGTTAATTCATTTTTAGCAATTATCAATCTATCATGAATATGTTTAAAAGCACTCCAAATATCATGACTTGTAACTAAATTATCACTATTTTCTTCAATGATACCTGTTCTATAAGATATCAATGAATAAGGTATATTATTCGCTATTGCAAATGATTCTGCTGGAGAATTTTTATAACAAATAATATTAAAATTACTATCATTGAGTAAACAATTATTAAATGCATTTTCTTCTATTATATCTACTTGATAAGGAATAAGAAGACCGCCTAATGAATAACAATTATCAAATGCATATTCGTATATATGATTTATTGATTTAGGAATTGTTACTTTATTTAAATTAATACAATCTTGAAAAGCTCCTTTTGGAATTTCATGAATAGTATTAGGAATTACTATATCTTTTAAATTAGAATTATTTTTAAAACAATTATCTTTTAATGCAATTACATTTGCATATAATGGAGATGTATCATGTCCATATTTTATTCTATATGGTATTACCAAACTGTTTCTTCTTTTACCTTCATCAGTTAATCCTGTTATAATTGCAGTTTTATTTTCTGCATCTATTTCATAAGTGAATAAACTTTGATTAGAAGGAACAACATCGGTATCATAATAATGAGTATCTATTTCAATTTCTGTAATTCTTTTTATTAGTTTTTTAGGTATACCGAACAAAAAGCCCATATTATCACCAACGTTTCTTAATTACACATACAAAACCGTCTCCTTCAGTTTTTATGTATATTGTATTTTTTCCTGATTTATAGAAAACATATTCATTATACGCATTTCCATCAGTAATAGTTAGATATTTTCCAACATTATTATTTATTTCAAAATTATTATTTTCTGAAGCAAAAATTGCTCCATCTGTATAATTCACAATATTCAATGTAGATACATTATCATATTGGATAGGCCAAATTTCATCAGCTTTAACATGTAACGTTAAAATTAATTCTCCTTTAGTTACATCTTGTAATTTCATTTAACACCACCTCACACTTGCACTGTAGATTTTTTTACAGGTCTTTTTAAACTAGCATTTTTATATGCTTCTTCTGTAGAAACAGTTTTGATGGTATTTAATAAATGATCTATATAATTTTCTAAAGATGCAATATAAGCGTCATATGTTTTATAATTTTCTAATTTTGTATTTAAATCACTAACACTTTGACGTAATTCTCTTAATTCATCTTTTAATTTATCATTTTCTTCTTCTTGTTTATCTAATCTTTCTTTCATTTCGTCATATAACTTCATCCATTCTGATACTGCATCGGTGTGTTCATCTTGTTTATTTTTTTGTCTATTATTAAGAAAAACAAACATACCTCCGCTCCCTGCTATTAGAGAAATGCTACCTGTTATAAGTCCTATTAATACTGTATCGCTCATACTTAAGTCTCCTCTGATTAAATTTTTCTATTTTATTAAAAAAGACGTTAAATATTTATAAAAATTATATTTACAAATAAATATTTAACGTCGTGATAATTGTTTAGATTGATTTATTATTTATGTTTTATAGTTATATTATTTATTACTTTTTAATTCAGCCAACTTTTCATCACATGTAATTGCTTCAGGTGTAAATGAATTATTTTTCCACCAAGCAACTGCAGAACTAACAATTGTTGCAAGTAACGAACATAATTGATAAACATCATTTTCAGCAAATGGTAAAATTTCTTTTCCAGCTACTGCTAAAACTTGATTTATAATTGCAAGTAATAAACATACTGTTCTTGCGATAGTATCCGATTTAACATTTTTCATACTAATACACCCCTTCTATTATACAAGCTTAAATGTACCTATAATTAAATTATTTGTTTCTTTTAAAACACTAATAGAAACATTAATTATGTCATTATAAATAATTTCATTATTTTCATATTTTGTTGTTCCAAATATAAATTCTGTACCATTCACTAATAAATCTTTTGTCATACGTATGTCCTCAGTGAACATATAAGGAACATTGTTTATTTTTATATAATTTATATTTAAAGGTAATTGTAAATCATAGGTGAATAAAACTGAATCATCTATTATGGCTCCTGTCCAAGTTCCTACATTATTAGATGATGCAGACTGAGTATTACTAATCAAATCAAATCTTTTATCACTATCTGCAGATTTTTGCAAATAATAAACACTTACAATATCATTTTCTATTACTGTAATTATTTGTCCTGCATAAGAAGCTTTATGATAATTAGCATAATTAAGTGCTTCTTCATAGCTTTTAAAGTTGGAATACATATCTAATGGGAAAGAATCTTGTCGTTTAAATGTATTAGGATATTCACTAATTCCATATGCCATTTATGTATCACCTCTTTTAATTAATCTTTATATTTGTATTTTAATATATTTAGAGTCAGAGAAAATTCTCTGACTCTAAATTTTTATTTTTATTATTCGTTATCAGGTGTTAATGTAAATGTTTTTCCACCAATGTTGATTTTTAAATTATCTCCATCTAAATAGAACATATTAGAAATTCGTTCTTCTGGAATTTTACCTTGAGCATCCATCATCTGATAATCATATACTTGGAAAGTTTTTTTATTGGCATTAGTACCTGTTCCAAGTTGTATAGCATCGAGAGGATAATTTTCCGCAACATCTATAACTTCACCGTTCATAGTGAATTCCATAGTTCCAATTGCTTTTGCATTATATCCAATACTTACACCGCCACCTTGTGCATCATATCCAATACTTACACCATCGTTTATACTACCTGCATCACAACCTATTACAACTCCACCATCAGAACTTGATGCTTTTTGTCCTATAACTACAGGTGATCTATTTGAACTTTCTATTGATGCATTTGCTTCTGCACCTATAAGAACACCACTAAAATTATCCTCGTAATATGCATAATCTTCATGTAAACTTCCTGCTGTAAAACCACCTTTTTTAGTTGCTCTACCATCTTCGTTATTTGAAGCTACGTGATTATATTCATATTTAATTCCGTATTTTTTAGCATAAGCTTCTGCTGTAGAACCTTGATTACAAATAAATGTTAAATTCGGATTTACAATTGCTCTTGGTGGTTCATCATCTGAATACCACTCATTAAGATAAAATACATAGTCACCATCTTCAGGAGACATATTTGGATGACAGAATTCAACATTATCATTTTCAAAATAAACATATTTTAATTCAATGGTATCACTAAATGCAGCTTCATATATTTTTTCTACATTCTTAGGAATTATAATTTCAGTTATAATAGAATCCCTAAAAGCACTTGAATATATATTTTTTACACTTTTTGGAATAATAACTTCTTTTATACCTCTAAAACTATTTTCTCTAAATTCTGTAACAGTACTTGGTATTATTATTTTATTAGCTCTGATATTTAAGTCGTGAAGATCTCTAACCAATGAACCATCAGATAATTTATATGGAGCTACAAAAGTATCTACATCTATCTCTTCTTCAACAAAGAATGAACCATCAGAACCTATTATGTATTCCGACTCTGTAGGAACTATATCTTTATCACCATAATAATTTAATCTTTCTAATTCTTCTTGTGATGATCCATTTGAATCTCCTGAATCATTATTTTGTGATGGTGAATATATCGTAGAAACTGATTCATAATTCACTTGTCCTTCGAATAAGCTTAACTCACGTTTCCAAACA